GAGCCTGTGCTCGTGGATCGTGGCGGCGGGCCTGCACGAGGTCGAGTTCGAGATCCGGGCGCAGATCGTGTGGTGCAAGCCCTCGCCGACGTTCTCGCGCGGTGCCTACCATTGGCAGCACGAGCCGGCGTGGTACGCGGTGCGGAAGGGCAAGCCGTCCCGGTGGGGTGGGGATCGGCGGCAGAGCACGACGTGGGAAATCACGCCGCCGAAGGATGCCTACGGGCGCTCGGGCGAGGATGCCACGCCGCACGCCACCCAGAAGCCCATCGAGTGCATGGAGCGGCCGATTCGGAATCACGGGGGCAAGGCGGACGCGGTCTACGACCCGTTCCTGGGCTCGGGCACGACGCTGCTCGCTGCCGAGCGGCAGGGACGGCGCTGCTTCGGCATCGAGATCGAACCGAAGTGGGTGGATGTGGCTGTGGCGAGGTGGGAAAAGTACGTGGGCAAGAAGGCTGTGCGACAGCCGGCAGGAGCCTGAACATGAGCGGCGAAGAACCTGATGTGACTCGCATGGATGCCGCCGAGGATCTCGGCGGCCGGACGGGCGGGAAGTCCGTCGAGATCACGAAGGTCGACGGCGGCTTCATCGTCTCGTGGAAAGAGGCGGTGGTCATCCCCGAGAGCAAGCGCAAGGCGACGTGGGATACCTACCACACGGTGACGCGGACGGCCGTGCGCGAGAAGCTCGAGGCGGCGCTCGAGGTCGTGCGGGCGGCGCTGCTTGGCGAGCGGATCTCGGGCACGAAGTGGGGGTAGCATGTTCGTCAGAGTGATCGACGATCTCGAGTTCCACTCGATTTCCGCGATCTCGGCAGAGCATTCGGTAGATCCGCGGTGTCGGTTCATTCCGACCCAGAAGGAGATGCACATGGGCGAGGAGAATTACGAGGAGAAGGGCTTCCTGAGCGACGAGGAACTCAGCCGTCTGGATCTGGCGGTGAGGCGGGCGAAGGACATGCTCGCGCCGGCCACCCATGATCAGATGACCCGAGCGCTCTGGGAACTCAGGAGTCTCCGTGGGCTCGCGCGGGAGCTGCTGCAACACGCCTCGGCATCGGGCCTGATCGAGCATGTGCAGGTGCTGCGGTCGCGGGCGATGAAGGTGTCTCCCGGTCAGCCGTGCGCGTGAACGGCAGGAGTCGGGCAAGTAGTGGCGAACCTGGCTGTGCCGGGTAGGATGTGCGCTCCATGAAGCGATGTGTGCTGTGCGGCAACCAGCGGGCGGAGTTCGAGATGCGTCCGCTCGTCAACGTCAAGGAGTTGGCGCTGGGCAACCAACTCAGCGAGGCCGACAAGGCGCCGGACGTGGAAGCCGAGCGCAAGGTCGGCGACTCGGTCCTGCAGATCGTCTGCCGGGCCTGCTGGCTCGGGATCCTGGACAGCAAGGACAAGGCGACGGTCGTCGAGATGTTCGAGACGATCTGCGGCCTGCTTTTCGAGATGGAGCGCCGGAACCGGGAACTGGCGGCGCGCCCGGCGTTCGTCCTGCCGAGTGGGCAGGGGGAAATCATCGAGAAGAAGATGCCACTCCGCCATTCCTGGCAGCCGCATCAGCCAGTCTGGGTGTCGCCGCCGGCGCAGACGAGCGGGCGGATCGAGATCGACGAGATGCGCGCCGTGGGAAACACGCTCAACACGCCGACGTGGGCTGCTGGATCGATGCACATCGATCCTGCGGCGCTCATGCGGCTCGGGGATGACTGGGAAGGCCTCGCCGGGTGTGCGGCGCATCAACCGTAGGAGGACATCATGAGCGAAGATCTCTCGCTGCTCTCCAAGAGTCTCTTCGGGCATCTGCGCCAGGGCTCGCATCCGACCGATCAGGAGCAGGCGCTTGGCCTGATCGAGAAGGCATGGCCGCCGTCCCCGCCGAAGCCCAAGCCGAAGGCCGAGGCCGAGGAGAACGGCGACGACAACGGGGAGGACGACAACGGCGACGCGGGTAAGAAGAAGCCGTCGCCGTTCCCGCCGAAGCCCGCGGCGGCGAAGCCGGGCACGGCGAAGCCCGGCGCGCCGTTCGGCGGACCGCCGAAGCCGAGTGGGCCGCCGAAGCCCGGGGGACCGCCGAAGGCCGGAGCCTCGCCGTTCCCGCCGAAGCCGGGCGCCGCCAAGCCGGGCGCGCCGGCCGCCGAACCCGAGGGGAGCGACTACGGGTCGCGGACGCTCGCCGAGGTCGAGGAGGAAGTGGCGGCCATGCCGGACGAGGCGGAGGCGCCCGAAGAGGCCCCGCCGGAAGAGGCGCCGCCCGAGGAAGCGCCCGAAGCGCCGCCGGAGGAGGGCGTGGCGCCCCCGATGCCGCCGGTGGAGTCGGCGGAGATCGAGCAGAAGCCGGCCGAGGAGCCGCCGGCGGAAGAGGCGCCGGACGAAGAGGCCCCGCCAGGGGAAGAGGCACCGGCGGCACCAATGCCGCCCCGTCGGCCCCTGCCGAAGTCGGGCATGCCGAAGAACGGGCCGCCGATGCGCCGCCTGACGCCGCGGCAGGGGGAAGTGGCGCCCGAGGAGCCGATGATGGGCACGGTGGCGACGCCGCCGCGCGCCGCGGTGGAGGCGCAGCCGCCGACGGGAGGCGCGCCGATGCGTCCGCCGGTGCAACCCGGGGCGCGGCCGGGGATGCCGGGCCAGCCGGCGCAGCCTGGGCAGCAGGCGCAGCCGGGACAGCCGGGCGGCATGACGGGTGGCGCGCCGGCACTCACGCCAGGGCAGACCACCGTCGGCCAGTTCCTGGTGAGCACCATCCACATGGGATTCACGCTCGCCGCCGATCGGATCTTCGGGGCGGGCTACATGGTGCAGGACGAGCGCATCGCGCTCTCGGGCGCCATCTCCCGGGCGCTGCAGATCTTCTCGCAGTCGCTGGAGGAGGAGTTCCCGGAGTTGGGCTCACGCCAGATGCCCTCTGAGGTGGCGATGCAGGCGGCGAAGAGCCGGAGATCCGCGTGAGCGATCCGGTTCCGCCTCTCGCCCCCGAGAAGTACTTCGCCGGTCTGCGGGACGCCTTCAGTCCCCTCCGGCTGAACTTCGCGATCGCCCGCGAGATCCTGGGCGACAAACTGGACCAGCACCGCACGTTCGAGAAGCACGTCCCGTTCTGGCGCTGGCCGCTGTGGGGCGTGGCCTTCGAGGAGTTGACGCTGCCCGCGGGAGGCGGGAAGCCCCCGTCGTACGTCCGGGAGCGGGTCTTCAGCGACGACTACCACCACCACGAGATCCCGCCCAAGTTCAGCGTCGTCCCGGTGAGCCCCACGCAGGAGCGCTCGGTGCTCTTCGATGCCTCCGCGGTCCTGCGCTACACCGAGAAGGGCGAGCCCCAGCGCTTCCTGCTCTCGGTGTCCCCGGCGATGCGGCACATGGTGGTGAACGTCACCGCGCGGGTTGATCAGCAGCCCGCGGTCGAGGCGTTCTTCAAGGCGGTCGACGACTGGATCGCCACCCACAACTTCTTCAAGAAGGCCAAGATCGACATCACCGGCCGGTTCTTGAAACTCGACGACGTGACCGAGGAGGACTTGATTCTCCCGGACGATCTCAAGCGGGAACTGTTCCGCAACGTCGCGCAGATGGTCGAGCACGCGGCGGAGTACGAGCGCTTCGGCATCCCGAACAAGCGCGGCATCATCCTGGCGGGCCCGCCGGGCACCGGGAAGTCGATGTCGATGAAGGTGCTGGCGAAGAAGCTCGACTGCGCCTTCATCTGGTGCTCGCCGGCGCAGGTGATCGAGATGGGCTTCCAGCACATCTACGACTTCGCCCGCGAGATCGCCCCCACCGTCGTGCTGCTCGAGGACGCCGACGTGTTCGGCCTGGATCGGCGGCTCGGCCAGTTCCATCCCCTGCTGGGCGATCTGCTCAACCTGCTCGACGGGGTCGAGAGCAACAAGGGTGTGATCACGATCCTCTCATCGAACTACGCCGAAGTGCTGGACAGCGCCCTCACCCAGCGCCCCGGACGCTTCGACGTGAAGTTGCTCCTGGGCCCGCCGGCGCCCCAGCAGGCGTTCGACCTGCTCCGCCGGACGCTGGCGAAGCGCAACGTGTCCTACGCCGGCGATCCGCAGCAGTTGCAACGGGCGGCGCACGAGTTGGCGAAGGCGCGGGCGAGCGGGGCGCACGTCGTCGAGGCGGTCAACTACGCGATGGCGCTGGCTGTCGAGCGCGGGCGCGGCAAGGGCCGGCAGCTCATCCTCGAGCCGGTGGACATCACGGATGCGGTCACGCGCACGATCGCCAGCCTCGGGTTCGACTCGGCGATGGCGAAGACGCTGGCCCAGGTCGAGGGGCTTTACAAGTGGGGCGGGTGGGCAGAGGAGCAACGCTATGGAACCGCCGAAGCCTAGTGTGAGGCCGCAGTCTCGGCCGCCGCTGTTCGAGCCGATCGACGTCCTCGGGGGACGGCGGCCGACGATCATGACGCGGGACGACTACGGAAGGTTGGCGACATCCGTGGCGCGGACCGAGATCAACGCGGTGGCGCAGGCCCTGGCCACCCAGGTCCAGCAGGCAGTCGCCGCGGGGCTCACCCAGAGCGTGAGCCGGCACCTCGCAGCGCACCAGCACGAGATCAACTCCGTCCACGTCATGTTCGCGGCGCTGCTCGACGTGCTGGAGCGCAAGGGGCTCATCAACCGGGCGGAAGTCACGGAGCGGGCGAAGCAGATCATGGAGGAACTCCAGGCGTCGTCGAACGAGTTGAAGAAGCAGGAAGCGGCGAAGGAGGCGGCGGCGAAAGCAGCGGCGCCGGCCCCGGCCGCAGAGGTAACATCCCCGCCGCCGGTGGTGGCGAGCACGCCGCCGGTGGAGGGCGCGCCGGCATGAGTGTCCAGGATCTAGAGACGATCCCGGCGAAGGCACTCGAGACGACGCTCGCGCTGGCCCGGGAAGTGGCGCAGCGCAAGACGCGCGAGGCCATCGCGGCGAGCCAGTTGGTGGAGGGCTTCGAGCGGGAGATGCTCCGGCGGAAGTTGCCCGCCAACGCCTCGCTCGACGTGCTCCTGGCCGAACTCGACAAGTTGCCGCGCGAGCCGTTCAGCCCCGGCGTGTTCTTCAACGAGGAAGGCGACATGCTCGAGGTGTTCTGGAAGAACACCTCGCGGATCGCCGAGTGGAAGAACCACCTCATCACCCTGTACTGGGAGGCGTGTGAGGATGGGAGCACCGGCGGGGTCGTCGGCGTCTCGATCCACGGCGTCCTCGCGCTGCTCGCCACGCCAGGCACCTGGATCACGCCGGATCCGGCGAATCCGACGCCCAAGGTGCAGGCCGCCCGGAAGGAAGGCGTGTGCCGACTCTGTGGCGAGAAGCCCGGGGACGGGCCGGGCATGCCCTTCGTGTTCAACTGCGGCGAGGAGTACGCCCACCAGGCGTGCTTGGAGGCCCAGCGAAAGGGCGACATTCGGGAGCGCGTGCTGCGCCTGTTGCCCCGGACGCCTGAGTGGGGGGCGCTGCGGCAAGAGCCGTTCCTCACGTTCCTCGTGCAACTGGCCGAGCAGTTCGAGGCCGAGGGCGGGTTCCGGGAGTCTCGGAGGCTGGCGGACGAGGCCGCTCCTCGGGCATGAGACATCCCGCGAGCAGCCCGGGAATCGTTCCGAGGCTGAAACAGCCGCAGCAGCGCTGGGGCAACCTGCCGCGTGTGCTCACCGCGCCGCAGGACTTCATCGCCGTCTTGGAGACGGCCTTCGCGCCGGACGCGATGTTCGAGACGTCGGTGGATCCGGCAGGGACGGTATGTCGGCTGACGAAAGAACTCATCGAGCACAAGGCGATACACATCATGATGTGGGGACCGGAGTTCATCGACGGCAACCTGCACTTGCGCCTGCGGAGCCTCCCCTCCAGGATCAACTTCGACATCACCGTGCGCCCCGAAGGCGATTCCGAGATCCACGAGTCCTCGGTCCAGCCGTGAAGACGCCGGAGGCACAGGAAAAGTTGTCCTCGTCCGGAGTGGCGGGGTAGACTCGGAACGTCGTGGCCATCCACATCGCCAAGAAGCGCATGCTCTGCCCGATGTGCGGGCGCAAGATGGTGAAGGCGTTCACCGACACCGGGCCCTTCCACGAGTTGTCGATGGAAGGCGCCGTCATCGAGGTCGTCCACGTCTACTACGGCTGCCCGAACGAGGCGTGCAACACGATCATCCGGCTCCGCTTCCGCAAGGACGGCAGCAAGGGCGATCTCTGGAAGCTGATCCAGGCGCGGCGCGCGGGAGACGGCCCGGAGATCGTGACCGAGATGCCGGGCCAGATGTCCGAGATCGTCGGAGGCTGATGCGCACCACGTTGAGCGAGGGCTTCCGGGGCGGGTTCCTCGCCGCGCTCGAGCGAGCGCCGGTGCGAGCACCGGATATCGTGGAGAAGACCACGGCCGGCAAGGATCCGGTGCGGGTCGCGGCCGGCTTCAAGGCGTGGGAGAAGCGGCAGCGGGTGTTCGCCGAGGGGCTGGCGCAGGAGGCGGTGGCGCTACGACGGAAGAAGCGCTTCGTGGAGGCCGGGAACCGCCAGCACCAGGCCGATCAGGTCTTCGAAGAGGCAAGCCTGCGGCGCCAGGCGCTGGAGGCCGGGCATCCCGTCCCGCCCCCGAAGCCGGCGCTGGCGGCTCCGAAGGCGGCCCCCGCGCCGAAAGCTGCGCCGGCGCCTCCGCCCAAGCCCCCGTCGGCGAAGCCGGCGCCGCCCGAGCCCCCCAAGGCGGAACCGAAGCCGGAACCCAAGCCGGAACCCAAGCGAGAACCTTCGAAGCCGTTGGCGGAGAAGCCGCTGCGCAACCCGCAGAAGGCCGTAGAGCAGAACCGGGACACGATTCGGAGCGCGCATGCGGACAACAGCAAGATCAGCAGCCTGAAGCGCCTCAGCGGGAAGCAGAACGTCGGCCAGGTGTACATCGTCAAATTCGCCGACGGAACGCGGGGGATCTTCAAGCCGACGCAGGAGACGGGACTCGCGTTCTACGAAGACCGCGGTGGGAGACCCCTCCGCCCCACGCTATCCAAGGATCCGCCCGAGGCGCGGCGCGAGATGGCGGCCTTCCAGATCAGCGCGACGGCCGGGTTCGACGTGGTGCCGCCGGTCGAGGTTGTCGACTACGGCAAAGACGAGCGTCTTCTCCAGGCGCGCCGCGAGCAGCTCCAAGGCGCCGGAGGGCTGGCCGGGCGGTTCAAACTCAGCGAGAAGGTGAGTTCCGGCGAAGGGCACGTCATGGCATTCGTGAAGGGCCGCGATCCTGACGAGATCCCCTCCAACGTCCTTGAGGCAGAGCGGCACCACGAGGACAAGCATCGCATCGTGGCGCTCGACCTCATCACCGCCAACACCGATCGGCATGGGCATAACCTCCGGCGAGGGGACGATGGCCGGTGGTACGCCATCGATAATGGCCTCGCGTTCCCGCGGGACATGGAGGTCGATGAGTTTCGGAACGATCCGCTCGACTACCTCCGGGGGCGCAAGATCCCGGAGCCGGTGCAGGAAGAGATCCTCTCGCTCACCCCCGAACGGGTCGAGGCCATCATGACCGAGCAGGGATTCGAGAAACGGGACGCGCGGAGCGCGGGATATCGTCTCCGCGCACTCCAGCACTACGCCAGGGCGGGCGCCTGGCCGGATGGCGGATACTACCGCGTCCTCGGCCGGGCGGCCGATCTCGAGGCGAAGAGGTAAGCGATGGCACTCCGCGGCGTGCGAATTGTGACGACGGATGGTGAGAAGGAGCGGACGGTCACCGAGATCCGCCTGCAGGACGGCGCGGCCAAGATGATCAGCGGTGATCGGGAGAAGTTCCACGAGTGGAAGCAGCACGGCCTCCGCCCGCACCGCAACGATCTGCCGTTGCTCAACGACATCGGGGCGGAGTACGACGTCGATTTCCAGACGCCGGAGAACAAGACCGATCGGCTTTCGCCGGTGATGCCGGAAGACGGCAAGCGGTTCCTCGTGATGCTGCTGGCGCAACATGCGCGCGGCACCTATACGCGGGCCGAACCCGTGGAGGACTAGCCATGCGCATTCCCGCGAGCGTGCAGTTTGGCGGCGTGCTCGAGAAGGCGCTGCGCGGGCCGGTGACGCCGGTCGACCCCGAGGAGATCCTCGCGGCGGTCGTGGAGAAGACCATCTCCCCCGAGTCGGCCTCGGAACGGGCGAAGAAGGCGTGGCAGAAGCGGGAACGGGCGAAGCCCGAGACGCCGTCGGCGCCGATGACGCGGGCGCATCTCACCGAGTTGAGCAATCGCCTGGATCTCGGGGATGAGCAGGCGGAGGACGCCGATGCGGCGCGCACGGCGGGCGAGAGCGATCTGGGAGATGCCCTGCGGACGGATCGCCTCGAGGGCACCTACGTCGTCGACGAGCGCCAGTACGCCAGCGCGATCGAGAACTTCCGCGAGGCATCCGAGAAGGTGGAGGACGCGGCCAAGGCGTACCGGCAACTCGGAGAGGCGCTGCCGGAGCAGTTCCGGACGGACGCCACGAAGCAGGCGCTGGAACGGCTGAATGCCGTGACGATGAAGTTGCCCCAGGTGCGGGATCTGCTCAAGCCGGGCCCGGCGCGACTCGATTCCTCCCCGGGCGGGAATCCGAATTGGGAGGACGTGCAGAACGCCGGCGAGAAGATCGAGGCGGCCGTCGAGACGCTGCACGAAGCGCGCACTGCGCTCGACGATGCCCTGGGGAACTACTCCCAGGCCGTTCATGAGCGCACGGAGCCAGGCACCGAGCCGACAAAGCGCTGACAACATCCCGGGGAATGGATAGGATGCCGGGCCACGGGGAGGCGGCATGCGCAACTTCGCCAGCGAGACGACCAGCGGCCTGTTCGCCAAGACGTTGACCGCGCCGTCGGGCTACGTGCCGCCGGTGCTGCCGTCGGCGCGGGTCGAGAAGGCGCTCGAGCCGCTGGATGCCGAGCTGAGCCCGGCCGAGGAGACGGCGCTGCTCGCCGAGTTCCAACAGGTGCTCGAGCGGGCGATCGTCTTTGGCGACCGCGTGGAGTGCGACACCTGTCCCGAACTCACCACGATCCTGCGCGCCTGCACCACCGAACTCGAGAAGGCGCAGGACTCGGCGGCCATCCGGCGCTGTGTGTCGGCGAAGATCCCGCTCCTGATCCGCGAGGGCAAGGAACAGAAGCAGGCCGTAGCGATCGCCTTCTCGATGTGCCGCAAGAACGCGCGGGCGCATCTCAAGAAGGCATCGGAGAAGGCCGCCTACGACATGACGGTGCCGGGCCATCTGGGCGGGCCCGAAGGTTTCGATTCGCGCCCGCCGGGCGAGTACGCGCAGCCCGAGGCCGAGCAGGCGCCTCCGGCCCCGAAGCCGCCGCCGTGGAAGCAGCCCCACCAGGCGCCACCGGCGGCCAAGCCGGCGATGCCGGCGGCGCCCGTAGGGAAGGTGAACATCGTCCCGATGGGCGGCATTCGGACCGCGGCGGCGGCGCTCGTGGCGGCCATCGTCGGCGATGTGATGTCCAAGATCGACCCGAGCGCGGCGTCCGCGCGGGCGCAGCAGGCGTGGGAGACGCGGCGTCGGGCCGGAGAACGGGCCGTGCCGGGCGCACCGTCGGGCGCGGCACCGGCTGAGGCCCCGGGCGCCGAGATGCCGGAGATGCCGGCCGAGGCGCCGATGGCTCCGCCGGCCGCGGCAGCCCCGCCGGCGATGCCGGCCGCCCCAGAGGAACAGCCGGAGGCGGCGCCGGCAGGCGCACCGGCGGGAGCCCCGACGACGCCGCACGTCCGGGCGACGGTCGATCAGGCGTCCACCCGGAAGGTCCAGAGCATCATGGCGCGCCACGGCCTCACGAATCAGTCGGAGGACGTGGAGGAGATGGCGGGCTTCAAGACGACGCTGGGCCAGCGGGGCAAGGGCCGGACCATCGACCAACTCAAGCGCGACTTCCTCACCAACATGAACCCGCAGAACTACCCGACGCCGCAGGCGTTCCAGCAGGCCAAGGTGCGGATGCAGCGCATGCCGGCCGAGGACTTCGGGAAGATCCTCGCGGCGATCCACGAGGAGGAAGAGGGCGCGGCGATGCCGGGCATGGTGCCGGCGGGAGCGGCGGCGTGAGCACGATGCGCGAACTGGCGGCGACGCTCGTTGGTGACGTGCTGACGAAGATCGGCACGTCTGGGGGCGCGAAGCGGGCGTGGCAGAAGCGCGAACGCTCTGGCGCCGAGCGGCGGGAAGCCGAGGCGCGTGGGTCGAGGAGGATGCCGGACGAGCCGCGTACTCCGACCGAGAAGCGCCCGCCGATCAAGGGCTTCGATTTGAAGGACGCGAAGGACAAGTGGCCGTCGCGGCGCGGCGGAGAGGGCGTGTATTACGCCGAGACGCCCGAGAGCGTCGACGAGGGCGAGCCGCTCGTGCGCATCGAGTACGAGTTCGAGCCCGGCGAGCGACAGACGCGGGACGAACCGGGATCGAACCCGTCCGCCTCCGTGTTGAGCATCACCGATGCCGATGGGCGCGACATTACCGATCTCTATGGTGCGGATGAACTCGTGTCCATCCAAGACAATCTCGCCGATGCGGTAGTCGGCCACTTCGAGCGGTCGCTCGACAAGGCCATCTCGCCGAGCGCGGCGCATCGGCGGTCGAAGTTGGCGTGGGAGTCGCGGCGGCATGGTGCGCCAGGCGTCTACATGCGGCCCGATCTCGGAGAGGAGCCCGAGAAGAAGCCGGCCGAGAAGCCCAAGCCCGAAGTGAAGATTGACGACGCCGCGGCCTACGCCAAGTTGTCCCCGCGCGACCAGTTGCGGGAGAAGGCGAAGGCGGGCGGGGAATTCGCGTGGCACGATGACGGCCTCGCGGCGCTCGTCGGCGCGTCGCGGGACACGCCGCTCAAGACCGTCGCCGGGCGCGTGGTGGCGACCGATGCGGAGATCAACCTGACGAAGAATGTGGCCTACCTTGATCGGAATCGCCGAGTCAAGAACGAAGAACGCGCCGAGGACGAACGGGGCAAGCGGAATGCCGACATCGATGCCCGCGGGCAGGACGAAGGCCATCGCCAGCACCTGCGCCGCATGATCAACATGGCGAACGCGATCACCGACTGGGAGAAGGCGTTCACGCGTGGCACGACGTTCAACGCGTATGGCATGCTGGACGCGGCCCGGCTGTTCTGGCATCGCGGGGCGCTGCTGAATTCCGAGGGCAAGGCCCAGGTCGGCAAGAGCGAGGAGCCCATCGAACTCAGCGACATCCTCTCGCCGCGCTGGGCCCGGCCGCACTCGGTGCTCGCCGCGCCGAGTCCGCCCACACATCGGCCGTTCTAGCGGCCAAGGAGATTCCCGATGGACAAGATCGTCGCGCTGCTGAAGGACAAGAAGACCTGGCTCGGGCTGCTGGCCGCGGTGATCGCGGCGGTCGTGGCCTACGCCACCGGCGTGTTCGGGGGCGGCACCCCGGCGAAGCCGGCGACGCCCACCACGGCTGAGGCGCCGGCTACGCCCGCGACGGCCACGCCGCCGGCGGCACCGGCTGACGAGAAGAAGTAGCGCGGGAGGCGCCCGGTGCCGTTCATCACCTACGACGACCTCCGGCGATTCGGCAGGGCCGCAGGGGGTGCGAAGCCGCCGGAAGCGGCGAAGAACGCGACGTGCCCGTCCTGTGGCGGGGATGCGACGGTGTCGTGCCGGTGCGGCACCCAGCACCAGCGCTGTGCGAACGGCCACGACTGGGTGAAGTGCGCGACGCACGGGCCGACGCTGGCCCACCAGCCGGCGGATGGCTCGCACCCGACGTGCGAGGCGTGCCTCCACAAGGCCAGCGAGCCGAAGGATCCGAAGCGGCAGGAGGCGGCCCGGCTGGCGTGGGAGAAGCGCGGGCGCCAGGCGAACCTGGCGCTCTTCATGGTGGAGAACGCCAGGCGGTTGGCGCGAGCCGGCCCGGTGCGGGATGCCGTCGTGCTGGCGCGACGGGCGGCGGATCGGTTGACGCGCGCAGGGCACGCGGCCGAGGGGATTGCCGCTCGGCAGGCGGCCGATGCCCTGGATGCGGGAGCCACACCCGAGGCGCGGGATACCTTCGTCGGGGCGATGCAGACGATCCTGCAGCAGGTGCCCGAAGTGCCGTACCCGAAGGCGGCCGTCGAGTCGGCCGCCGAGCGCGCGAAGGCCATCGTCGCCGCCGCGATGGAGAAGGACGCGCTGACGACCGCGGAACTCTCCGAGCGCAGCAAGAAGGCGTGGGAGTCGCGTCAGCGGGGCGCACGGGCGCAGGAGCCGCCGGAAGGGGAAGAGGAGATCGCCACCGAGCCGCCGGAGGCTGAGGTGGACGGGGAACAGGAAGAGGCGGCGCGCGTCGAGGCGCTCGCCCCCAAGCAGCGGCAGGCGGACATGGCCCAGTTCGTCACCGACGCGCAGCAGGCCGCCCGGGAAGCCGCGGCGGCGGCCGGGGCGGCGAAGTCGCCCCAGGCGACCGAGTGGGCGGAGGAATCGGCGCGGGTGGCGGATCGGGCGGAACAGCGGGCGAAGGACGGCGACTACGCGGGCGCCCAGAACGACCGCGCCTACGCCTACGCCGCGGCAGCGGCGGCACGGTCGCACGCGGCCAAGGCCACGGGGCGGCCGTTCACCACGGCGCCGGTGCGGGGCGTGGCGCCGGCCATCCAGAGCAGCGAACGGGTGACGACGCAGGCGCAGGCGGTGGCGGCGGCGCAGAAGGATCCGAAGCAGGCGAAGGCGGTGCCCGCGCTCGAGCAGCAACTCCAGAGCATCGCCGAGGACCAGGCGCTCGTGACCTCGGCCCAGATCGAGCGGCGCATCCTGGAGTTGGGGCTGATCAAGCCCGCGGGCTCGCTGCTGGGGACGCTCGCCTCGCGCCAGCACTACCAGGACTTCCAGAAGCAACTCAACAGCGTGCAGCGCGACATCAAGAAGCGCCGCAAGGATCTCGCCGAGGCCGCGAAGGCGCGGGACAAGAGCGGGCGCATGGACACGGGACGCGTCGGCGCAGCCGGCGCCGGGCTCACCCAGGCACTGCGCACGGTGCAGGGCATGTGGGATCGCTTCCTCGACAAACTCGAGCGGTCGGCCGAGCAGCAGAAGGCCCTGCCTGGCGTCTGGGGCGAAATCCAGAAGCGGCGCGCCCCACCGCCGGCCGTGGCGGCGCCTGGAGCGGCGGCGCCAGGCGTGAAGGCGCCGGGCGTGCGCGAGCCGGCCATCGAGCGCTGGCTCGCCGAGAAGGCGCTCACGCCCGAGGAGGCCAGCGAGCGCGCGAAGAAGGCATGGGAGACGCGCGAGCGCGCGAAGCCCAAGGCGCCGAAGACTCCGTTGACGCCGGCCGAATGGGCGCAGCGCGAGGCGCAGGTAGCCCAGGAGTGGGCGGAGGATGCAGCGCAAGCGGCGCTGAAGGCGCCGGGCGCGCGGCAGCACGCCGAGGCGGCCAAGATGGCGGCGGCGCAGGCCAAGCAGGCGGCCGAGCATGGCGAAGTGAAGTTGGCCCGCGCCGCGGCGATGGTCGCCGAGGCCGCCCGGGATCGGGCCGAGGCCGCCGCCAAACTCGTCGAGGATATGCAGGAGCGCGCCGGGCGGGCGGACGACCTGGCGGAGAACGCCAAGTGGAAGATCAGCGACGTCGCGGATGAACTCACGTCGGCCGAGCGGGCGCTCCAGGCGGCGAAGGGTGGCTTCGCCCAGCGCCTGGCGGCCATCGATCTCGCGCGGCATCTGCACGAGGGCGTGCAGGCGCACGCGGCGACGGCGAGTGCAGTGGCGACGGCCGCGGCCGAGGGCGTGCTCGACGAGGATGGACACCGCCAGGCGCAGGCGCAGATGTCCGAGTCGGCGCTGCTCCTGGCGCGAGCGCGTCGGCAGATCGGGGAGAAGAACCTCGCCGGGGCGGTCGCGGCGGCCGGCACCGCGATGGAGCACCTGGCAAACGCCACGCGCCAGGTGCGAGACGCGGCAGCGCAGATGAAGCGCATGGGGGAGACGACGGAGCGCCTGCCCGAGCCGTCGTCCGAGAAGCCCGAGGCATCGCCTGGCGCGGGATTCGGCATCGGATTCGTGCCCGAGCGGGGCGAGCCGGCGTGGCCGAAGACGCCCGACGAGCCGTCCACCCCGCCCGAGAAGAGCCTGGTGATCCTCCCGTGGTGGGGGAAGCAGGGCACGAAGATCTCCGCGCCGGGCGACGCGCGGCACCGGGATCACACGCCGCTGGTGGTGTCGCTCGACGACAAGGAGGCCGCATGTCGCGCCTGACGGTCACAATCTCGCCGCCCACCGTGGATGCCGATCGGGTTGTGCTGGGCGCGCTGCGCGTCGCCGACAAGGCGACGTTCGAGCGGGCGAAGGTCATGATCCAGAACCAGAGCCTGTCGCAGGTGAGCAGCATCACCATCGAGGGCCTCACGAATGCGCAGGCCGCGCTGTTTGCGGCCACGCTCGCCTCCGTCGGCGGACGGTTCAGCGTGACGACGAAGGCCGAGTTCGACCCGGCCGAGGCGCTGCGCGAGACGGCGAAGCCGCTGCCGATGTCCGTGTCGGTGGCGCCGACGCCCGCCGTGTTCGTCGCCTCGGGCGGGCAACTGACGCCGAAGTCGGTGGAGAAGGCCGAGAAGTTCCTCGATGATCGTGCGGGCAAGAAGGCCAAGACGGCGAAGCCGGACTACGGGGCGATGAGCAAGGCCGAACTGCAGGCGGCGTGTGTAAAGCGCGGGCTGGCGAAGTACGGCACGAAGGACGCGCTGATCGAGCGCCTCGAGGCGGACAACCCGGCGTGAAAGGCAGACGGTCTGCCGTCGGGCCGTTCGTGCAGGGCATCGTCCTCTGCGGGGACGGCCACACCCGGATCACCCAGGGCCCGGGCTTCCGCGTGGACGGCGGCACGGCGGACGGCCACGCCCTCGCGTCGGCGCTGGTGCAGGATCTTGCCAGTCGCGTGCAGGTCAAGCCGCCGCGCTGCTTCCAAGAGATCCGTGACCAGTTCCGCGACGTGCTGGCGCGGCACGGGGTGCAGGCCAAGGGGTGACCGTGCTGAAGGGGGCGGACGTGAGCCCGATCCTCTGCGGCGCGCACCTCTATCTTGAAGGATCCGACGGCGAGACGTGTACCATCGAGTGCGAGAAGCCGGCGGGGCACGACGGCCCGCACGCGGCACACCGGCCCAACAACGGCGAGGCCCAGGTGACGTGGCCCGAGGACGAGCGCCAGGAGACGAACGACGATGAGTGACGGGGGCACGGCGCTGCGGCAGGCAGTCGAGGCGACAGGCTCGTGCCCGACGTGCGGCCAGATCCTCGGGCGCAAGGTCTGGTACCGCTCCAACAAGGTGCGGTGCGCGTGGATCGCGTCGGCCTTCCCGATCGCGGCGGCCCTCGTCTACATCTGGACGGAGATGCTCGTGCCCACGGCGCTCGTGACGATGGCGATGACGCCCTTCCTCATGCTCGGCGGCGGCGAGGCGTGGCACGACGCCATCAAGATCAAGGGGGGCAAGTGACCGACGACATCCCTATGTTCTACCCCGATTCGTCCGAAGCGCTTCCGGCGATTCGCGCGATCCACGACTGGCTCGTCGGAGAGGCGGGCTTCGCGTGGGAGACGGAGGCGATGGTCTACCGTCACGCGCGTACCGGCGTGTGCGTGAGTGCCGAGGCCATCCAGATGTTCGCGCTCGACGGGCCGGTGGCAGCCCGGAACTTCGTCGCGGAAGCCCTGCGGGTCGCCGAGTGCAAGGAGAGCAAGTGACCGAGACGACAAACCTGGCGCCGTCTGCTCCAGCGTGGGAGCGCGCGACCACGCTGCGGGCGGGCACGCTCGAGGACGCAGCGCAGGTGTTCCGCCGCATCCACGATCACCCCGGCGTGGACGGCGAGGAGATCGCGAACGCGCTCGGCCTTGACCATCTCCTGACGCACCAGATCACTTGGGCGCTCGGCGAGATGGGCGTCGTGGGGGAAGCCTGACGTGTGCGTCGAGGTACTCGTGAACCCGACGGGCGAGATCGCCGAGACGGTCGGCGAACTGGCCGCGCTCGTCGGCGGGCGCGAGCGCCTCGTGTTCGCCACCGGGATGCCGGCGCTCGGCGATGGCGACTGCCTGTGCCCAGTGGACCTCGCGGCCACGGCGTCGGCGGTCGGGTTCCGTCAGTCCATCGACTTCGACCAGAACCCGTTCGGCGTCGTGTGGACGCGCCCGCCGGCCGGAGGCGGGTAGTCCCATCGGCGAGGAGCCCGACTGGCAGGACACGGAAGAGCGGGTGGCCGCGGCGCTGCAGGTGTTCGTGTGCGAATCGCCGGGGCCGGACCTGGTCCCGGCGATCCGCGCCAGGCTGCGGGGCATCGGCATCGAGGCGCACGTCGAGATCCTGCTGCGCGAGGACGCGGCCATGTACTTCATCCGCGTCCACACGGCCGACGGGCAGGAGATCGACTTCCCGTGAGCGAGTCTCCCGACATCCCGGGCGCATCTCCCGAGCCTCCCTCGGGCATCTCCCCAGCCTCTCCCGGGATGACGCCCAACGGGACGAACGGCGGGCCGAACGTCGCGCCCGTCTACGTCGAGTTCTCGCCGCCCACGGTCGAGGTCACGGACAGCGTCGACGGCGTGGAGCAAGTCTGGGTGCATCTGCGGCGAGGGCTGGTGGCGAACAAGGTCGTGAAGCCGCACCCGCACGAGTTCATCTACGTGACGTTGGCCGAGGACGGTGCGCCGATCTCGGTGTCGTTCTTGCGGCCGAAGGGCTTCGTGCCCAAGATGCCGGAGGAGACGCCGATCGTTCCGGCGCCGGAGGCACCGCCCGCATGATCCTGACCAGCCTCGAGCGGCTCTGGTGGTTGATCGTCGGCCACTGCATCGCCGACTTCTGGGCGCAGTCGCCCGACATGGCGAAGGGCAAGAACCGGCACCGGGTGATCGATCCGGCCTCGCTCCCGCCCGGCCAGACGCTGCAGCGCGTGTGGCCGTACTTCCTCACCGCCCACGCGGTGATCCACGGCGCGGCCGTTGCTGCCATCACCGGCAACGTCTGGCTGGGGCTCGCCGAGACGGCGGCGCACTGGGTGATTGACTTCTCGAAGTGTGAGGGCTGGTTCGGCATCCACGTCGACCAGGCGCTGCACGGGGCGTGCAAGATCGCCTGGTGGGCACTCGCCTGAGTGGGGGTGTGCGATCTGGGATCCCACGTGGATCGCCGAGATCCGGGCCGGAGAGCGCCGGCGGGCCAGGCGCCGGGGACTGCGGTGCCTGATCGTCATCGGCCTCGGGATCGCCGCGGTCGCGCTCGCCTGTCTGGGGTGGCCGCGCGGATGAGGCATGACAAAGAAGTGAGCATGCGGTAACATACCTGGCATGCCGAAGGCGCGGCGTGAGGAGATCGTCAGGGACTGGGGAACGACGGTCAGGCCGGCGAGGAAGGGCGCCAAACTTACGGCGTTCGAGAGGACGTTTTTCTGGCTCCTTGACCCACACAACGCGACCCACCGATTGCTTGTGGAAGCAGGAAAGATCTCCTGCGCGAGATGCCAGCGCATCGCTCTCGCCAAGAAGAAACTCGCAGATCGGCGCGCGAAGAGAACATGAGCGCCCTCGACCTCGTCGTGTAGGAGGAAGTTCCTAATGGAGACGTTCTTCACCAAGGTCGAGATCCACTTCGCCTGGCGCGACCGGCTGCGGATCTTGTGCGGGCGAACCGTGCGACTGCACGTCCGTGTGGAGGCCGTCGACGCCCCGCCATACGCCGGCCCGTGCCGCTCCGACACCGCCGTCTCGGTCGATCCGGTGTTCCCCCGTCGCCCCCAGCCACCGATGACCAAGTCGGACGAGGAGCGCGTCGCCAGCGTCCTGATGGGGGCCGAGTGAGCGCCCTCGACGCCGCCTGGTTCCTCGCGCACGGCTTCACCCTCGTCGCCCCCGACGCGTTCGGCGGGCGGTCGTGGTGCTGGCAGGGCAAGACGTTCCAGTTCAGCGTCAACGCGCAGGCGGCCGAGGAGGGGCGGATGGTCCTCGCCGACATCGAGGAGTTCCTCACGGCGTGGCAGCGAGCGGATCGGGACGGCGTGTGCGTGAACTGCAGCCTGGTGAACGGCCCGCTGTCGAAAGGCGGGCGCTGCGGGGGCTGCGAGCAGGCGATGGACGACTTCGCCGCCGAGACGCTCGAGGACTTTCGGGACGAATGATCGCCCATCAGGGCAGGAGTGGCACGATGCGAGTAGACATGGACGCGGCGTGGTTTGCCTCGCTGACGCCTGAGCAGGCGGGCATGCTCGCCAAGGTGGCGGCGGCCGTTGAACGGCAGCGCGGCGGGCTGGATCTCCCAGTCATCCGGTTCTACGACAACGGCGTCGACGATATCGGCAAGGCGGGGCGGCGGAAGTTCATGGTCACACTCGACCTGCCGTCGGTGCACCGCAGGGCGCAATGGGCCATGATCTTCGGGGACGACTACATCATCGAGGAGGAGGGGCTCGTCGGCGTCATGGAGAAGACTCGGGAGGAGGTCGCGGAGTGGGAGGCGAAGGCGAAGGCGAAGGCGGGGGCGTGACGCGGCCGATGATCGTCACGATTCTCGACTCCTGGATCATGCTCCCGCAGGACAAGGCGCGGCTCGACGCCTTCGTGGCGGGCGCCTGCGCGGGCCTCGAGGCGGCGATGACAGAGGCGCGGGGCGCCGTCCAGGCCGTCGGCTTCGCAGCGCGGGACGGCAACCTCCTGGTGAGCGCCCGCCTGCACTTCCCCGGCTGGGAGCCCCGGGATTGGGACGCCACGATCAGCCTCCAGATCCTCGACGCGCCGCCAGACGAGATCCGGGCGGCGGCGCAGGAGACGCTTGCCGCCGCCCTGGCCGGGGCCTGGGCCGACGAGGCCGAGGCGAACTGACGTCGATGCCGTCCCTCGACGATCTGCAACGGGAGGCGCTGATCGTGGCGCGCCGGGTCTGGAACACCCGGCCGCTGCCTCCTCCACCCGCCCGGCCGCCAGGCTACGCCTACGCCGCCGACGTGGTGCGCCGCTGCGAGTGCTGCCAGGCCGATCTCCGCTACCACCGGGGCGAGCGCTGGCCCTACGGCCAGCGCTGGCCCTACGGCCTGCGGCGCTGCACCTGCTGCAGCGGGTGGCACCAAGTCTGCTCGCCCTGCGTGTTCAAGCACAACCTCTCGTGGACGAATCGCTTCGGCGAACCGCTGGGCGAGTTCCTCACGGAGACATTCCCCGCCACCGTCCACTTCGCCGAACTGCGCATCTGCCCGGCCAACCTCCATATGGCCGAGCGGCTCATGGCGTCGCCGGCGCGGGAGCCGGCGGGGCACGACACCGTCGATCTCTCGTTCCTGCGGGCATGAGGTGTCCCGGCGCTTGTCCGCCGCCGATCTCATCTGCGTCCCCTGCACCTGTGCCCCGGGCGACAGGCTTCCCGATGGCACGCCCGCCGAGTGGCATGAGACGCCCGGCGCGGCAGCCCTGGCCGTGCGCCGCCACGTCGAGCGCATCGAGGCAGGCGGGACACCCTACTGGGCGGTGCATTGGCGCGGCACGCCGGGCGAGACGCACGTCGTCTCCGTGCGGATCCACGGCGAGCACTACGGCCCACACCCCCCGAGGCGTGGCGCATGATCGGCGCAAGTGTTCTCGTTCCGTTCGGACTCAGGCGCGTGAAAAACGTCCCCCTTCCGGCCTGTGTAGAGACGCAGCAGAGGCCCAGCAGGGTTCAGAACGGGGTCGTTCCCGGCCTCGGGCGCACCGGGGCGACATGGAATGGGGGTCGGCGAGAGGCCCGCACGCCTCCGCACCGACACGCCGCACACGGGAGTCGACGAAGGCTAGGCACGCATGCTTCGACGCAAGGCCCAGCAGCCACACGCCTTCGGCGCGCCACCGAGCCCTACGCGATCGACTGCAAGTGTCTGCAGTCACCCTCCCATCCTCGGGCCGTCTCTCTTATGCGAGGTATCACCAAGGGCCATGCCCAGTTACGGAAAACGTTTCACGGGGAACAATCGCGAGCACGGCGTGATGGCTGAGGCGATGGAGAGGCGGCGCGCATGACCGACGCGGATCGGCGGCTCGAGTGGCACGCCTGGCTTACGGGCGAGGGCGGGTTCGTGTGGTGCGGGGCGCGGGATCGCTACGAGCACCGGGCGCTTGATCTCTCGGTGACGCAGGAGGCGGTGCGGGACGCGGTGGCGAAGGGGCAGACGGCGGAGTTGCGCCGCGCGGTGATGGAGGCGGTGCAGCGGGCACGCAAGCGCGCGAGCGACACGTTCGGCCAGGCCGATTTCATCGGCGCGCCGCCGGATGCATAGGGCGGGTGACGCGCCTGGCGTCGTGGAGCACAGGCCAGGCGGGAACCCAGCCGAATACTCGCACACTACGGGGTGCATGCGCCCAGTGTGGATGCCGAGAGGCGCACCAGGCCGAACTCGGCGGGATCAGCGGGGGCCGAGAGTTCCGAGAGTTACGGCGGCAGCACTCGTCGAGAGTCCTGCAACTCGGCGAGACACTCTTCGCCGACACAGCCCGGGGTGCGTGCGAGAGTTCGACGAGTGCCGACGGCGCTAGCGCCTGGCACTTGCCTGGCCCAATACGGCAGTTGCCGTACAGGCCGGGGTGCGTGCGCCTGGCGTATGGCCCAGGCGATGGTGGCCTGCGGCACCCGCCGCTGAACAACTTCAGCCCCCGGGCGCGCCGCGGCGGAAGAAGTTCAGCACGGCGATCGTGGGTCGGCATGGGCGCCGCGAGCACGGCTCGAGCGCCGTGATGGGCCCGCATGGGTCATGGGCTCGTGATGGGTGCGCGACACGGGTGCGCGGGTGAGGGACGGGCCTGGGAGGGTTATCGTGACGCGCTAGCGCCTCGCTACGGGCCATCGGACAGGCGCAGGCACTTCCGGCCCCGGCCACGGCCTGGCGCGGCACCACGGCCCGGGTAGCCGGCGCCTGGGGCATCCCAGCGCCGGCCTCGCCTGCAACAAGCCGTGCCTGCCGAGGCGGGGTAGGGGGTAGGGGGGAGTGGGGGGGACCGCAAAAGAACCCCGGGGTCGAGCCTGGCCGAGCCCAAAAGCCCTACTCTCTTGGAAGGGCGTTCTCGGATGGGGGGTGCCTAGTCTGGGAGTGCGCTTGGTCGAGGGGGGGGTGGGTCTAGTCTGGAAGCGTTCTCGGATGGGGGATGTCTAGTCCCTGGATGTGGATGTCTAGCCTGGGGGTGGGCTTGGTTGGGAGAGAGACGCCGAGTCTGGGACGGCCCGTGCCGGAGATGAATAACCCTTCTGTGGGGGGTGCGTGCAGAGGTGCCAGGCGCGAGAGGGTCGCACGAGTGGGCAGTTTTCCACGAACAATCCCGAGGGAATCCACCGAAGGAATTCCTGGGGGGAACACGACCGTCATGGGCTCGTGGCGCCGGAAAAAAATACACCCGGCGCGTGCCCGGGCACATGGGCAGGGCATGGGTTCACGACGCCGGAAAAAATACCCAGCGCCGCCGAGGGGATGGGTCGGTCATGGTGTCTCGGGTGTCACGGCTGGGACGTCTTAGGGTAGGGGAGGTGCCTGATGGGCCGTGAGATGGACCGCGGGATGGACCACGAGATGGACCGGGACGACGATCAGGCGTTCGTCACCGAGGCATGGGCGCAGCGGACGGCAGGATGGCTGCGGGCGCACGGGATCGAGGAGACGCCGGCGGCGGTGCAGGCGGAGTTTCTCCGGGGCCTTGGGATCCTGCGGCGGGGGATCGCGGCGCGGGGCTTCCCCGAGATCGCGGCGCTGCCGACGCGGGAGTTCTTGGCGTTCTGTGCCGAGGCGCGGGATGGGGCGTAGGGCGGACTGCAGACGGTCTGCAGTCAGGGGCATATCAATGGCATTGTTATCCCTCGGGAATCCGACTTGACAAAAGTAAATGCGCAGGGGACAATGCGGCCCGATGACCCAGCGCGAGGCGAAGGGCTGGACGGTGACGCCGCGGGACGCGGTGTGGGTGTTGAACCAGGCGCTCCGGGCTGATCGCGCGGCGATCCAGCGGCTCTGGGCGCGCCGCGTGGCCTGCAACAAGACGCTGGCGCGGCACCCGACGATCCAAGTGTGGGGGCGCGGGCCGGACGGCCCTTATCGGCTTTCGTGGCTGGGCCTCCTGAACGGGATCTTCGGGATCGATGTGCGCGGCGGGGGCCCGGTCGTCGCCGTCATCGACGATCGGACGGGGCGGATCCAGCGGTTCATCGTGGCGACGCAGATCGGGCGGAGAACGCGATGAGCGACACCTACGGCTGGGCGGAGAGCCGGGCGGCCGGGGAAGAGGACGGCTACGACGGCGGGCTGTTCGACGGCGGCTACCCCAGCCGCGAGGCGGCGTTGGCCGTGGCGCGCCGCGCGTACCCCGAGCGCACCGTCGTCACCTGCCGGCTGGTGCCGGTGGACCTGACGCAGGCCGTGCTCAACTGGCTGCACCTCGACGAGGCGCTCCAGAACGCGGCCGAGGACGAGGCGGTCAGCATCGACGTGAGCAGCACGGAGTGCGCGGCCATCGAGCACGCCCTCTTCGCGCCGCTGCAGGCCGCGCTGCGGCAGCATGTCGTGGCCGCCCACGCCGAGGATGTGCAGGCGCATCCGCCGCTGGACGCGGGGCCGCGATGAAGCCGCCGGCCCCAGGAGGGAGATCCGTCGAGCGCCGGCTCGCCCACGAACTCGCGGCGGCGCGAGAGGCGCTGGCGGCGGTGACGGCCGAGCGGGACGGCCTGATCGGCGCCACACCCGAGCACGCCGGCCCCTACGCCTGCTGCACGGACTGCGGGCGGCGGATGGTCTGGAGCAGCCGGACGAGCGCGTCCCCGGCGTGGATGTGCCCGGAGTGCGTCTACCGCCTGATGCGCGATAGCGAGCGCGTCCTCATCACGGCCGAGGGTGCGCGGGACGCGGCGCAGACCCGCGCGGAGTTCACGGGGACGCTGTCCGCCGGCTACGGACTTTCGCTGTGCGATATCGACAAGGCGCTGCGCCCCGTGTTCGACCCGATGGTGCATAAGGGCACCGTGGACTGCGTGCGGCAGATCGTGCCGCGCCTGCAGCAGGCCGAGGCCGAGGTCGGCCGCCTCGCCGGGACCGTCGAGCGGCTTGTGGAGAAGGTGCGGCGGGTGACGACTCGTCTCCGCGGCGCCAAGAGCCCGAAGTGGCCGATGCTCGCAGTCACGCTGACGGACCTGGATGCCGCCCTCGCGCCGGCTGAGCCAAAGGAGGGCGGCAAGTGATCTACGTGCTGATCGTCGTGGGGGTGATCGGGATGTGCTGGGCCATCGGCCCGGGAACCCAACGGTGGGCGCGGCGGGTGGAGAGAGACGCGGTCCATACGGCGTGGCTGGAAACCGGCGGCCTCTACGAGCGGTTCGGGTTCGGGATCCCGCCGTGTGAGTGCGGGGATTGCAGGCATGCCCGTGATCTATCTGGCGGACGATGGACTCCTATGAGGCGCGCCTGATGTGGTGGGCCGGCTTCGCCGTCGCCTGCCTCGCCATGTGGGGGACGCTCCGGTGGGTCGAGCGCCGCCTGCGAGAGCGCGCCATCGCTGCCGCGCGGCGCATCGACAGCCAAGCGCGGGCCTTCGTGGCGGCGCAGCGGGCGGCGATGGCTGCGGACGTGGCGGCGGGGCGGATGACGTCAGGAGGCGCGGCGGTCCTTGAGGTGCTGCTCGCGCGACTCAACGAACCGACCGAGACGGTCGTGCGGAGGATCTATGGGGAAGGCTAAGGCGCATCCGGTCGACCCGGCGGTGTTGCTCCAGCAGATCACGCTGATCGACGCGGTGGAGGACGGGTACCGGGAGTTGTGGCGGTCGCTGCGGCGTAGCCTGCGGCCCGGACGGCGGCCGAAGGTGAGTGCGGACTTCCGGCACTCGGTGGCGTCGGCGCGGGAGACGGCGGCGCGGCTCGAGGGTGCGGCGAACCTGCTCTCGGTGATCCACCGGGATCTTGAGGAGCACGGCGAGTGCGTCCTGCGGCGGGGAAAGGAACGGCGATGACGGCGCGCTGGCGCACGGCCGACGTGAAGGCGCTGCTGAAGCGCTGCGCGGCGGTGCGGACAGTTCGCCGGGTCGGCCCGGTCGACGAGGACGACGCGGCCGGGGATCTCGACGACGAGGTCGATATCCTGATCGTGCGGCCCCAGGCAGGGCCGGGGTGGCTGTACGTCGTCGGACTCCCGAAGGGGAGCAGCGTGCCCGCGCCGTACGACTTTGAGGTGCGGGGCGTGGCCCTGAGCGTGTATGCCTGTCACGGGGACGCGGGCCAGCGGTGCGTCGCCGAGGTGCGGCAGGTGCTGCTCGATGCCGGCTTCGCTGTGGCGGAAAACGGGAGTGGGGCATGAGCCGGCCGCCGGAAGAGGATGCGCGGGATCCGACGCGGCGCTACCACGGCGGAGATCTGAACAGCCGGGAGGCGTTTCAGAGCCTATCTCCAGAGATCCGGCAGGCGCAGAAAGAGGCGGTGTTCGGGGAGATCCTGGCGGCGGGATCGCGCGGGGTGACCGTCGAGGAGATCGAGGATGCGCTTGAGGGGAAACACCAGAGCATCGGGGCGCGCGTCACGGAACTGCTGCGGGATGACCGCATCCATCGGCTGCCGAAGGAGCAGCGGCGGCGGACGCGGGCGGGGCGGTGGGCGTGGATCCATGTGATGGGATCGGGGCCGGCGCACATGCGGACGCGGCGGAGCCCAGTCGAGCAACTGCAGCGCTGGCAGCGGTTGGGTCGAAACATCCTGCGCGGCATCACGCAGGGCCATCTCATCGGGGCGCACGTCGAGCATGTGCGGGTGGCGATCGAGCGGGAACTGCTTGTGAACGATCCTCCGGTGGCTTGACAGAAAATCTCAAATCGGGTAAGATTTCTCGCGAACGAGGAGAACGATGCCGATCTGGTCACAGGTGTACCCCACGGAACCGAACCCCGGGAAGTACCAGATCGAGCAGATGTACCGGACGGCGTTGCTCGATGATCCGAGATTCTTTCAGCCGCGGGACGGCGACGACTTCGGCCTCGATCTTGTGGCGCTGCGTGAGCGAAATGAAGTCCGGATGCAGGCGCCTCTCGGACAACTCCGGCGGCAGGCTGCGGGGCTGTGGGAGCGCATGACGAAGCAGCAGCGCATCCTGTTCTGGATGGGCTACTTCAACAGCGCTATGCAGTATGCCAAGGCGCTCGCCGCGAACATGGAGCGGGCGCTGGGGACCGAGAAAAATCCGCTGGCGCTGCCATTGGTGGAGCACTTCGGAAACGAGTTCCGGGCGGCGGTCGTGCAAGCGCTGAAGTCAGATCTTGAGAAAAACGAGACGAAATCGTAAAGCGTAGGAGGACTGAATGAGCACGCTCTACCACAACGACTATGTCGAGGAACTCGGGCCGCTCTACCATGAGATTCCGAAGGCGGTATTGGCGGCGGTGGCGGTGTCGCTCGCGGCGCAGATGGAGCATGCGGAAGCGCGGCGCGGCGTTGGGCGGCTGCTGTGCGAATGGGATTCTCTTCATGAGAACGGAATCGTGCCGCAGTACCCAAAGAGCATGCTGCTTCGCGCGGTGATCGCGGGGCACCGAATGTGGAAGAAGCAGCAAGAGAAGCCGGCGAAGATTTCACCGAAGGGACGAGAGCGGAGTCCGCGGGCGCGACTGTCGGTAGATGGGGTGGCGCGGAAGGCGTCAGCGCAGGCGATCGATATCATCGAGCAGGTATTGCCGACTGGAGAGAAGCGGGCGGGGGCATTCAGTCGGGTCGCGTTCCACATGCTGGGGGCTGTGCTCCACGGACTCTTGGAGGTCGGCGGGCCGGAGGCGGCGCGGAAGATGCTCGAGGAGTTCCTGGTGAATGTGAGCCACGGCCTCACGACGCCGCGTCATCGGGTGTCGATCTCGCTGGGGTGGCGTGAGATTGAGGCGAAGCAGGAAAAACCTCCGAAGGCGTGATCCGCAGACCGTCTGCGGGTGACGGAATCCGGCCGAAGACGACTTGACAAATATCATCGGCCGGGGTATGATTGGCGCGCAGGAGGACGGACAATGGAGACGCCGCGGACGGGAGTGCAGCAGGAAGCCTGGGTCGTGTGGGTCAACACCGACCTGACCGAGGGCCGGGGCACGGAGCAGCCGCGGTTCGTCTGCCGCAGCGAAGGGACGGCACGCCGGTTGGCGCGTGGCGCCGGGGTGCAGGGCACCGACGCGCGGGTGACGCTGGAGTGGGTGATCAGGGCGAAGGATGGGGGCTGGGTCGGGCCGGTGGTCATCATCGAGCCGACGCGGGAGGACGAGGCGGCGGAACTCCGGATCGGCCAGCGCCGGGCGGCGCTTCGGAAGGCGACGGCGGCAGGGCTCACCGACGAGGACATCGCGGCGCTGACGGGCGGGTCGGCATGAAGGCCATTCTGTACGCCGAGTTCCTCGATCCGCGGGCCGTCTGCCCTCCGACGAACGTCATTGGCAGGCCGTGCCCTTCGCGCTTCGCGAGCCTGATCGCGGCGGCCGACGAGATCGTCCTGGTGGATCTCGATCGGGCGGGGGCGGACGTGCGGGTGGAACTCCTGCGGCTCTGCGCGAAGGAGGGGAAGACGCCGCGGCGCGAAGAGACGGGAGTGGGCCGATGACGGGGTCGCGCGCGGTGCCGCGGAAGTCCCCGATCCAGCGCAGGATCGTGCGCTGGACGCCGACGAATGCCCGGAAGGCGCTGGAGCGCACGCCGCGAGGGATGATGCGGAATCCAGCGCCGCACCTCGTGTCGCACTTCGCCGCCGCGATGCGGGCCGGGCGCTGGGTGGCGGGCGTCGGCACCATCCAGTTGACGCCGGAGGGATACGTGCTCGACGGGCAGCACCGGCTGCGGGCGCTGGTGCGGGCGGGGAAGGCGATCCGCATGTGGACGGTGCGGACTCCAGAGTTGCTGACGGTGCAGCGCGGCGGTCACCTCGGGGGTGGCGCGTGAGCCTCCATCTGCTGAAGTGCTGGCCCGACGCCTTCGAGGCGGTGTGCGCCGGGACGAAGACCGCCGAGTGGCGGCGGGACGACCGCGGTTTCGAGGTCGGGGACGAACTGTGTCTGGACGAGTTCATCCCGCCGGAACTGGGCCCGAAGGGCGGCCCGCCCGACGGACGCTTCACCGGCCGCCACCTGTCAGTCCGCGTGACGCATATCCTTCGGGCGCCGAAGCACGGCGTCCCCGAGGGCTTCGTCATGCTCTCGATCCGTCGGCTGCCGCTGCCGTGGACGATGCGCCTCCGGCGGTACTTCTTCGGGGGGACCAAGCCATGACCCTCGCCACCCTGCTCGCCGAGATCGACCGGCGGATCGCCGCCTTCGGGGCGGACCGGGACGCCTACGCGGCGCGCGATGAGGGGAAGTCCGCGCTCCGGGTCGCAGCCCAGGTGAACGCACTCCTGAGCCTGCGCCTGTGGGTCGACTCCCGGCCCGCCCCCACGTCTCGGGCGAAGCGACAGACCGTCGTCACGATCACGTTCCGCGAGCAGGACTGGAACTTCCTCCTCGGGACGCTGATCCTGATCGCGCAGCGGCCGAAGTATGTCTTGCCGCCAGACGTGCGACGGCGGCTTCAGGCATTCCTGCGGCGGCCAGTAGGATCGCATGAACACCGCGCACGTTGACTGGGTGATGGTGGATCCCGCGGCCGAGCCGAACGTCGGCGCGGTGTGCCGGCGCTGCGGGAAGAAGCTGCGCGTCGAGGTGCCCGTCGACGGGCGGGGGCTGGTGAAGATTCTCGGCGGGTTCATCGAGGCACACGCGCGGTGCGTAGAGAAGCCGAAGCGTCGGCGCGGGCCGAATCTCAAGGGGTGCCGCCCGACGGGCGACGTGTGCATGGAGCACGACTCCCCCCTGGTGTGCCGCCACGGGTGCGACGAGGCGAAGCCCCACGGGTGCGTCGGAGAGACGCCGTGAGCCTGCAGGCCGGCTACTGTGCGGGCGGCGGCACGTGGGCCGATCATGTCGATGGCCGCGCCCGGAAGGTGCGCTGCCCGGTGTGCGGGCGGCGGCTCACGGGCCGAACCATCACCGAGTGCTGCGGCGGGCCGACGCAGGTACTGGGGCACAAGATCCCGGCGCACAAGCCGAAGGGACGGCCGCCGAAGCCGCGACGCCAGGAGCGTCGGGGCGTGGTGCGATGAGCGAGCGGTGGCAGATCCCTGGGAGATGCGTAGAGAAGATACTCACCCCGGCCGGGCCTGAGCGCCGGTGTCTCCGGCCGGCAATCCCTGGTGGCCGGTGCAGCATCCACAATCATGAGAAGATGGCCGAACGGCGGGAGGCGGCCGAGGATCGGCTTCGAGATGGCATGGACTCTCTCCGCGCCGTGGTGGCGAAGTATGGCCCGGTGTCGCCGGGTGCCGAGGAGGCCGCGCGAGTCGAGGCCGAGGCGGCGCTGGCTTCCGCCCACCCGTCCCGTCTGGCGGCGGCAGCGCACGAAATAAGTGTTGCCTACTTCGTCCGCCTTCGGCGGAATCAGGAGGGCGCGTGAGCGACGTTGAAGACATCCGTAAGGATGCAGCGCGGTACGCGGCTGGCGATTCGGTGCCTCCCGACATGGTGGCGGCGCTGATCTCGGAGATCCCTGCTCTCGCGCAGATCGCGCAGGCGGCAACCGACTTTCTTGCCTTCCTGGATGGGGAACCTGGCTTCGCTTCCGAGAGCGACAACGAGCAGAGTGAGGAATCGGCGAAGGAGCACTACGAGAACGAACTGCGGGTGGCCGTGGAGGAGTTTGAGCAGCGTGATCAGTACCGCATTCCTGGGCCGGTTCCGCGAGACATTTTGGCTGTGCTGGAGCATGTGAAAGAGAACCTCCAGCCTGACCGGATTGTACGGTACCTCTTGCGGGCGGTTCGGCTTCGTCTGTCTCTCGCCCCGACGATGATAGTTCTGAACGATGTGCGAATGGCGTTGAAGGACATCGAGTCCGAACTGCCGAAGGGACTTCAAGGGCCCAGCGCGGGTCATTCGATGCGGGGAATCGTGATTCCGGACATCTGCGACTCGGAAGACGTGGCCGTAGCGATCAAAGTCAACTTGATCGAGGCGGAGCGGATCATGAGGGAGTTGCCCCACCGCGAGGTGTGCGGAAAGTTGATCTGCGACCGACGTGCGCTGTTGGCGTGGATCAACGGCGGAATGGTGTCCGTCTCCGAGCGGACATGGGACGCGACTAATGGGCTAGCGGTGGCGGCCCTGCGATTCCTTCACGGCGATGGGGCACGGGAGGAGATGGAGTCAGCGGAAATACGCCTTCAGCAGGCGGCGTTTGCCGATCAAGAGAAGATTCGCCTGGCGGCGGATCGCGTTCTAGATATTCTCGGATCGAAAGATCCCAAGGGTGACGGGGGCGGGGCGTGAGTGATCCGAAGTTCGGGCCGCTGACGGACAAAGACCGCGCGTGGGCGCGGAAGGGCGACGTGCCGTGCCTACACGGCAGCCGGCAGCACAGCCTGGCCTGCGGAGACGGCCAGAACTGCGTGGCCGCCTACGTCCAGTTGCTCGAGGCCGAGGGCGCTGGGTCGGTGGCGGAGGCGCGGACGCTGCGGAAGGCGCTGCGCAAGGTGCGCGGCGTGCTCGGCGAGGTTGGTGTGCTCACGGTCACCGAGGCGCAGCGGATCATCGTCGGCATCGTCAATGTCGCGCTCGCCCCAACGGACGGAAAGCGCAAGCGCGGCTTGAACCGCGTCGGCTGCCGCCTCACCGGGGACGTGTGCGCGGAGCACGATCTCCCGAAGTTCTGCCGGCACGGGTGCTGGAAGGCGACGGCGCACGACTGCCAGGATTCGGAGCAGGCATGATCGAGGCCGAGGCGTTCCTGGACTTCCTCCGGGACTATCGAAAGCTCCGAACGAGCGGGCGGCTACTGCACGAGAACTCGCTGGAAGCGAAGGCAGTTCGGTTGAGGTTGGATCTGCCGTGGGCGGTGATGGATCAGGAACAGCAGCACGTCATCTCGTGGCTCCTGTCCCAACTGGACCAGGATCCCCCGTGCGCGCATGAGTTCGTGGTGGCGATGTCCCCGCCGCATCTTGTGGGGAGTTTCCCCGAAGAGCGCTGCCGGAAATGCGGGATGATCCGGCAGTACGACACCGAGTTCGACGGCGTCCACTTGAAGATCCGGGCTCGCGATCGGCGGCCCATCGAGTGCGGGTGGGATCTGCTCTACGCGATCAAGAACCTGGTGGTGGGGCCAGATGTCCGCATGGTCGAGGTCTTCCCGCCGTCCGCGGAACTGGTGAACGAGGAGAACACGCGCCACCTGTTCGTCGTCCCCGAGGGCGTGTTGCCGTCGGGGCTGTTCGGGTGGGGCGACGTGAAGGAGCGAGCATGAACACGAGTCCGCCCGTGGTGCGCTACGAGGACAACGCGGGGCCCGCGACGCTCATCACGCCGAAGGGCACCATGCAGGGCTGGGCGTGCCTGGCGTGCAACCGCGTGTTCGTCGGCAGCGTGACCGACGAGGAGGTGGCGCGCTACTGCTGCGCGACGGATCTTCCGTGTGGGGAGGAGGGCTGCACCGGACGCCGCCTGAAGCCCTACACCTGTTGCGCGCCCTGCCTCGAGAAGAAGGAAGCCACCAGGTACGCGGCGATCCCCGAGGCCGAGTGGGACGGCGAGACACCGCTCGTCCTGTTCGACGACGACCGCTACTTCATGGACGAGGACGAGTTGCTCGACTACTGCGCCGACGAGGAAGTCGCGGTCGCGGATCTGCGCCTCGTGATCTGCCAGCGGGTTGGCCTGCCGGCGTTCGACGTGTGGGACTTCCTGGCGGGTTGCTTGTACGAGGATGCCGATGTCAGCGATTTCGATGCGCCCCCGCAGGAGATCGAGAAGATCGTGAACGACTGGATCGAGAAGCACGCGCCGAAGTCGTGGGAGGCAGGGAAGACGCGCCCGACCCTTGCAAGCCTGCCTGAACTCGAGAAGGAAGAGGAGTAGCACATGGCCGACGAGATCAAGACATTCACCATCACCGCGCCGGCGGGGATCATGCGGCGCCTCGAGGGCTTCCTCGCCCTCATGCACTTCAACGCGGGCCACTCCGCGATGTTCGGCATGTGCTTCGATGGGGACGGCAACGAGCGCCTCCGGGTGAAGGAGGGGCTCGATCCGGCGCTGCGGAAGCCGGCGCAGGCGTGCGGCGGGTTCGCGGGCGGCCTCGAGGTGGCGACGGGTTCCGTCAAGGTGCCCTACTACGTCCAGCAGCGCCCGCTGAACGACATCCCCGGCGTGCCGATCGGGTGGAACGGCAAGCGCCTGTGGAACTGCGAGGCGTGCGGCGATGGCGTCGTCCGCTACGAGAACCAGAGGCCCGTGCGATGCGACGTCTGCGGCGGGACGGGCTTCCTGGCGGCGCCGCCGAAGGAGGCCCAGCGTGAGTGAGCCCGCCCGCTGTCAGATCTGTGATCGGCTGATCTGCTCGCGCCCGCCGTGGCACATCAGCGACGAGCACATCGCGGCGGAGTGCCATCGGTACAGCGCCCATGAAGGGACTGGCGAGTTCGTGCCTCGTTGGGCGGCCGAGTGCGACAAGCGCGCCGTGGACTGGCAGGCACGGGCGCGGCAGGCCGAGAAGGAACTGACGCGCCTCACAAACTTCACGGTTGACATCAGCATCGTGCTCAACGTGAAAGCCAATGCGTTCATGGCGCCAGAAGAACTGTTGGTTCGCACTCGGTTGGCGATCTGTGCTGTCCTCGACCGCCTCGCCACCGCGGAGGCGGAGCGGGACCGACTCGCCACGCAGGTTGCCAAGGATCAAGCACTCTGGAAGATCGCGGACGACTCTGACGAGTTGGAGTACCTGCGGGGCGCGAAGGCGCTTGAGGAGATGCTCGCGAACCCGGACTACTTCGGGCTGCCCGAGCGGTACGCGCGCCTGCTGCACCGCGACGTGGCGCCGATGCTCGGCGAGCGGGACTGCTTCCGAACGGCCATCGAGTGCGTCCTCGCCGACCTCGAAGGCAACGCGGACAGCCGGAGCCGCGGCAACTTCACCATGATCGAGACGAATCGTATCGAAGTCTTGCGTTTGGCGCTCGCCGCGAAGCCATGAATCGCGTCTACTGCACCGCGCATCGGCAGTTCGACGGCCGGCGGTGCCGGCACGCGCCGCATCCGGGTTCCACGACTTGTTGGGCGCACCAAGCGCGCGGCGCGGGACTCGCGCGCAAGATGATCGTGTACGTCCCGCCCGCCCTGTGGAAATATCTGCAGGCGTTGGTGGCGACGGGGCTGTTTGGGGAGACGGTGGACGAGGCACTCCTTCAGGCGGCGACGGATCGGGTGCTCGACTTGTTCGGGCCGCTGCTGACTCCTCGACGAGGTGCGCGTGGGTGAACTGGAGCTGGTAGAGCGGTGCCCGATCTGCGATCGGCCGAAGAGCACGGCGCGGGACAGCGAGCGGTTCGCCGCCGAGTGTCCGAACGGCGTCCCCGAACCTGGGGCAGGGCAACTCCATCAATGGCAGGGCGTCCAGAAGTGGTACGACGGGATCTGCTGGTCCACGGCCGGGTCGATCTGCTGCATGTTGGCGGTGGACTGGCGCGCCCGTGCCCTGGCAGCCGAGTCCGCGCGGGACAGCACGCTGCGGATCGCCGAGGAGCGCGGCATGATGGCGAAGCACCACGCTGTCGAGTCGGCCGACGCGCGGGCTGAGTTGGAACGGTACCGGGCGGACACCGAGACGCTGCGGCAGGACTTCCTGAAGCACCAGGAGAAGTTGTCCAAGGCGAAAGGCGTGGCGGCCCGGGAGAGGCAGCAGGCGGTGCGCGACGAGCGTGAGGCGTGCGCGAAGGTCGCCGAGACGTGGGCCGACAGCCAGGATCGGATCGCGCTCGAGAAGGAGCCGGATGCCCCGGCGGCGGCGCAGAGTCACATGGATTCGGCGGTCATCGGCCGGCGCATCGCTGGCGTGATCCTGGCGCTGCCGGATCGGCTGCTGCAGGGATAAAGCGGTTGACAAAAGTAGCCGTTCAGGTACAATACGGGCATATGCGGAGAGCATCAGGCACGCGGGTTCGGGTCTTTGCGGGGGACGGCAAGACGCCGCTCGGCGAAGGCACCTACGTCGGTGAGGCCACGGTCTACTACGTCGTGGACGCCGAGGGGACGCTCCTCTCGGAACACGACGCCGAAGACTGGCCCGATCTCACCGATCACAGCAAGTTCCCGCCGGGTGCCGAGATCGAGGAGTCCCGAGGGAATCCGAAGATCGTGCTCGACACGCCGATGAAGAACGGGCGGACGATCATCTACGGGTGTCAATGCTGGTGGGAGCCGATCGGGCCGGCGCCGAAGCCGGTGCCCAAGCCCTCGGCCAACTGATGCCCGCGCATCGGGAGAACGTCCATGTCTGAACCGACGCAGGCCGAGATCGCTACCGTCGCGGCCGAGACGATGCGCCACATCCTCACCGTCCGGTCGCTCCTGCTCGGGTGCATCCTCGAACTCGCGGCGCGGGCGGACGGGCACGATCGGTCGAAGTTGGAGGCGCCCGAGGACGCCATGTACGCGGTCTTCACCGCCCGGCTCGCGACCCTCACCTACGGCTCCGAGGAGTACCGGGCCTGCCTGCGCGAGATGGGCCCGGCCCTCGCGCACCACTACGCGCACAACTCCCACCATCCTGAATACCACCCCGACGGCATCGCGGGGATGAACCTGTTCGATCTCCTCGAGATGCTCTGCGACTGGAAGGCGGCGACGCTGCGCCACCGGGACGGGAGCCTCGAGGCGAGCCTGCGGATCAACGAGACGCGCTTCGCCATGCCGCCGGCCATCGTGCGCCTGCTGCGGAACACGATCTCGGTGATCGACGCGCTCGCGCTGTTCGGGAAGGTGGCGGCGTCGTACCCGCATGTTGAGGGGGAGGCGCATGGAGGCCGATAACCTGGGGTCCACGAAGCGGGAGCGGGCCACGATCCGGCGCCTGCAGGCGCGTTTCGCGGCGCTCGGACGGGAATCGCAGCGCGCCTTCCGCGCCTACACGCGGGCGTGCCTGCGGACGCCGGAGCGGCGCGAGTACGACAACCTGCTGCGGAAGACGATGCGGGCGGGCAAGCGGATCGGCACGTACATGGCCGAGTGCAGCGCGCGGCGCCAGCAGGGAGCCGCCGGTGTCTGACCAGATCACGGCCGTGATCGAGGCGGCGCGGGCGCAGATTGCGGCCGAGTGCGACCGGAGGGCCGAGGGATGGCGCCGCGCGCCGGTGGTGCCCGGGAAGCTGACGGGGGGCGAGCAGGCGTTCGCGGCGCTGGAACTGGAGTCACTGGCGGCCTACGTCCGAAGCCTCGGGCCGGTGGGCCCGGCGCTGGCCGACATGCGGGACGCCCTCGAGGACATGACGAACCAGTTCGCCTACGAGGCCGGGCCCGCCGACGGCGTGCCGCGCATCTTCACCGGCGGCCTCTCGGCGCTCGAGCACGCGTTCGACGTACTCGGATGGCCGGATCCGAAGCCGGTTCCAGAGCGGAAGTGCCAGCGCGAGGGCTGTGATGGGATGGAGACGTGCGGGCGGCCGACGGCGAACGGCGGCTACGAACGGGTGTGTGGGGATCACTTCTCGGAGGCGGAGGGCGGCGCGTGACCGAGAAGGAGATCGCCAAACTCGCGGAACTGGCGCGGCGCACCGAGCCCGTGAAGACCCGCGCGGACATCACGCCCGCGGTGCTGCAGTTCGCGCAGGAGGCAAAGCCGGGCATTCTCGGCCTGGTGCAGGAGATCCGGACGCAGCGGCAGGAGATCGAGCGGCTCGGGCGACGCGCCGAGAACGGGGAAGCCGTCTGGGAGAAGGAGAAGATGGAGGCGGGGCGGCAGATCACGCAACTCCGGGAGGCGGGGGATCTGGAGCGCGCGAAGGCCCGGACCATGCTCCGGCTGTTCAAGGTGGCCTGGACGGCGGCGACGGACGGGTTCACGCTGGTGCAGTCGTCGGGCGCGCTCAACAAGAGGTTGGTGGGCCTCCCGGATTTCCTCGCCAGGTATGGGGCCGAAGTTCGGGATGAGTTTTCAGTTCTGCTCCAGCGTCTTGATGCGGCCCAGCACAGCATCGGAAGCGTCCTCGACGAACTCGATCGGAGTTCGAAGAAGGGGCTGGTGTCGGACGAGGTGATTGAGGCCCTCACCGCGGAGACGCAGATGCCGCTGAAGGTGAGGGAGAAGGCGCCGGCGCCCGTCGTCGCCGCGTTTGAGGAGATGGTGTGCTGCCCCAAGTGCGGGAACACCTCGGGGCCGTTCCAGGTCATGGAAGAGCGCGTTGTGGCAATCGAGTATGTGAGCGGGGGCATCGAGGTGAAGCAAATCGGAAAAGTGCGGGTCGACGTCAAGTGGGTATGTTCGTGCGGCGCGGAGTTCTTGGCCGACAAGAACGTGATCGTCGCTGAAAAAGGGGACCGTAGATGAGCGAGACGTTCGAGATCGGGGCGCGGGTGGCCTGGGAGAGCCAGTCGGCGAGCCACTCCACGCGAAAGACGGGGCAGGTGCTCGCGGTGGTGCCGCCCGAGCAGACGGTCGAGGGGGCGCTCCTCGTCGTGGGGAAGAATCTTGAGGACTTCGCGCTTCGGACGACCGCGTTCGGGATGAGCCGCAGGCACGAGAGCTACCTCGTGGCGGTGCCGCCGAAGAGCCCGCGCGGGCGGCCGACGCTCTACTGGCCGCGCGTGTCGCATCTGCGCCGGAAGGGGACGCCATGACGGGAACCACCCAGAGCGGCACGAAGATCGAGATCCGGTGCCCGGAGTGCGGGGGCATCGAGGCGTTCCGGTACATCGAGGACATCGTGAACCACCGGAACGTCGAGGGCTTCAACGAGCACGGCGTGCTGCGCGTCTCGGGCCGCTACGAGACGGGCGAGGGCTACGACGACGGGACGAACCCGCGGCTCGAGTGCCGCAACAACGACCAGACGGGCCGCTTCTGCGGTCACGAGTTTCCGATTCCCGAAGGCATCGAGATCGACTTCGTCTAGGAGGCTCGCATGGGCTGGAACTACCGAATCGTGCGGCAGGTGGAGCAGGACGGTACCGAGGCGTTCGGCATCCACGAGGCGTTCTTCGACGCGCAGGGGCGGGTGTGGGCTATCACCGAGGATCCCGTCGGCGCGGTGGGCGACACGCGGGACGAGGTGGTGGAGTGCCTGCAGAACATGCTCAAGGACGCGCAGGCAGCGCCGGTGCTCGACAAGACCAACGTGCCGGAGCCTGGGGCGGTGCATCCCCAGGACAAGAAGCCGGGCGCGTAGGGAGACGCCGGGACGCTGATCCGGGGCGCTTTGGTACGCCTGGGCCATAAGCGGCCATGCACGCACCCCCACCTGTCGCCATTCTTGGCCTCCAGATTCATTCCGGATTCATTCTTGACAAAAGTAGCCACATCGGGTATGATATGAAGTAGGAGGACGGACATGCAAATCCAACGGACGACGTCAATGCGGCGGGCGGATCAGGTGGCGACGGCGCTGCGGCGCGAACTGCGCGACTGGCAATCGCCGGGCTGCATGAACAATGGGTACATCTACCCGTACTTGAACGGGCGGGAGCAGGGGCTGACGCTGTCGGTCTTCGGGGACGGCGTGCCGGCCTTCACCTTCGCCGAGAATCGCAACTCGGACGACATCGTGGTCTACGAGGATCCGCGGTGGTCTTCGTGCCGGGGGAACGGCGGGGCGCCCTCGGAAGAGGTCTACGCCGCGCGGAAGTTCTTCCGCACGCCCCAACAGGCGGCCAAGTACATCGCGCAGCGGCTGCGCGCGTGCGTCGCCGCCCAGGCAGATCGGGAGCGCGAGGAGCAGAAGACGGCTTGACAAAAGCCAACGCATCGGGTACAATCTTGGGCGTGAAGGAGGACGGCATGATCCCGATTGAAATGAAGGCGTGGATCGACGAGGCCGACTACGAATCGCTGCTGGAGAGGTGGCGCAACGAGCCGTCGGGTTCGCCGTGGTTCCAGGGAGATGTTGGTGCCTACTACGCCGAAGTCATGAAGAAGCGCGAAGAGGTCGGGCCGGGCGGGCATGTTCGCGCCAGCAAGAACATCGGATGGGAGGGCGGACGATGAAGACGGCGAGCGAATCTCAGGCGCGGACGGCGGGGCCGATGATCGGGATCGAGACGCCCTACGGGGCGGTGCTCCACTTCCCCGAGACGCCCGAGGGGCTCACGTTCCTGTCGCTCGATGGCGGGGAGCCGCAGCGGGTGCGTGGGGCGCTCAAGCGCCTCCTGCTCACGCTGCTTTCGGTGGGACACGAGGCCCAGGCGCGGGCGCGCGTGATGCGCCGCGCCCTCAAGGGAGGAACGAACTAATGACTCTTGCACGACTCAGGGTGCTGCTGGCGGGGGCCGAACTCGACCTGCGCGAGATGGGCTGCACGGATCCCGAGCAGGCCCAGATCATGCTCACGGCCGAGATCGATGGGGACGAGGTGACGGATCGTCCGCTCGTGGCGGTCCAGGGGCAGACGGACGCCGAGCCGCGTGGCGCGGGCCCGATCATCATGCTCTCGGATCGCGAGTTCGAGGTCTAACTCGCGCGGAGCGCGCGGAGGAGAAGCGATGGGCTACACCACCAACTTCACGGGCGAGTTCGCGCTGAACAAGCCGCTGGCAGCCAAGCACCGGCGCTACCTCCAGGCGTTCGCCGAGACGCGCCGCATGAAGCGTGACGCGGCGAAGGCGGCACGCATTGAAGATCCGATCCGGCTGGATGCTGGACTCCTGATCGGAACCGAGGGCGGCTACTACGTCGGGAGCGCGCGACTCGACCGGAAGACGGGCCGTGTCGAGGCGCCGGACTTCGGGCAGGGAGAGGATCCCTCTGTCCGCGATCACAACGAGCCCCCGAAGGGGCAGCCCGGCCTCTGGTGCCAATGGGTGCCGAACGCCGAGGGCACCGCGATCGTCTGGGACGAGGGCGAGAAGTTCTACGCCTACGTCGAATGGCTCCAGTACCTGATCACGCACTTCCTCAAGCCGTGGGACTACGTCCTGAGCGGCGAGGTGACGTGGGAGGGGGAGGAGCAGGGCGATGTCGGGAAGATCGTCGTGAAGAAGAACGTCGTCACGACGAAGGCGGGGCGCATCGTCTATGACTAGCCCGGCGGAACCCAAGGGCGGGCTCGACGCGATGCTCCGCACGGCCGTCACGGCGCTGGAGCGGGCGAAGGGCGACGACAAGGCGATGCGGCTAGCGCTGCGCCCGCTGCGCCAGCACCTCGAGCGAGTGTCGGGGATGCCGATTGCGGATCGCTGGACGGTGACGCAGCGGCTGCTGAACCATCCGTGCTATCGGGAGATCTGCCAGCGGTTCGGGGAGAAGATCGTGAAGTGGGCAACCCACGCGCTTCGAGGCGCGTAGAAGGAGGACGGCATGGGGACGCGGTCGGACTACTACATCGGGAAGGGCAAGAAGATCGAGTGGCTCGGCTCGACGGCGTGGGACGGCTACCCGGATGGCGGGGGACTCACCAAGAGTCATCCGGCGGTGATGCAGGCTACCGACGAGCGGGCGTTCCGCACCGCGGTCGGCGAGATGCTGGCGAAGCGCGAGGATGCCACGCTCCCCGAGCACGGGTGGCCGTGGCCGTGGGATGACTCGCGGACGACGGACTTCGCCTACACCTTCGACGAGGGGAAGGCGTGGCTGTCGAATTTCGGCCGGAAGTGGGTGCCGGTCGCCGAGTACCTCGCGTGGGACGAGGTGCGGCGCGATGAGTACTCGGACGAGGGCAAGGAAGTCGTCTTCCCGAACATGAAGGCCCAGAAGCGCGTGACGTTCGGGCGGCGCAGCGGCGTCATGGTGCTCGGGCTGACGCCCGAGGGGCCGAAGGTGATCGAGGACAAGGACGAGCGCGGGGAGTCCGGGCTCCCGGGGCAGTAGGCATGGAGACAAAGACCTTCGAGATCCGCGACCGTGCGACGTTCATCCCGGCACTCGCTGTCCGGCTCGAGCCGGGGCACGATCTCGACCCGGGGCGCGATCTCGACCGCTACCTCCTGGCGCGGGCCGGATTTGGGCTCTCCGGGGACGAGCAGCGGGAGTACGTCGTCCTGATGCGGCTGGTGACGTGCGAGGCGCAGCACGATCCGGCGGTCTGGGGCGGGCGCACGATGCCGACGGCGCATCGCTTCATCCACGACAACTGGGACGCGCTGCCGAGCGGCGCCGTGATCGACGTCGAGCACATCCTTGGGGAGACGGCGCAGCCGAAGGTGTCGGAGCGGCTCTCGGAGAGGGAGATCGCGTAGATGGGCTACGACATGTACTGGGAGCAGCCGCCGGGCAACCTCGCGGAGTTGAGCACCGAGGCGGATCGGCTGTGGGAGGAGGCGGATCGGCTGCACAAGACGGAGCCGGAACAGGCGAAGGCACTCGTGGGGCGGGGGGGCGAACTCTACGGGCGCTACATCAAGGGCGCCGAGAAGTGCGGCGCCTACTTCCGCGCGAACGTCTGGGGCATGCGGTCACTCCGGGCCGAGATGGAGGTGCAGGGCATGCTCGATCTGCGCGAGGTCGAGCCGACGCCAGGGAAGGGCATCCCGCCGATCGACTTCCGGGCGGCGGAGCCCGTGACGGGGATGCCGATTCGGAAGTTCTGCAGCAACGACGACTGGCTCGTCCATCCCGAGGAGATCCGGGCGGCGCTGGCGAAGGCGAAGCGTGAGCGGATCGTCAAGGAGCAGGACTGGCCCGAGGCCGAGGCGAACGTATTCTGGGGCGAGTGGCTCGACTGGCTCGCCAAGGCGGCCGAGTACGGCGGGTTCCGGGTGCGGTAGGAGGACACGATGACGTTGCCGATGGGCTGAATGCTCGATGGCGGGCTGTTCGACGTGCTGATCCTCTGGGCGATCGGCGGGTCGACGGCGCTGGCCGGGGGGTGGGCCTGGTTCAGGTCCAGCCTGCCGCGATGGATCGGAGGAACACGATGAAGAACCCGACAATCACCATCTGCCGCGGCCCCCTGCCGTTCCTGTGCCGGCTCTGGCACCGCTGGCGTGTTGTGCGCGAAGGCTGGGGCCGGACGTACTTCGAATGTGCGCGTTGCCGCGGCCGGCGAGTCGTGTGGGCGAGCGCCGAGGCGATGCAGGCGTCGGAGACACAACCCGGCCACGCCTTCGAAGAGGCGTTGGACTGGGTGCGGGGTATCTGGGATGACGAGGAGGCACGCGCGTGAGCGACCGCGAGTACCGCGAGATCCCGGCGCAGTTCGAGGGGCGCTGCGACGTCTGCAGCGATCCGATCGAAGTGGGGGATCCGATTCTCTGGGCGCCGGGGCGGCCGGCGACGCATGTGGCATGCGGGCCGGACGCCACCGAAGCGCACGCGGCACCACCGTCGGGTGGCGATCGGACGGCGACGGCGAGCGAGCGCGAGACTGGTGCGGAGCGAACGGCGCGCGAGTTCCGCGAGAAGACGGAGCAGCGACTCGACGGACTCGGCGCAGGAGTGGCAAGTCTGCGCACGGCGCTGCGGCGGTTGATGATCGATTTGGGGCTCAACCCCGACGAGGAGGGACTGGGCGGACTTTGAGCGGTTCCGGGGCCAGCGCGGGCAGGCCGTCCTCCTCCCGCCTGGCCCTGGGCCGCTCTCTTTTCGTAACCCATTGACACCCTACGGATTCCGTGGCGCATGGAATCTCGTTGCGGCCCTTGACAAAAGTACAAGCATCGGGTACAATCTGGGCATGAGGAATGAAGGGAGGACGGCGATGGGGATGAGCGTGGTGGACGAGTTCATCACGCGGATGCTGCGGGAGCAGATGCTCGGGGCGCGGGCGGCGCAGGCCGCCATCGACGCGGATCGAGCGGAGCGTCTCGCGGCCGAGATCGCGGCCGATGAGGCGCGGGCGGCCGAGCGTGAGGCGGAGGCCGAGGCGCAGGCGCTGCTCGCCGAGGAGCGGGAGATGTGCGCGGGGCCGGTCGGGTGCGGGGGCTGCGACTGCTGCCTCGCTGAGATGGGAGTGCGGTAATGTCCTTCGGCCTCAAGCAGCCGTCGCGGCTCTACCAAGCGCAGCAGAACGCGGCCGAGATCTGCGCAATGGAGTGCCCGGATCGCTGCCGGCTTTGCAAGACGAGCCTCGAGTTCCAGACGCTCCGGCGCTGCCGGGAGTGCGAGAAGGCGTGCTGCGAGCGGTGTCGCCTGATCGTCGACAAGAATCGGGTCATGTGCTTCCGGTGCCTCAAACTCAGCCCGTCGGATCAGAAGACGCTGATGCCGGCGCGGGAGCGGAAGGTGCGCGGGCCGACGAAGGCCGATCTGCAGGCGCTCGATGCCGAGATCCAGGCCTGGCTCGCGGCCGAGGCGAAGCAGGCACGGACGGCGAAGCGGTGGGAGAAGCGGGAGAAGCGGAAGGCCAAGAAGAACAAACAGGCCAAGGTCGAGGCGCTGCTGATCGAGACGTGCCGCGAGTGCGGCGATCCGGCCGAGCCCGGGTGGGGCGACTATTGCCTTGACTGCGGCGTCGAGTGGTCCTACGGACCAGGAAAGGTCGGTGTGGCATGACGGTGCTCGCGACAATGCGGTCGAAGTCGAATCCGGACGTGACCTACAACATCGTGCAGGGCGGCGACGGGGTGGTCTACTGCACCTGCCCCGGCTGGCGGAACAGCCACGAGACGCCGAAGACGTGCAAGCACCTGAAGGAGTGGCGCGGGGCCAACGGGGCCCCGGCGCCGGTTGCGTCCACGAACGGCGCGAACAAGCGGCCGAAGGCGTCCCCGGCTCCGGCGCCCGAGCCCGAACCGGCGGGCGGGAAGCCGGCCCTCGGGACGGCCCGGGTGGCGGCCACGCGGTTCCAGGCCGACACCTTCCAGGCGCAGGCCTGGTACCAGGGCTGCGGGGGCAAGGCGGCGGCCGAGGAGCCGGGGCGCGCCCTCGAGGCGCTCGCGGAGATCGACGCGAAGGGCGAGCACGTCGCCGAGCCGAAACTCGACGGCTGGTGGGTCGCCGTGTTCACCGGCCCGCAGAACCGCTTCTGGTCGCGCTCGCAGATGGAGAAGGAGTACGAACTGGCGGCGTGGCCGATGCCAGCGGGCTGCCTGATCGTCGGGGAACTGGGCATCGGCACGCAGCACGCCATCGCGCGCCGGGCGGCACTCGGGCACGGGTGGGTCGACGTGTTCGACCTCCTGGTAGTCGACCACGAGCCCATCGCGCACCTCGCCGATGCGGAGCGGCGGGCGCGACTCGAGCGGTGGCACGCGGGGCTCGACACGAAGACGCAGGCGCGCTTCCGCCTCGTGCCGCGGTGGGAGGACGGGTTCGTCCGCCGGTTCAAGGCGGAGCACGAGGGGCTGGTGCTCAAGCGGCGGGACGGCGGGGCCTACGGCGGCGGCGGTGCGAAGCCGGGCCATTGGATGAAGGCGAAGAAGTGGTTCGAGGAGGACATGGTGATCCTCGAGGTCACGATCTCCCGGGCCGTGAACAAGGTCGCCGAGCCGATGGCGAAGTCGGTGCTCTGCGGGCAGTACGTCGGCGGGGTGCTGAAGCCGCTGGTGCAGGTCGGCGCGATGACGGCCGAGTGGAGCCGCCGGTTCGCGCAGGACTTCGCCACCTACAAGGGCAAGGTGATGAAGATCGCCCACTTCGGGCGGATGGCGGGCGGGAGCCTGCGGCACCCGGCGATGCTCGACGACGTGCGCGACGACAAGCGGGCTCGGGAGTGCGTGTTCGAGGAGGGGAAGTAGCCATGCCCGAGATCACCTACACCTACGACGAGATCACGCTGCAGATCGTGCAGCACATGGAGGGTGCGCCCCCGCTCGCCTTCAAGGAGCGGTTCGCGCCGGAGACGGGACGGCTGTTCGCGGCGGCGCCGGAGTTGCTCGCGGCGCTGCGGGGGCTGGTGTCCACTACCGACGCGATGGCGGACGCCACGAACTGCAACTCGGCTGACATGGCGATCGCCGAGGCTCGCGCCGTGCTCGCCCGGATTGAGGGGAGGACGTAGTCGTGCCTCGGGACATCATCAACACCTACGATCAATGCAAGGCCGCAAGCGGCGAGCGCATCGCGATCTACTACCGCGGTGTGGATCGCGGGCGGGGCGGACACGGCGCGGGCTTCCTCGTCGGGCGCTTCAAGGACGGCGTGGAATACAAGACCGATCCCGACGCGCACTACCACCACAACTTCATGAAGTGGTTCCCGGTCACCTACCCGGTGCCGAAGAACAAGCCGCTGGTGCTGGTTCAGGTCACCGCCTGGGTGGCCGAGCGGTACGGCGCCCGCGAGTTCGTGCGGAACCGGATGGGCGACTACGTCGAGAAGGACGTCAACGCCAAGTTCCCGATTCCGCCCAGGAAGCGCGTCTAGCGCGCAGAAACCGGGTTTCGAGAATCCGAGGATTTCCGCGGAATCACTCTTGACAAAGATACGTGCATCGGGTATCATTTGGTAGGTCAAGAAGACCGGAAAGCAGGAGGACGGCGATGAACGACCCGAAGAGCCCGAGCGAGATGAACGTGCGGCGGCAGGCCTGGCTGGAGGACGCCGAGCGGCTGGCCGAGGCGGATGTCGATCCGCGTGAGGCGGCCGAGGTCGAGGTCGAGATGGACGACAGCCTCGACGGGGATGCGGCCTCGGCGCTCGCCAGCGCGGGCTTCGGCACCGATGAGGACTACGGCTGCTTCGACTCGAACGAGGAGTAGCGGCCACCAGGGTCGGTCGGGGGCTGGCACCCCGCCCTGGGGCAGGCGGTTCGTCACCGCTGAGCCCGACCATGAGGACGCCCGGGGAGAACGGTTCCGCCAGGAGCCGCCGGGCACCGGCGCAGTCACGCCGGGCGAACGCCCGCAGCGGGCCGGAGGGATGACAACCCGAAGGCACGCGGCGCGTGGAACACCGCATGGGGGACACCCGTTCGACTCGGGGACCGATCAGCACATACCGTAGGCCGCAAGGCCGAAGAACGCGGCGTCAGAGCGGCAGGAGCCGCAAATCCAACCACGCCGACAAGCCCGCGAGGGCGGAGAGTATGGGGTTGGTGCAGAGAAAGCGAACCACGACGGGACGTGGCGGTTTACCAGAGGCAACCATGACACAGAACGAACTCATCATCGAACTGCGGCAACAGGCCCGGCGCGTGGCCGAGTACCTCCCGGCGCATCGGGAGTGCCTCGCCACGGTGCTGCGCCTGCGGGCCATCGGCGGGTACGCCACGCCCGAGGCGGCCGAGCAGGCGGTGAACACGGGCGTGGCGGCGGTGAACGGGACGCGGCAGCAGATCGAGGAAATCGAGCGGCAAGTGCGGGAGATGGAACAGCCGGGGATGACTCCGGCGGAGGCATAGCGGTGGTCGACGGGCGTCAGCGCGGAGGGCCAATCCAGCTCCGGCTCTCGGTGAGCCGGCGCCGGGACGGCACGCTCGTCGCCGAGGCGCCGTCCGGGCGGCACATCCCGGGGCGGCAGCCGGAGGATCAGCGGGTGCCGCCGCTGCGTTACGCGGTGGTGATGGACTTGCCGGTGCAGAAGGGCGTGGCCCTCCGGGTGCGCGGGCTGCTCCGCGTGCGGTGGGATGGCGACGTGGCACGCACGGTGGTGGTCGTTCAGATCGACGGCCGCGAGGTCGAGATCGATCTCGTGCCGACGATTTGAGACTTGACAAAGATAAGCATTACGGTATACTCCGGCGCGACTGAAGGAAGGTAGAGGCCGGTGAACGAGACCCCGATTCCCCCGCACCAGCGCACGGCGCGCGAGATCCTCGCGCGGTGGCGACGCAACCGTCCGAAGACGGTGGCCGACGCCGTCTCCGGTGCGACGGCGGCGGAACTGGTCGAGATGATCGAGGGCGCCCTCACCAGCGCGGCGCAGCAGCACGACGAGGCCACGGGCACCGTTCGCAGCGCGCTGCAGGAGGAGATCCACGGGCTTCGGCAGCGCGTGGGGGAACTCGAGACGGAACTCCGGAGCGAACGGGAGCGGGCGCAGCGGCTCTCGGGGGCGCTGAAGCCGGGCGCGAAGAAGGAGGCCGAGCGGCCGAAGTGCGAGCGCTGCCAGGACACGGGCTTCGAGGTCTTCAACATGGAAGTGATCCCCTGCCGGAAGTGCATCGGAGAGAGCAAGTGAGCACCGACGGGTTCGCCTTCCTGCGGCAGTACTTCGAGGGCATGGTCACGCTCGGCCAGCGCCTGCACCGGCCCGAGGGCTTCATCTTTCCGACCCACGACGAGGCGATCTTCCATCACGGTGCGCCGTGCCCCGCTGATCCGTTCACGGACGAAGAGCGGGAGATCCTGTGCGCCCTGTTCTGGCGGCTGCCCTTCATGCCCAAGGTGAAGCAGTGCTTCTTCAACGCGACCCGGCTGGTCGACGTGGCGCAGGGGCGCGGGCTGCCGATCGAGTACGCCGAGGGCAAGTGCCTGGCGTTCATCCCGATTGACCACGCCTGGGCGTCGCTCCACGGCAAGCCCATCGACGTCACGCTGCGCCCGATCGAGGAAGGCAATGCGCGCAGCGCGAAGCGGATGCTGGCGCGCGTCGAGCGCAACCTGCAGGAGCGCGCCTATTGGGGCTACACGGTGCCGCACGGGGCGCGGTGGGCGCACCTCGCGCGCAACAGGCGGTACTGCCCGGTGATCGAGGATCCCGAGGGTGGCTGGCCGCTGCTCAAGAGCCGAACGCTGCCGTGGCGGGAGCCGGCGATGGCGGTCGGGGAGGCAGGCAAGTGACCGACGAAGCATCCCCGAAGTCGGAAATCGAGCAGGACATCGACCGGCTGATCTTCGACCACGCGTCGGAGGTGGCCCAGAAGTACGCCGACGCCGAGGCGCGCTGGCGGCTCATCGAGGCACTCCGCATGCGGCTCGTGGCGCACGAGATGAAGACGGAGGACGACGCGATCAACGTCGGGGCGGATGTCGCAGCCGAGCAACTCCTCGAGATCGCGCGCACGGGCAAGCACGCGGGCACGTTCGGCGGCGAGCGGATGGAAGCCTGCGCGCAGGCGATCCTCGAGATCCATCGCCGAGCGGACGAGGCCATCGCGCGGGCGCTCACGGTGCAGCGCAAGGCCGAGGCGGCGATCAAGGCGGTGCTGGAGAAGACGTCGGCGGAGAAGCCCGCCAGGAAGCCTTTGGAGAAGGATCGAACGGGGCGGGGCGGAAGGCCGCTCAAGTTGACGGTCTGGCATCGCGCCATGCTCGACGCGCTGCGCGGGGGCCGCATGAGCACGAACGAACTGGTGGAGGAGACGAAGCGGCGCGGGGCGTATCACCGGCTGACCACCATCGACACGTTCGTGACGGACTTGAGCAAGGCCGGGCTGGTTCAGGAGATCGAGACGGCTCGCGCTTTGGATAAGGGCGGGCGCATGACGATCAAGGTGTGGGAACTGTCGGCAGAAGGGGCGGCCCTGTTGCCGCCCAAGAAGGAGGGCTAGCGTGGGCAAGAGCGGGTTGAAGATGTGGATTCAGGAAGTCAGTCCGCATTGGGCGGAGAAGAAGCTCAACGAGGCGAAGCCGGAGGTGCTGAACCGACACACGTCGGACGCGCACGTCCACCTCCTCGCCAAGAGCATGGCCGAGGGGAAGTGGGTGACGGCCGCGTGCGCCATCATCCTCGACGAGGACGGCTTCCTGATCGACGGCCAGCACCGGCTGTGGGCGGTCATCGAGTGCAAGAAGACCATCCAGATGGTCGTGATCGAGGGCGCCAATCGCGATCAGGCGCTGCCGGTCATCGACCTGGACCGGCTGTCGCGGAGCGTCGCCGACGCAATCGAGATCAAGTCGCCTACCGGCCAGCCGATCTCGAATCCGAAGGCGGCGCAGGCGGCGATCCGGTGGTTCCACAGGTACCGGAACCAGCAACTCTTCATGGGAAACCCGAAGACGTCGGCGCGCACCCTGCTCGAGTTGCTCGGTAAGAATCCGGGGCTCGTCGACAGCATCACGATGGGGGAGAGCCTCAAGGGGCTCGTGCCGTCGATCAGCCTCGCGTCCTTCTGCCACTACATCTTCGTGCAGCGGAACCGCGAACTCGCGGACAGCCTCTTCGCCCGGCTCTCGTCGGGCGCCGATCTGTCCGTCGGGGATCCGGCGCTCGCGCTGCGGGAGAAGCTCATCGCCTACCGGACGAGCGGCGAGCGGCGGTCGATGGACCACGTCGCCTTCCTCTTCTTCCGAACGTGGCTCTACGTCGAGGCGGGCGTCGAGGCCCGGCGGCTCTCCTGGCGTCGGCAGGGGACGGAGGAGCACCCGGCGGAGCCGTTCCCCTACCTCGACAACTACCCGAATGACCAGAAGGATCTGCGGAAGATGCTCCGGAGGGAGAGCGCGTAGTGGGGCGCATCAAGAAGTTCCGCTGTAAGCGCTGCCAGCGCTCGCTGGTGGCAGGGGACTTCTCACGGAACAAGTGGGGCCTCATGCGCGTCTGCCGGGAGTGCTGGAAGGCCAGGCTGAGCGCGGGCCGGAAGGGCAAGGGCACCGGGCCGCGGGTGAAGGCGGAGCCGGTGGGGCCGACGTTGGACACGCCGACGGTCATCCGACAGGTCTTCAGGGCCATCGCGGAGGGAATCCTCCAGGCGATTGGAGAGGAACGACGATGAGCGACTTCATCTGGAAGGGGAGGATCCTCAAGACGATGGGAGAGACCATGCAGGCCATCCAAGATGTCCGCACTCCTGAAGAGGCGCGGGCGTTCCTCATGGCCTACGAGGAGATCACGCCGCACGCGAAGGCGAACATCGGCTACGGCCTCGGCTACTGCAGCGCGGCCGAGCGGGATCGCCTCGCTGCGCTCTTCGATGGCTGCAACCATCCCGTCTTCGGGGCGGGCTTCGGCCGCGGGAACAACCCGACGCCGCGCGAGGCGTTCTTGGCGGGCGTGGCGGCGGGACGGAAGGCGAAGCGCGATGGAGCGTGACGATCTCTACGTCCTCGACGCGCTGGGGCGCCCGCAGCCTGTCAAGGACACGCTCGAGTGGGCGCGGTGGTTCGAGTACGCCGGCGAGCGGCGCCGGATCGCCTTCGATCACCTCTGGCGGGTGACCATCTCGACGGTGTTCCTCGGGATGGATCACAACTTCTTCGGTGGCCCGCCACTCCTCTTCGAGACGATGGTGTTCGGCCCCGATGGCCGCGAACGGTGGTGCAAGCGTTGGCCGACGCTCGAGCAGGCGGAGCGGGGCCACGCCGTGGCTGTCAAGATCTTCCGTGAAGGGATGCCGTGGTGGCAGCGGCTCCTCGGCCGATGGGCGAAGGCCCTGTGGGTGGCCCGACGCTACGAGTACGACTTCGCCTCGCGCCGGTGGGAGCCGATCTGAGCCTCTGCCGCCATCGCCGGGCCGTGATGCTCCGGGGCGGCGTGCTCCGTCCCGACGAGCGGCTGCTGCCGTCCGAGGCGGCCTGGTGCCCGGACTGCGGGGCGTTCCGGGAGATCAGCGCGACGGTCGATCCCGAGCGGTGGCAGGCACCGAAGCAGACGACGCCGCCGGCAATGCCGGCCGAGTCGAGTTAGACTGCCGGCGATGTCGACGTGGCGCATCCTTGAGGGCGACGTGCGGGTGCAACTCGCTACGTTGCCGGCCGACTCGATCCACACCGTGATGACGTCGCCTCCATATTTTGGGTTGAGAAGCTACGACACGGAGCCCCAGGTGTGGGGTGGTTCCGATCCGGCCTGCGCGCATGAGTGGCAGGAGAGTCGGTACTACGTCGAGGGTGGGGGCGGGGCGGGATCGTCGGGCGAGGCGTTCCACGAGCCGGGGCCGGAGAACGCCGAGCGCATCCGCAAGGCGCGCTGGCGCGAGGATGCCGTCTGCCGGAAGTGCGAGGCATGGCTGGGGAATCTCGGCCTCGAGCCTTCGCCATTTCTTTACGTCCAGCATCTCGTCGAGGTCTTCCGGGCCGTCCGGCGCGTGCTGCGGCCCGAGGGCACCTGCTGGCTCAACCTCGGGGACTCGTTCTGTTCGAACGGCGGGGCGCGGACGTACACCGGGCTGCGGGCCGAGCGCGGGGACGAGCCGCCGCGGCCGGAACAGGTGGCGCCGGAGAAGCATGCGCGCTGGCGGAGGGACTGGGGTGGGATCAAGACGAAGGACTTGATTGGCATGCCCTGGCGCGTGGCCTTCGCGCTGCAGGAGGATGGCTGGTGGCTGCGTTCCGACATCGTGTGGTGCCTCTCCGGCGGGACATGGGTCTACGCGAAAACCGCGAAAGGCGAGACGGTCACGATGGTCAGGGATCTCGCCCGTCTCGCGCCGGAGTCGGTGCAGCTCTGGAACGGGAGTCGGTGGACTCGGCTGCTCGGCATGTCGATGTCACCGCGCTCGGGTAACGAAGTTGAAATCGTCCTCCGGAGCGGCGAGAGGATCTCCTGCACCACGACACACCGTTTCCCTACGGCGCGTGGGCTTCTCGCGGCGTCGGAAATGCGGCCCGGAGACGTGCTTTCCCGTGTTGCCCTGCCCGAACCGGAGAACCCAAGGGACTGCGCGCTCGACGAGGACGCTGCATGGTTCGCTGGCCTCTATCTCGCCGAGGGATCGCGTGCCGGAAGCACGATTCAGATTGCCGGCCACGCGAAAGAAGAAGCGAGATGGGAGCGCGTGCAGCGTGTTTCGCGAAAGTACGGCGGATCGGCTACTCGGACGGTGTCGGGGAACTGTATGAACATCCGGGTCTACGGCCGCGTGTTGTTCGCGATCCTTGATGAACTCGTGTCCGGCCGAACCGCTCACGACAAGGCGTTCGCGCCGGTCGTATGGCGCTACTCGAATCGGTTCCTCGCCGCGTTCGTCCTGGGCTACCTTGAGGGCGATGGGCATTGGGACGCGAAGAACCGGCGATGGCGTCTTGGCTTCTGCCGGAACTATAGCCTCGAGCGCGATCTTCGTGTTGCGTGCGCCCGCCTCGGGTACACACTCACGCTCAACCCCGGGTGGGCACGGTTCCAGAACGGCCGCCGCTCGACTTTCAAGGGCGAGATCCGCACGGAGCGCAGCGGGCACCACAACGATCGCGACATGGGGGAGATCATCGAGATTCGGAAGGCGCGGTGCCGTGAGGTGTGGGATCTTGGTGTCGCAGACGAGCCGCATGTCTTCGCGCTTGCGTCCGGCGTGCTGACGCACAACTCCAAGCCGAATCCCATGCCGGAGAGCGTGGAGGATCGGCCGACGCGGAGCCACGAGTTCCTCTTCCTACTCGCCAAGAGCGAGCGGTACTTCTTCGATCGGCATGCCGTGTTGGAGCCGCTGCGCTCCAACATGAGCGACTTGCGGAAGGTAATCGAGAAGAAGAACCGGATCGGGGGGAAGCACAAGGAGACGGAGGATCCGCTGCTCAAGTCGAGCGGTGCGACGCACATCGGCCAGAAGCGGTCGGTGGGCGACGCAGAGGCAGCGGCGGCTCGGCTGGCGGAGATGCAGCCCAAGAACCCGACAGTCGAGATGTTCCCGGGCGTGACGGAGACGGCGCCGGTCGAGCGCAGCGATTCGAGCGACGCGCCGCGGAAGCAGTACCGACACGAGGGCGCCGTGCGGGTCGGGCGAGAGGCGATCGCCAATCCGAATCGCATGTGGGGCGATCCCGAGGCGCTCGAGCGCATGCTCCAAGGGCGCAACATCCGCTCCGTCTGGGAGATCGCCACCGAGCCCTGTCCCGAGGCCCATTTCGCCACGTTCCCCAAGGCGCTCGTCATTCCGTGCGTGAAGGCGGGCTCGAGCGAGCATGGCTGCTGCCCGGAGTGCGGGGCGCCGTGGCGGCGTGTCGTGGTGGCGGCGGGCGGAACGATCGGCAAGGACTGGAGCCGGCATCCCAACACTCGGGAAGCCAATCTCAAGTATGGGGCGTCGATCGCTACGAAGTCGCACGATGGCACCTACCGTCGACAGGACGCGGGATGGGAACCGACGTGCAAGTGCGGGCAGGAGATCGACACCGGCGGGTTCACGCCGGAAGGACAGCCGATCGCGACGTGGAGGCCGCATGAGCCGGTGCCTTGCACCGTCCTCGATCCCTTCGCGGGCAGCGGCACCACGTTGCTCGTCGCCAACTGCTTCGGCCGGAACGCGATCGGCACCGAGTTGAACCCCGAGTACGCCCAGATCGCGCGGCGCCGTCTGGCCGGCAACGTCCCCCTCTTCGCCCACGAGGCGTGACTGCAGACTGTCTGCAGTCGGGCTTGTGGACTTGACTTCTCTTGACGAAAGTAGTAATATAGGGGTCAACGTCAATAGGGACGACGGAAGGAGGACGGCGATGGGATCGAGACTGACGTTGGCGGAGAAGGTGCTGCGGCTGGCGCAGGAGTGTCCGGACGAGGCGGAGATCGAGCAGGCGGCGCGGGCGCTGTGGGACGAGATGAAGGCGCGGCACGCGCAGCGGGACCGGCTCGCGCTGGTGGCGTTCAAGAAGGGCGACAACGTGGTGATGGCGCAGGCGGACCAGCGGCGGCTGCCGAAGGGCACGCCGGGGCGCGTGACCAACCTGGGGCAGAAGCGCGTCACCGTCGACTTCGGCGCCTACCGCATCTGGCGTGTGCCGGCAGGCTGGATCACGAAGAGTGGGGACGGTCCGAAGGGACGGCCGGACTTCACCGATGCCGATGCGCGTCGGGAGGCGCTGGCCGAGGCACGGGCGGAAGCGAGGATGTCGTAGCGGTGCCGTTCCACATCGAGGAGATCTTCGCCTTCCTGGCGACCGAGGCCGATGGCGAGGAGGGCGTCGTCGCGTGGCACACCAGCATGGGCTGGATGCCGCTCGTGGCGGCGGACAAGGCGCGCCTCGATCTCCTGCGGCGCTTCGCCCAGGAGGCCGCGAACGCGACGGGACGGCATGTCACCCTCGCGCGGTTCCATCTGCGTCATGACACCGAGGTGATTGTGCCGGAAGGAGCGCCGCGATGAACGTGACACACGAGGTTCGACGCGGGGCCGACGGCACCTTCCATGTGCAGGACATGCACGGCTTCGCGCTCGGGCAGCATCGCGTCTACGACCTGGACGGCTTCCGGCGGTGGAAGATGTCGGTCAAGGAGGCGGTCGAGAAGAACACCGGGCCCGCCTGTGCGTGCGGGCTCGGCGCGGGTTGGGTGCGTGAACTCAACGGCAAGACGTGGCGCGACGCGAGAATCGCGCCGAAGGAGGAGAGCGTGGCGAAGGCGAACGGTGGGGCGAAGGCGGGCGAGACGGTGGTGGAGACACCGGCGCCGGCCGCGCCCGAGAGCCCGGCCCCTGCGGAGGCCGCGGTGAAGGAGGCGAAGGTGAAGGCGATGAAGACGAAGACGCCCGCCAAGCCCGCGAAGGCGAAGGCCGAGAAGCCCAAGGCCGAGCGGCCGAAGGCGCGCCCGGCCGAGCCGAAGCGGACGAAGGCGGAGCGTGCCGATGCGGCGAAGCGGGCGTGGGCCAAGCGCCGCGAGCGCTTCGGCAAGAACGGCATCGGCAAGAAGCGTCCCGCGAAGCGCGAGTAGAGCAGCGTCCAGAGCGTCCACAGAAGCCGTTGACGGGCCGGGACTTACGTTCCGGCTCGCCAGCGGCTTTTCTTCTGGATTCCACCTTGACAAAAGTACAGGCATCGGGTATGATTTGGGACATGGAGGACAACATGAACACGACGAAGTGGCAGCCGAAGGTGGCCTCAACCTGCTGCGCCTGCGGGCGTCCGCTGGTCGATGCGACGAGCATCGAGTTCGGGATCGGCCCCGTGTGCCGCCGCAAGTACCAGTACGAGGACGCCTACCCCTGTAGTGAGGCGCAGATGCGGCCGGTGGTCGAGGCGCTGATCAATGCCGAGAACACGCTCGAGGTCGTCGAGTTCGCCTCGCGCGTCGAGTGCGCGATCCTGGCGAACGACTCGCGCAAGGCGGCGAACCTGCTGGTTCACTTCGCCAGCACGGAAGCGCTGCCGCTTGCGATTGCGGCGACGCACGGGCTTCGCCTCCTCGGGTACACGGCGCTCGCCGACGTGGTGCAGGAGCGGCTCTGCACGGTGCGGATCGAGGAGCGGCCCGACGGGATGCTCGCGGTGCGGACGGCGTGGAACCCCGCGTTCGTGGCGGCGGTGCGGAACGTCCCCGGGCGCCGGTGGGACGGCGAGGCGAAGGTCAACCTGATCCCGGGCGCGCAGCGCCCGGCGCTCTGGCGTGTGCTGCAGGCGACGTTCGCCGGGGCGCAGGGCGTCGGCCCGAAGGGGCCGTTCGTGATCGCGCGGGAGGTGGCCTAATGGGCTACACGAACTACTGGTACCGGACGCCCGATCTCGACGCGGGGGCGTTCCGAGCGGCGGCGGCGGACTGCGCCAAGGTCTTCGCGGCAGCGCGAGCGCGCGGGATCCGGCTGGTGGGGAAGTACGACCACCAGCGGAAGCCTGTTGCCAACGGTACGCGGGTGGCGTTCAACGGGGAGCAGGGGTGTGAGCCCTTCGAGATCGAGCGGGAGGCCGACGCAATCCTGCGGACGCGGGCGCTGTACCGCCAGGAACAGGGACACGGCGACGGTCGGTGCTTCGCCTTCTGCAAGACGGAGCGGGCGCCCTACGACGTGGTGGTGCAGGCGTGCCTCGTGGCGCTCAAGTACCACCTCGGGGAGGCGCTCTGCGTGGTGACAGACGGGGGCGATGCCGAGTGGCAGCCGGGGTTCGCCCTGGCGATGGAGGCCGGCGTCCCCGTCGGGTGGGAGATCGTGCGGAACGAGCGCGGGTCGGAACTCGTCCGGGCGGTGGCGTAGGGCCGGCGGAAATCCAGAATCAGACTTGACAAAGAATCGTGTATCGGGTACAATCTCAGCAGTCAAGGAGGACAGCCAATGAAGAACCTGTGCGGGAAGACGCGGCCGAAGGACCAGCCCTACGAGGTCTGGCGTTCGGCGGACGGGACGTGGGAGTGGCGGGTGCTCAAGAAGTACCAAGTGGACGACGCCAAGCCCTACGCCCGGTGGTTCTGCATCGTCATCACCCCGATCTGCCCGGATGGCGAGTACGGGGATGTGTACGTCGCCGAGATCCAGGGCGCGGCGCGGAGGGCGGCGTGAAGCCTCGCGTGCTGCCCGAGGACAAGGTGGTGCTCGCGCCGGAGGCGTTGTACGAGGGCGACAATGGGCGCATCCTGCACGGGCGGTGCTCCGGGGTGTCGGCGACCTACACAGGGCGCGACATCTCGGGCCGGAAGGTGCGGCGGTTGAGCGCAGCGGACGTGGCGGCGTTCCTGGCCGAGGTCGCGGATCTCGGCATCACGGAGGCGTGCGAGGGCTGCCGCGGGCGGCGGAAGTAGGAGGACGACGATGGGTGCATGGGGAGATCAACCGTTCCAAGACGACACGGCGCTCGACTGGCTCGGCGGAGTCCAGAGCGAGATCGCCAGGAAGGTGCGGCAGGCGCTGCGGACAGGCACCGGGCTGAACCACTACGAGTACGTCGAGGTCATCGCGGCGGCCGAGGTGCTCGATGCGGCGACGGGGTACGAGGGCACCAGGCGGCTGCGGCAGGAGACGCGCGGCGTCATCGGCCTGCACTACGAGGCCGAGGAGCAGCGGCTCTACTCGCGGGCCGTCCGGGCGCTCAAGAAGATCGAGCGGGATGCCGCGTGGTTCGGGACGTGGCAGGAGCCGGCGAAGAAGCGGGCGGTGGTGCGGGCGCTGCGGGAGAGCCTCGAGCGGAAGGTGTCACGCGAGCGCAAGGCACGGAGGACGGCATGAGCAAGTGCGTGATCGCGTTCGATGTGTCGGGGTCGATCCCGCCGGACTTGGCGGAGCGGGGCATCCGCAAGGCCGAGGAGATCGCGCGGGCGCTCGGGTTCACCCGCGCGCACTACTACGCCTTCGATACCGAGGTGCGGGCCGAGATCGAGGCCGAGTTCACCGGCCGGTGGCCCTTCAAGGAGAACATCGGGGGCGGAGGCACGGACATCTGCTGCGTGTTCAAGCGCCTGCAGCGATGGGCGCCGCCGGGCCCGGGGTTGGTTATCGTGGCGTCGGATCTGTGCAGCGGCCTGCCGAAGTTGCCGCCGTTCGCGGGGATGACGACGATCTGGCTCGACATATCCGGCGAGCCGCTACCCATCGAGACGCCGGTCTTCGGCCTCTTGGTGCGGCTCGCCAAGGAGGGCGCATGAACTCGAAGGCCAAGAAGCCCCTGCCGAAGCCGGCGCACGCGCATGCGTGGCACGAGGACGGGAAGGGTGCCGCGCAGGCGTGTGACTACTTCTTCACCTGCCGGTGCGGGGCGACGAAGGAGGTCTACCTCGAGCAGGACGGGACGCGCACCGATGTCTGGGAACCGACGGGGCCGGCGTGAAGTATCCGCGGATCGCGCATCTGCCGTCGAGCCCCGCCGAGGCGCGGGACGATCTCCGGCTCGAGTCGGCGGGCGCCCTCGCGGGGCGGCTGCTCCACTTCTCCGAGAAGATGGACGGGTCGAACTGCTGCTTCACGCGCGAGGGCATCTTCGCGCGGTCGCACGAGGGGCCGCCGACGCATGCCTCCTTCAATCGGGCGAAGGCGCTGTGGGCGGAAGTTCGGCATCGGATCCCGGCCGGCGTGTCCCTCTTCGGGGAGTGGCTCTACGCGCGGCACTCGATCGCGTACTGGGATCTCCCGTCCTACTTCCTCATCTTCGGGGCGCGGGACGAGGTGCGGCACGTCTGGCTGAGTGTGGCCGATACCATCGGCCTCGCGCTCGGCCTCGACTTGCAGGTCGTCCCGACGCTGGCGCAGTTCAAACTGCCGGACGGCGCAGCCGTCGATCGCTTCACCGCGGGCCTCATCCGGAGCGCGGGGCCGACCTTCGGCGACGAGATCGAGGGCGTGGTCGTGCGCGTGTCCGACGAGTTCGCCGATGCGGACTTCGAGCGATCGGTGGCGAAGTTCGTGCGCGCGGAGCATGTCCAGACGGATGAACATTGGCTGCACCAGCCCATCGTGCCGAACAGGCTGGCGCGAGGAGGACGCTGATGGCGCTGAACAAGAAGCAACTCGACAAGGCGATGGGCGGCGGGTGCCTGGACTGTGCGGATGGACACGCCCACCCCGAGATGTTCTTCCACGGGCGCTGCCATCCACGGGCCGCCGTCGAGGCGTCCTACGTGGTGGGGCAGGGCGTCGTGCGGGTGGCCTGCGTCAAGTGCCACAAGATCATCGCCGAGATCGCGGTGGCGGCCTGATGGATCCGCGCACCGATCCTCGGATGCGGCGGCGCCGGCGCGAAGCCCACGCCGAGGCGCGCGTCGAAGGGCGGGTGGCCCAAGCGCGGGAGCGCCACGCGGGGCTGCTGGAGCACCTGCAGGGCCTCGAGTGTGCGCTGGTGCTCCAGGGCGAGCCGATCGGCGACGATGATGGCTTCGTGCGCCTCTGCCGGGAGCACATCGCGCGGGGCTTCGTGCTGCCGCCGATGGTCGAGATCCAACTCCGGAGGCGGATCACGGACGGCGTGCTCGTCGAGCGCATGCTCGTGGACGACTTCACCGTGATGATCTACGAACTCCTGACGGTCGCCGCGATGGGGCTGCGGGGCCGGCGCCGCCAGATCGCTTGGAACATGCTTGATAACTGGGAACGCGAGGGGCGCTGGTCGGAGGCCCAGGTGGATCTGGCGCTCGAGATGCTGGGGGAGTCGCGGAACAGCCGGTGTGGGTGAGCGGGCACTTTCGTCCAGTTTCGTGAACCTTCCGGCCGGCGCAGGTGTTACACTCCCTGCGATGCCAGACGAAGATTCCGCGCAGCAACCTGGCGACGAGAGCCCGGGTAGTCTCTCGGCGTTCCTTGACAGTTCGTGTCGATCCGTGGGCGTGACCACGGCGCCCGTGCAAGGCGACCCCCTGCACGGCGCCGTGAGCACGTCCCTATCGCGGGGTGGTGAAGCGGTATCATGCCAGCCTCATAAGCTGGAGTTCGCGAGTTCGATCCTCGCCCCCGCTACCAGCATCGGGTGTCGCGTAGCTCAGCGGAAGAGCACCCGTTTGACATGCGGGGGGCTGCTGGTTCGACCCCAGCCGCGGCAACCAGGGCGCGCCGCGGCGGTGGGCTATACCGGGGCCGGCGCCGCGCTGGCGAAACGGGCCGCGTAGTCCACGCGGGTCCGTAGCTCAGCGGCCGAGCAGCCGGCTTTTAACCGGAAGGCGAGGGTCCGACTCCCTCCGGGCCCACCGGGACGTGTTCTCCCCGGCCGCCTGTAAAGCGGTCGCTCTGATATGGGGAGCGGCGAGCAAGTGGTTCAACTCCACCACGGCCCACCAGCGTCTTGACAAAGATTCGCTGATGTGGTAGAATCCAGGTTTCGTGCGTGGTCGAGCGCCGAGGCGCGACTTGACCGAGGTTCTCTGACAGTTCGACGAGACGTTCGAGTGGGCGCGGTGCGCGAACACCGCGTCTGCATTCACGCCGTGGCCGATCGGATCAGGCACAGGACTACGGATCCTGCCAAAGAGGTTCGACTCCTCTCGGCGTGACCATCCGGTCCACGGTAGCTCAACTGGCTGAGCGCCTGGCTGTTACCCAGGATGATGTAGGTTCGAGCCCTACCCGTGGAGCCAGAGACTTTCAGATGCTCGGTAGCTCAACTAGCGGAGCAAGTCCCTCTTAAGGACGAGGCTGAGGGTGCGAATCCCTCCCGGGCAACCATAACACGGGTTCGCGTGGGTTCGAGTCCCACCGGATCCACCAGGGAAGGATCAGAGATGACGCCAGCAGGCATGCCATGCTTGCTGGCGCGCGGGTGCAACTCTCGTGGCCCTCTCCGGCGCGGCGCCGCCTCGCCGCAATGCTCCCGTCGTCTAGCCGGCAGGACGCCACCCTCTCACGGTGGAAACGTGGGGTTCGAATCCCCTCGGGAGTACCAGCATGGGGGCGAACTAGTTTTCGATCGGAGATCGGAGTCCGGGGATGCGCGCCGGGGTTGGTCAGCAGGCCCCGTCAACAAGCGGACCACAATTCATCAGCCAGTCACCTCAAGGTGACCACCGTGGACTTCCGGGCCGCTCACGCGGCTCGGGGCCTGCGGCTCGCGGCCTAGCCGACCTCGAGCAACCCCGCCTTGCGCACGGCCCGGCGCAGGGAAGGCACCAGGGTCTGACACCCAGGAAAGACTGGGTGCTTGGCAAGAGACGCCTGACGATGGGCTGTCCTGCGCCCGAGGAAAGACGAGAAGCAGGGACACGCGCGTAGAGGCTTCGGGCGAAGGTCTTTGAGACGCGAGTGCAAATCTCGCCGCCTCCAATCGCCTACATCGGGTATTGCGCCACGCCTACATCGCGGCTACGATGGGGGCGTGGCGACTACCATTGTTCGGTGCGCCCGCTGTGGGAAGGAAGTCGAGAAGCGGATCGGGGAAGTCAACCGTGCCCGAAGGCTTGGCCGCCGGTTCTTCTGCGGACTCTCATGCACAGCGGTCGCGGGCAACGCGCCGAAGAAGGCGAAGACATTCGAGATGACGTGCCCGGTCTGCGGAATCGTGTTCAGCACGTCCACCCGCCGTCGGTCTAAGCGGTTCTGCTCTCGTGCTTGTGCCAGCAAGGGGAGCGTGAGCGAGGAGCGGCGCGAGGCTGCGCGTCGCTCCGGGCTTGAGAACGCACACAACCTCTTCTCGCCGGCCGAGACGCTCAAGCGCCGGGAGGAGTGGAAGTACGCGGCGCTTCGGGAGACGCTCGTTGCGGCCGGAAGGCGGTTCGAGTTCGAGTTCGAGATTGGGGCGTTCGTCTTCGACCTCGCGCTTCTCGACGTGAAGGTGATCGTGGAGTTCGACGGGTCGTACCACAAGGATCCGAGGCAGCGGGAAGTCGACTGCCGCAAGGATCGGGCGGCCCGCAAGGCGGGCTTCCGAGTGGTTCGTCGGAAGGTCAAGTCTGAGTCGGTCTTTTCCCCCGCGATGCTCGCGGGTCTGTAACTGCTGTGCGGTAGCTCAACTTGGATAGAGCGTCGGCCTCCGAAGCCGAAGGCTGCGAGTTCAAGTCTCGCCCGCGCAACCAGCAATGTTCCGGTGGCGCAACAGAAGCGCGACTCGGTCCTAACGAGACGGCTGCAGGTGCGACTCCTGCCCGGAACACCAGAAGGCGGCCGGATGCCGCTGGGAGTACATGGCCCTGGAGGTCGTGAGGTTCGACTCCTCACTCGCGCGAATAGATCGTGCGGTAGCTCAACGGTAGAGCGCCAGGATTCCGGGGCAACCCGGTTCTCTCGGCTCTCTTGTCGGTCGTCTTCATTCGGGCTGTAGCGTAGCCTGGTCAACGCGCTTGCTTCGGGAGCAAGAGACCGCAGGTTCAAATCCTGCTAGCCCGACCAGCGAGGCATCGGGATGCTGTTGGGAGTACACCAAGTTCAAATCTTGAAGCCCGCAAGGGCTCGCCTGAGAGGGCAACCTCTGGAAGGCATTCCTCTCGACTCTCTTGTCCGGGGCCTCGTGTGCGTGCGGAAGCTCAAGCGGTGGAGCGTCGGCTTTGGGAGCCGAAGGGTGTCGGTTCGAACCCGACCCGCGCGACCAGGGAACGATCCGGATGCTGCTGGGAGTACATCTAAACTGAACTCTCGGCGTCCCTTGTCGGGCCGTTCTCGCTCGGGCTGTAGCGCAGGCTGGCTAGCGCGCCTGAATGGGGTTCAGGAGGCCGCCGGTTCGAATCCGGCCAGTCCGACCAGGTGACGACGAACGAGGACGATGCCTCGGCAGAGACTCGGCCGGAGATGGACAGTGCGCCTGCTCCGGTGCCTAGCGACACGCCGGCTTCATCGATCCGGTGCGGACGGCAACGACATCCTTTGCGTCGTCACCGATAGATCCGTAGCTCAGTTGCGCAGAGCGCCTGCTTCACACGCAGGAGGCCATAGGTTCAAGTCCTATCGGATCTACCAGCGACGCGGAGAAGGGGAAGGCGCGGTCATCAGACCGAAGCCTCATCGTAGAGTGGTGGTCCAGCATCAACGGCGGCACGTCCGTACGGCTCTGCTGGCGCTGATCCGGGTTTCACCCCGCCGGTCTGTGCGGCGCTACCCAAGTGCCTGCCAAAGCCGGCCCGAGTCGCTCTCGTTCGGTAGCCTAGTGGTTCAGGCACTACCCTGATAAGGTAGGTCAGGAAGGTTCGATTCCTTCCCGAACGACCACGGAGCGTGGCCGAGTAGTCTCAGGCGCGACTCCTATACAGTCGAGACGCGGGTGCAACTCCCGCCGCTCCAACTGCCCTGTCGTCCAACGGTAGGACGCCTGGCTCTGAACCAGGAAATCTGAGGTTCGAATCCTCGCGGGGCAACCAGCGGGTGCGTTGGTGTAGCGGCAGCACGGCAGATTGTCGATCTGCTAGTACGGGTTCAACTCCCGTACGCACCGCCAGAGAAGATCGGCCGGTGGCACAGTCGGAAGCGCGTCTGCCTTACACGCAGAAGGTCGGAGGTTCGAACCCTCCTCGGCCGACCAGCGCGAGTGGTGAAATTTGGTAGACACGCAAGATTGAGGGTCTTGTGCCGAAAGGCATGGAGGTTCGAGTCCTCTCTCGCGCACCAGATGGAGAGGAGCCAGATCGTTGGTTAGCTGGACTGGTTTGCTAAACCAGGGTCGCCTCAACGGCGACGGTGGGTTCGACACCCATCCTCTCCGCCAGCATCCGCGCGTGGGGGAAATGGCAGACCCGCCTGTCTCAAGAACAGGTGCTTCGGCGTGCAGGTTCGACTCCTGCCGCGCGGACCAGATGCGGGCATCGTCTACTGGCTAAGACATCGCGTTTTCAGCGCGAGAAACGGGGATCGATACCCCGTGCCCGTACCAGCATCTTCGGGTGGCGGAACTGGCAGTCGCGCTAGGCTCAGAACCTAGTGGGGAAACCCGTGGGAGTTCGACTCTCCCCCCGAAGACCAGATGGCCTCGTAGCCGAACAGGAACGGCGCCGGGTTTCTACCCCGGAGGCTGCAGGTTCGAGTCCTGCCGAGGTCGCCAGCAGAAGGAGTGTGGTGTAACGGAAACATCTCAGCCTCCAAATCTGAGGTCCAGGGTTCAACTCCCTGCGCTCCTGCCAGCACGATCCCGTGGCCGAGAATCAGGCGCACCCCTGCAAAGGGTGAACGACGCAGGTGAAAGTCCTGCCGGGATCTCCACAAGGATGAAGTGCGGGTTCGACTCCCGCCAAGAAGTTCGACTCCTTCGGGAGCACGGGTCTTGTGGTGTAACGGTAGCACGCATCCGCTGGGCGCATGGTGAAGTCAGCATCACACGACCCTTGCACGGTCGGGTGCCCGGAGCAAAGCCGGGTGCGTCCACCAGATGGGCTTGTAGCTCAGTTGGAAGAGCGCCGCGTTCGCAACGCGGAGATCGCCGGTTCGAGTCCGGCCAGGTCCACCAGGGCTCGTAGTTCAGATGGAAGAACGCCGGAATGGCATTCCGGAGATCGCGGGTTCAACTCCCGCCGGGTCCACCACCTCGGAAGAGTGGCGTAACGGCTAGCGCAACGGTCCCGAAAACCGTCCGGGTAACTCCCGTGGGGGTTCGATTCCCTCCTCTTCCGCCAGCGGCCGGGCATTCCCTTCGGCCCGCCGTCGGGTGCGCCGGAAGTGCCCGACAATCCGATCAGGCGCGACGCCTGGGCAAGCCTCGGGTTCGACCAGCCGAGGCAGGCTTCCTTTCATCGGAACTCCGGTCCCTGGTCGAGTGGAGGGGGTCCGGCCGGACGAGGAACTCGCTTGGAAGGCGAGCGCGGCTCACGCCGTCCGGGGTTCGAGTCCCCGCCCCTCCGCCAGAAGATCGCGGGTGTAGCTCAGTAGTAGAGCGCCACTTTGCCAAGGTGGAGGCCGTGGGTGCGAAACCCACTACCCGCTCCAGATCCCGTCCCCCTTAGAAAGATGGAGGTTCGAATCCTCCCCTGTGCAGTAGACGCGCGAGTAGTTTAACGGCAGAACAGTCGGGGGAGAGGCGGCTCTTCAGGCTCTCGCTGTCTCGAGAGGCGCTGGCATGCTGAGGCAGGCCGGCGCACGATGCGGGCCTCGTCTAGTGGCAAGGCGTCGGGCCTCCAACCCGAGGACGCGAGTTCGATTCTCGCGGCCCGCTCCAGTTCTGTGGGGTCAGCAACCTTGGAACCCCCAAGTGTTCGCTGACGGCCGTCGACTTCACGATCCAAGATTCACACGGGGCCAACGCACGACGGTGATGCGTAGCGGTGCTCACGAGGGGCTCTCGTTGGCGCTGCGGCGATACGCGGGCCAGGGGGCGCCAGCTGTCTCTGGCGCATGCATGCGGCCGTAGCTCAGTAGTAGAGCGCCAGGTTCCCAACCTGGAAGTCGCGGGTGCGAAACCCGCTGGCCGCTCCAGATCTGCGGGATCCCTACCTCGGCTTCCGCCGAGAAGCGGGAGTCGAGGGAGGGATACCCCGCAGTCCAGCGCGCCCGACTGTCTTCGGCGACTTCTGCCCTGTCGGCTAATGGTAGGCCGCGAGGCTTTGACCCTCGCCGTGTACGTTCGAATCGTACCGGGGCAGCCAGCCGCTGTAGCTCAGATGGAAGAGCGCCTCCTTGGTAAGGAGGAGGTCGCGGGTCCGATTCCCGCCGGTGGCTCCAGCCCGAGTGGTGTAGCAGCAGCACGGCGAGCCTGTACCTCGCCAGCGGCGGTGCGATCCCGCCCTTGGGCCCCAGATGCTGAAGTGGCAGAACAGCGATGCACCGCTCTCGTAAGGCGGGCTATGTGGGTGCAAATCCCACCTTCAGCTCCAGCCCGCGGATCGACGCGACGATGGTGACCGTCGCCTAACAGTAGGGCACGAGACTGTGACTCTCGCCGCGCGAGTGCGACTCTCGCCGGTCACCCCAGATTCGGATGAACCTTTCGAGTGGATTGAGTGTTTCCCTTCGTGTACACTTCTGTAAATCCCAGAGAAGGAGGATAGACCGATGGCAAACAAGTCCCTGTTCCAGTCCCGGCGGGGGGCCACCCCGCCCGAGACGACCGATCGCAACGAGGCCGGCGGGCTGGCGTACACGCTCACCCCGCGGCACGCGCTCGCCCAGTTGGCGGCCACGGGCTGCCTCGGCGAGGCGTTCTACGCCAGCGGCGAGGCGCAACTCGACACCGTCCTCATCCTGCTCAAGCACGTCGACGTGACGCCCGAGTTCGTCGCCAAGGTGGCGGTCTACGCCCGGCAGCGCGGCTTCATGAAGGACATGCCGGCCGTCCTGCTCGCGTGGCTCCGCAACCAGGGGGCGGAGGGCGCGAAGTGGTTCGAGCGGGCGTGGCCGCACGTTGTCACGAACGGGAAGATGCTCCGCAACGTCGTCCAGATCCTGCGAAGCGGCAAGATGGGCAAGCACCGGGCGCTCAAGGGCGTCGTCCGGCGGCTCATCCACGCCTGGTTCGCAGTCCGGCGGCCCCACGTCCTCCTGCGGGACAGCGTGGGCACCAACCCGTCGCTCGGGGACATCATCAAGTTGGCCCGGCCGAAGCCGATGGGCGAGGCGGCGACGGCGCTCTACGGCTGGCTCATCGGGAAGGTCGCGGGCGACGATCCGCGGCTGCCAGCGGCCATCCGGGAGTACGAGGCGTTCAAGAAGGATCCGGCGGGCAAGGACGCGCCGGACGTGCCGATGCAGATGCTGACCAGCCTGCCGCTCACCCGGGAGCATTGGGTGGCGGTGGCCCGGCGCGGCTGGTTCCACCAGACCCGGATCAACCTCAACAACTACGCCCGCAAGGGCGTCTTCGAGGTCGAGGGGCTCACCGCGGAGATCGCGGGGAAGCTCCGCGACCCGGAGACGATTCGGAAGGCCAAGGTGTTCCCGTACCAGTTGCTCGTCTCCTATCTCGCGACCACGGGGCAGGTGCGGGACGCGAAGGGCCAGTTCATCGAGGGGCGGATCCCGAAGGCGGTCACGGAGGCGCTGCAGGATGCGCTCGAGGTCGCCACGGAGAACGTGCCGGCGCTTGAGGGGAAGGTCTACGTCTGCGTCGACGTGTCGGGCTCGATGTCCTCGCCGATCACGGGCGCGCGGGGCGTGGGGGCGACGACGGTGGCGCGGTGCGTGGACGTGGCGGCGCTCATCGCGTCGGCCATCCTGCGGAAGAACCACGAGGCCGAGGTCATCCCGTTCGACACCGTGCCGCACACGGCGACGCTCAACCCGCGGGACACGGTGCTCACGAACGCCCAGAAGCTCGCCAAGTACGGCGGGGGCGGGACGGACTGCGCCTCGGTGCTCCGGATGATCAACGGCAAGAAGGGCAAGGGCGACCTCGTCATCATCGTCTCCGACATGGAGTCGTGGGTGGACACGCACGCCTACGCGGGCACCGGACTCTACGGGCAGAGCAGCGGTGTGGCCGACGAGTGGGCGACCTTCAAGAGCCGGAACCCGAAGGCGCGGCTGGTCTGCATCAACCTGCAGGCGTACACGACGGTGCAGGCGCCGGAGCAGCCGGACACGCTCAACATCGGCGGGTTCTCGGACGCGGTGTTCGAGATCCTGGCCGAGTTCGCGCGCGGCACGCTGGCGGCCGAGCATTGGCTGGCGAAGGTCGAGGCGCTCGATCTCGCGGCCACGGACACGGGCGAGGCGGAGGAGAAGCACGAGGAGACGGTGGAGCCGGCGGAGCCGGTGAAGGAGGAGTAACGAACGGGTAGGGGCCGGATGCTCGGGGAGAATCTTGCCTTGCGGCATTCTCTCCCGTAGCGTAGACTGGCTTCGTGCAGAAGACGAGGCCGTGTCGGAAGTGTGGCCGGCCTCGCGTCGGAAAGAACAAGACGAAGGACGGGAAGTGCCGGAGGTGCCGGCTCGAATACAAGAAGACCCACTACCGAAGCAACCGAGCGTACTACGTCTGGAAGGGCAACAAGTCGAAGCAGAAGCTTGTTGAGAGGAACCGGAGATTTGTTGTTGCGTACCTCCTCGTGCATCCGTGCGTGGACTGCGGAGAGCCGGATCCTCTTGTCCTTGACTTCGATCATCGAGATCCAGAGAAGAAGATCATGACCGTGAGCCTTCTAGTCTCACGGGTAAGAAAGGAGAGGTTGATCGAGGAGATCGAGAAGTGTGACGTGCGATGCGCCAACTGCCATCGACGCAAGACGGCGAAGCAACTCAGGCACGTCCGCTATCGAATCCTTCAAGAGATGCGTTCATCGGTAGGGGCCGGATGAAGTCGGGAGTACATTTACATCTGTAGTAAATCTCCGGGGGCAACCCCGGGTTCTCTCGGCAACCCTTGTCGGCCCCTACTTTTTTGACATCGCTGGTCGGAACCGGATGCAGTCGGGAGTACATCTTTTCACAAAAGAGAGGTGCGGGTTCGATTCCCGCCGGTGCCGGGGCAACCCGGTGCCGTAGCTCAACGGCAGAGCGCTTCGTTCTCTCGGCATCCCTTGTCGGTTCCGATCTTTTTGGAGTGGTAGCTCAATCAGTAGAGCACCCGGCTGAAGACCGGGGCACGTCGGCGCAAAACCGGCCCACTCCACCAGCCGAGGTGGCCGAGCAGCATGAGGCACCTCCCTCATAAGGAGGCTAAGGCGGGTGCGACTCCCGCCCTCGGTACCAACGATCAACGCCCGCGGAGAGGCCTCGTGTCTCCGACGGTACCAGCAGGTACCAGGTGGTACTGCGCGACGGGCGAGTCGTAGACTGGCCCGCATGGACATCCCGCAGGCCGACCCGGGCGACTTCTGGCTGGCGCGGAAGCACCCGTCGTGGCGCGGGGCACGCTTCCCCGACGGCCACCGCAGCGCGAACGTGGCGTGCGGCAACGGGCATGTCGCCAGCCTCTCGGATCACAACATCGCGGCCGACGGCACCGTCTCGCCCAGCCTCGTGTGCCCGGCGCAAGGTTGTGGCTGGCACGAGGTCGTCCGGTTGATCGGGTGGGATACCTGACGATGGTCGACCTTCATCGGGCGCCGCCGAACCGCGGCTATCCGGGCTGGTGTCCGCCGCTCACCTGGGACGGGCCCCTGCAGCCAGGCAACAGCGTCCTGGTGTTGCTGTCCTGCGGGAACGGGCACGAGGGCACCTTGCAGACGCCCACGATTCACCAGATTGCGGCCGACGGGACCGTGACGCCGAGTTGCGTGTGTCCCTACAAGGGGTGCGGCTGGCACGAGTTCGTGCGGCTGGTCGGATGGATGCCGTAGCCGACTGCAGACGGTCTGCAGTCGACAAGGGGCTCCCATCTTTGCTCCCAACGGGTACACTTCTGTCATGCCCCGCGCGGTTGAGCGCACGACGCTGCCCCTCGAGCGTCTCGTCCCCTCGCCCTACAACCCGCGGAAGATGTCCGACGAGGCCAAGGCGGGCCTGCGGACGTCCATCGAGCGGTTCGGGATGGTGCAGGAGATCGTGGTCAACCAGCGGAACATGCACGTCGTCGGCGGCCACCAGCGGCTCGTGGCGCTCCGGGAGACGGGAGCGACGGAGGTGCCGGTCGCGCTCATCGCACTCACCGACGACGAGGAGAAGGCACTCAACGTCACGCTGAACAACCCGAAACTGCAGGGAGAGTGGACGTCGGATCTCCAGGCCGTGCTCGATGGCGTGGCCGACGACGTGTTGAAGGGGCTGCGCGCGGACGATCTCGTCGAGGAACTGCAGGCGAAGCTCGAGGCTGAGGAGAAGCGGGCGCAGCGGCAGTTCGCCATCGATCAGGTGCTGGTGGCGCCACCCCCGCAGATGGTCTGGGCGCTCGTGGCCATCCCAGCAGGACGTCTCTCGGAGATCGCACCGCACCTCGAGGCCATCAGCAAGGTCGAGGGTGTGATGTACGACCAGATCATTCGATGAGCGCGCCGGCCGGGAAGTCGATCCACGTCACCACGGCGCCCCTGCGCATCGGCGGGCAGCAGGACAACCAGTACCTGCCGGAGAAGCTCGCGCTGCGGCGCTACTTCCTCACCAAGTACCCGATGCCGAGGGCCAAATCCTTCCGGGTGATCGACTGCTGTGCCGGGGAGAAGCAGGCCATCTGGACGCAACTCCGCCAGGAGTACGCGGTCCAGTACCTGGGGCTCGACAAGAAGCGCGTCGGGGGCGCCATCGTGAAGATCACGGCCGAGCGCTGGCTCGCGCAGACGGCGTGGGAGGCGGACGTCGTCGACATCGACACCTACGGCGAGCCGTGGGTGATCTGGGAGGCGCTGCTCGAGAGCTTCAAGGGTGAGGAGATCACGGTCTTCCTCACCTACTGCAACGTGCCGGTGAACAACGCCGTCGGCCGGATGTCCCAGGTTGTGCGCCAGCGCATCGGGATTCCGGAGGGGTGGAAGATCTGGCACTCGCGCGTCATCGCGCCCTTCACGATGAACGCAATGCTGGCCTACGCCATCGAGCGCGGCTTCAAGGTCATCGAGGCGGCCCGGATCCGCTTCACCTATCAGCCGGGCATCGGGGTGCGGTGGGACTGGAACGAACTCTACCTCTACATGGGACTGCGGTTGCGATGGACAGCGTGAACGCCCGCGCGAGCGAGATCCTCCGGATCTTCCGGACGCAGGAGGATGCGCGGATGGAGGTCATCCACCCGCTGCTCGCCGATCCGATCCTGCGGAACCTGGTCGTGGCCTGGTCCCTCACGCCAGTGGAGTTCACCGAGCCCGAGAAAGCGCCTCCGACGGAGGAGGCCCTGCGCTGGGAGTGGCTCTGGGGCGGCACGCGCTTCAAGCGGGAGGATCTGGCGGCGGTGCTCCAGATCGAGGTCATCCGGCTCGATCCGCTGCTCCAGCGCGCGATCGCCTTCCGGCTCATCTACCCGGACGGCACGGCCAACTCCTACGCGATCAAGTTCATCCGGACCGAGGTGGCGAAGGGTGTGGGAGTGCGGAAGAAGCCCAAGGCGGAGGCGTAGCGTGCTTGCTGTCGGACGCGGACGTCCAGTAGGGTAGGGCTGCGATGCCGGCCACTTTCCGGCGCTACGACCGCAAGCCGTCCGCTGAAGAGACGCGCAACCGCCGCCTCGAGGTCTTCCGTCTCTTGATGCGGGGCATCAACAAGACGGTCATCGCCAAGACGCTCGGGGTCCGACGCAAGTGCGTCGCTACGGATGCGGAGTGGATCCGGCAGAACCTCCGGGAGTTGGCGGCCAACGCCGACACCTTCGCCGAGGTCGGGGTGGCGGCGGCTGAGATGCAGGAACTCAAGCAGGAGGCGATGTACCACTTCTCGCAGGCGGGGAACCACCACGCCAAGAGCCAGTACCTGCTCATCGCCATGCAGGCGATTGAGAAGCGGCTCAAGCTCATGACGGACGCCGGGATCATCGAGCGGGCGCCGACGGTGCAACTCGACATCGACGTGGCGAAGCTCTCGATGGTCGAGTTGATGAAGCGGCGGGAGCAGGTGCTCGAGCAGATTGCGAGGATGGGCTTCGGTGGGCTCGTCGCCGCCCCGAAGAGTACGCTCCTAGAGGAGACGCAGCCCCCGCTGACCAGCCACGGCACGAACGGCGCCCAGGCGAATGGCCACGAAGACTAGCGCGAATCGGTCGACCGGCGAGCAGATGCGGGAAGTCCGCGCTTCGCTGGCTACGCTGCAGTCCATCGACACCGAGATCAAGCGGCGCATGGTCGCCGAGAACCCGACGTCCTACGGGTTGCCGGATCTGCTGCGGGCGCCGCCGCCCGGAGAGACGCCGGAGCGGCGGATCGCCCGCGAGAACCACGAGATGAAGACGTTCATCGAGACCAAGCTCAGCGTCCTCAAGGACGGCGTGCAGCGGAAGGTCAAGTTGACGCCCATGATGGTCGAGTTCCTCGGCGACATGTTCTTCCGGCGGCATTCGCTTGCGATCGTGTGGAAGGGCCGCGGCTCGGGCGGATCGTTCTGCACCTCGCTCCTGCTCTGGCTCTCGGTCATCTACCACCGGATGTCCTTCACCAACATGGCCGGGGCGCAGGAGCAGGCGAAGATCATCTACCGCTACACGAAGGACTTCTGGGCCAACTTCCCGGATCTCTCGGCGGCCTTCCTCGACGGGGAGCCGCTGCTCACCATGACGCGCCTCAAGACCGGCGCGATGATTCAGCTGATCTCGGCGTCGGAGAAGCAGGCGCGCGGCAAGCACAACCCGGGGTTCGTCTCCGACGAGTCCTGCCAGGATGCCGAGGGCGTCGACCGGCTCATCATGGCCGCCATGCAGAACGCGATGTCGGAGCCGGATCACATGGTGGTGCTCGTCTCGACGTTCCACCACCCGGTGGGCCTCTTTCAGGAGATCTGGGACTACGCCTCCGAGCGCGGCTTCAAGCGCTACAACTGGGACGTGTTCGAGGCGATGGAACGCTGCGATGTGGGCCTCGAGACGGCGACGGCCGATGATCCCACGGCGCTCAAGTTCTGCCGGGAGCAATGCCCGCTCACCTGGCAGAAGACGCAACTCGACGTGGACGGGAAGCCGATCGGCATATCCGTGAAAGGCTGCCACGGCCGGGCGCGGAGCGGCCACGGCTTCCTCACGCGGCACGCCGTGCTCACCGCGCAGAAGATGAACCGCGGCACCAACATCTTCGAGACCGAGTACGCGAACGAGCGCCCGGACTGGATGCGGCCGGTCTACGACGTCGAGTGGATCGAGCGGGCGCTGGTGCCGGAGACGTTCCCGCCCGAGGGCACGCGGGTGATCCAGAAGTCGGCCGGCATCGACTGGGGGCTCGAGGGACAGACGGCGCTGGTGCTGGCGCTGCTCTGCGACGTGCCGACGGGCGCGCCCCCGCCATCGGCGCAGAATGCAGGCATGCCGCTCCGGCCACCGTTCGACCGCTGCGTCATCGTCGTCGACGCGCACTACATGACCGGCAAGCTCACGCCCGAGGCCATCAAGGTGCTCTGGACGTGGGCCGAGGAATACGGGCAGGAGAAGTTCTACGTCTACGGGGACGCGAGCCACCCGTTCAACAACCTCGAGGTCGAGCAGGCGGGCTTCGACCTGCGCGCCGTCCCCTTCAACCGTTTCAAGGACTACGGCATCGGCAACGTCACGAAATTCTTCACGACGGCGGGGCGATTTCACATCCGTCAGGATCTCAACGGCCTCATCGAGCAGTTGAAGCGGTATCGGCTCGATCGGACGGGGAAGCCGATCAAGGTGGAGGACCACGGGCCGGACGCCCTGATGTGTGCCATGCTCCACTACTCCTTCGAGGAGCACTTCGCGGCGGACCTCGACGTGCCGGCGGAACCCCCGGCGCCCACGCTCCGGGACTTCGCCAAGTTGCTGCCGGGCTTCGAGGGGGTGGCGCGGCCGACGCCCGAACTGCCGAACGTTCCTCGGTCCTCGTTGATCCAGGTGGAACGTCCGCAACGCAAGAAAACAAGCGATGGACAGGTGATCGTGGTATGATGGACGGGCAGCGGGCGCGGCATGCCGCCGGCCCGTAGGAGGCTCACATGTCGAAGCAGATCTTCGTGTCGTTCCCGCCCATCGGGCAGCAGTTCGGGACGGATGCCCGTGTCCTCGAGCGCGCGGCGAAGAAGGTGTTCGACGCCGTCGGCTCGAAGCCGGTCACCGGCCTGTGGCGCTCGCCGCTCGGGGGCATGAAGGCGACGGTCGCCGACGGCGACAGTTCGCAGAACACGGCGGACGCGCTCGCGCAGGGCGTGAAGGACTCCGGCGGCCCCTCCACGGGCTACCGGGCCCAAGAGGTCAACAACGCCGGCGTCGTCACCGATCTCGTCGCCCCGGCGCCGGTCTAGTCGGACGGGCCAATCTGCTTGACGCGCCGGAGCCGCCAGCGTACCGTTGGAGGCTCCGGCGAGTTGGATTCGCCGGGAGGACCGCATGCACACGCGGGATAGCCTCCGCTACGGACTCCGGTTTGTAGGTGCGCTCGGCCAGGTCGAGAAGCATCCACAGCCGGGGGCAGGAGTCGCCGTCGAGATGATCGAGAAGGCCGGCAATCCCTGGCGCGACGAGTTCGGACGGTTCGCCGAAGAGGCGAACGCGGTCTTCAACGTCAACGCGGCGCTGCCGGCCGAGGAGTTGGAAGCCCGCGCGCAGACCTACGAGCGCCGGTCCCGGGTGCGGATCCGGCAGGCGGAGAAGCAGGGGGCGACCGGCCTCAAGGAAGGCTTCCTCCACTACGCGCCGAAGGCGATGCAGACGGGCACCGAGCCGGACGAGTGGAAGAGCCTCAACCAGGCCGTCGGCAAGGCCGAGGGCGTCGCCAACACCTACATGGAGCGCGTGCGGGTGATGGGGGCGGCGCAGTCGCCCGAGGGCGAGAAGCAGAAGGCGTTCTGGCTCGCCAACGCGGCGGCGCTCCGGGACATGGCGACGATCCTGGCGAAGAAGCGGGACAAGATCGAGAAGCCCACGCCGGCCGAGCCGGCGCTGGTGCCGGCAGGCGAAGAGCACGCGGTGGTCAAGACGGCCCTCCCGGACTTCATCTCGGAGGCGTTCGAGAGCATCGATGCCGTGCGGGAAGGGTTGGGGGGCGAGACGGCGCGGCGCGCCAAGGGCTACATCGTCGCCAACGCCATCCAGATCGGGCTGCTCTCGCGGGATGCGGGCAACGCGATCCTCGACCGAATCGGCGTCGAGGAGATCCGGGAAGAGGCCGACATCGGCGCAGAGGCCGAGGCCACGAAGGAGTAGACGATGGGCGCGCAAGGCTTCTATGTTCGGGGCAACAAGGCAGTCGTCGGAAACTTCATCGACGAACTCGAGCTGGAGCGCGATCAGATCGCGGCCGGCTTCCAGCGCGTCTGGGACAACACCTTCCGGGGGCAGGCGATCTTCGTCGATCCCGCCACAGGAAACGACCTGAGCACGGGGCAGTCCTGGGACACCGCCGTCAAGACCATCACCCGGGCGCTCGCCATCGCCGTCTCCGGCCGCTGCGACACCATCTACTGCGCGCCAGGCACCTACGCCGAGAATGTCGTCGTCACGAAGGACGGAATCTCGCTCATCGGGTTCTGCCCCGGCGGCTACGACCGGCCGGACGTGGTGGGGGCCGCGGGCATCCCGCTCGCCGTCCACGCGCAGGGCTTCGTCTGCCGGCACATCCGGTTCGCGTCGCCGGGCGCGTTCGTGGCGGTGCGGCAGCAGGGTAACGGCTTCCTCTACGCGGACTGCGTGTTCGACGGGAACGGGACCGATGGCCTCGAGTTGCGTCCGGACAAGGACGACGACTCGTTCACGGCGTCCGAAGGGCAGATCTTCGGTTGCCTCTTCCGGGGCGCGACGAGCGTCGGGCTGCGCTTCGTGAACCCGGGGCTGGGCGTCGAGGGCGGCGTGGGCCCGACGGACGTCGAGGTGCGGGGGTGCCGGTTCTACGACAACGGCGTCGACATCAGGGACACGGACACCGCCGGGTCGAACGACACGACCTTCCTCAACTGCGTGGTCGAGGACTGCGACTTCCTCACGGATGGCGCGGGGGTGTACGTCGACTTGTCCGCGGGCGGGGCCAACAAGGGCATCATCACGAACTGCCGGTTCAACGAGACGTTGGTGGCGGCCGGACAGATTCTCGCGCCGGTGCCGGTGCGCCTGGTCGGGTGCTTCGATGCCACCGGCGTGATCGACGCGAGCGCGTTCTAGGCAGAGGATCAAGGAGAAGGAGCACACATGGCTGTCGCCACGAAGTCGCAATGGGAAGGCCGCCTCGGCATCGAGGTCATCGGCAAGATGCTGGGCTGCTGCGTCGGCACGATCATCAAGTGGCGGCCCCAGTACATCGGGCAGCGGCATACGTGCTCGTACTGCAACTCCGCCATGAAGACCATCCGGGCCGGGGAGATGGAGGGGGAGCAGACCTTCACCGGCGCCCTGAACGAGTGCCGGATCGAGCGGGCCGCGCCGAATCTGGTGCTCGGCGGCCTCTACTTCCAGGCCACACGCTTCCCTGATCTGTCGCTGGTCGAGCGCTGGCTCGAGGACCGCGACGTGGCGGGCCAGGCGCAGGTGTTCGACCAGCACGCGCACTACGTCCCGATCGAGCGCCTGCAGCCGGTGACGGTGCGGGCGATCTGGGTCGCGCCGGGCGTGGTTGGCGAGGTCGGGCTCGCGGAGAAGGACGGGATGCCGGCCCAGGGGGGACAGGCGTCCATGCACTCGCCGGGCATCTCGACCGTCGGGATGATGAGCGGCGGGACGCTGCACCCGTCCCAGGGCATGCCCGTCCGGGGGATCGGCGACATGCCGTCGGTGCTCCACGGGACCACGGAGATGCAGGATGGGCACCGGCACGAGTTCCACCTCTCGCCGTACCCCGACGCGAACGGCTTCCGGGTGAAGGGCTTCTCGTCCTTCAACGACGGCCACGCGCACATGATCGAGGCGGCGCTCAGCACAGACGGCGCGCTCGACGCCCGGACGGCGCCGGACCAGGCGCCGGTCGGCGGGCACGCCCACTCGCACCGCATCCTCTGGACCCCGGGCACGATCATGGTGTCGCTGAAGGAGCAGCCGGTCTGCGCCCGGACGGTGGAGGAGAGCTGTGCGGCGGTCCGGGAGAAGATCTCGGCCATGTTCGCGCAGACGCGGGCGGAAGGGGCCGCTGCCCCGGCGGTGCTCGCCAAGGCCAAGCCGAAGGGGCTTGGTCGCGTGCAGCCGTCCGGCGAGTTCGTCGGGGGCTTCGAGGGCTGCGTCGCGGCCATGCGGAAGAAGGGTGGGGTCAAGGATCCCGAGGCGCTCTGCGCCTTCATCGGGCGGAAGGCCGGCAAGATCAAGGCGCTGGACGCGGCCGACGGGGAGGAAATGGCGGATCTGGGATTCGAGGAAAAGGACGTCGACGCCGTGCTCGAGTGGTTCGAGGCGAACGGTGCCGCGGCCTTCGCCAAGGCAAAGGAGGCGCAGCCCGCATGAACAAGGGACGCGATGTCTATTCCAGCGGCTCGCTCTCTGAGCGGTCCGCCCTGATCCACAAGTCGCTGCGCACGACGCTGGACGGCATCCACCGGCCGGCGGAACTCTTCCCGAAGATCCAGCGGCCGAGCGAGCAGGAACAGGCCGAGGCGATGGTCGAGAAGTGCTGGACCGAGATCCAGCGACGCCGGGGGTCCGCAAACCCTCGGCCTAGCCCCGTCGCCGTCGAGAAGTCCGCGGAGCACGCGGATGCGGCGGGGCTGTCCGTGGTCGAGAAGGCGCTCCAGCAGAGCGGCTTCGACAAGTTGCCGATGACGGATCGAGCGCGCGAGATGCTGGAGAGCGCGCTCTCCAACGGCGCCGTGCCGGTGACGCAGTACACCGGCCGGTTGATGTTCGAGCGCGGCATCCTCGAGGTGCCGCCGGCCGCGTTGCTGGTGGGCACGTTCCAGAAGGAGACGGGCGGCGTCCTTGACCGGCCGACACAGGACAGCCCAGAGAAGCCGGGGCCGCCGACGCTGCGGGTCGGGGACCGGGTGATCCCGCTCCAATGGTTCGACACCGGCCTCCACGGGGCGAAGTTCGATCTGCCCTTCGTGCCGGGGCCGGCGCGGGTGAAGAAGATCTTCATGGGCCTGGCCGTCGTGACGAAGGAAGCATTCCCGCCCGGCCTGGGGCCGATGTCGCTCGACGGCCTCGAGACGGTTCGGGAAGAGCGTCTCTGGGGCATGGAACTCGAGCCGGAGAACGAAGCGGAGAAGAGCAAGGACCACGGGCGGATGCCGATCTCGGCTCGGGACACCACGATGGTTCTCCGACTCGAGCCCTTGGCTTTGCCGACCGGGGAAGTATGATGGACGCCAACCAGAGAGGGAGGTAGCGCATGGGTCTCGCCGGATACGCGCGGGGTGGTCAGGGCGGGCACGTCTCCAAGGGGGAGAAGGCTCGCGAGGGCAGCGTCGAGAAGGCGCGGCACGGCACCACGCCGGGCACGACGCCAGACGAGACGACGCCGGGCTCGTCGCCGGGCACGACGCCCGAGGGCTCGTCGCCGGGCACGACGCCGGGCACGACGCCGATGACGAAGGCGGGGCTCGCAGAGCACGCCCGCGCCGGCAACGTCGAGAAGGCGAAGGGGAAGCCCTTCCCCGGAGCGGCGCCGCCGGCCGGAACGCCGGGCGGCCCCGTGCTCTTCGGCGGGAAGAAGGACGGCACGACGCCGGACTCGACGCCGGACTCGACGCCGGATTCGACGCCCGAGAAGAGCCTCTCGCCGGCGGTGGCGCGGGCCCGCGGCGGCGACATGGTGATCGACAAGGTCGTGGAGCCCGCCAAGCAGCCGAGCGTCCCGAGCCAGGGCATCCCGGGCGCGGGTTCGCAGGGCGTGCCGCCCGCGGAGGCTGACGAGTTGGGTTCCTTCGCGCGCCAGGGCAACGTGGAGATGAAGCCGAAGATCGTCGCGGCGCAGACGGGCCTCGCCACGCACGGGCCGGCGATCCGCTCGTCGCTCGCCCGCATGGGCGGGCAGGTCGGGCTCGCCCCCGGGCAGTTCGGGGCCTGGGCGCACCCGAAGGATCCGACGTCGGCGCCGCTGCGGACCGAGTCCAAGCAGTACGGCACTGGCAACCCGCCGCCGGCCGCGCCGGTCTACTAACCGGAACCGATGAAGCTCGAGTACACCACCATCGAGAGCCGGGGGACCACTCCTCTTACCGATCGCCTCAAGGGGCTCGGGGAGGATGGGTGGGATCTCGTCACGATCCAGGGCGACGTGGCGTATCTCAAGCGGCCGGTGGCGAATGGGCGGCCGGCGGGGATCGCCAAGGCGTGCGGCAACTGCAGCAGCTTCGACGCGCGGCTCGAGAAGGACGCCGACGGACTGCCGATCGGGGTGTGCCGGGAGTGGAAGTTGGCGATGACGGCCACCGGCTCCTGCGAGAAGTTCGTCGTGAAGGCGTTCCAGAACTCCGGCGAGCCGATCGTGCAGCCGGCGACGAACGTCATGCTGGCCGCCAGCCCGGCGCCGACGGTGGTGGGTGACGTCGAGGATCCGCGGCATTGGCAGCCGCGGAGCGAGGCGGGCGAGAAGAAGGTGCAGGCCACCTCGAGCCAGGAGGCGGGCTTGCATGCGCCGTCGCACAAGCACCGGATCACGGTCATCATGAACCGCGACCAGCGCGTGGTGCGAGGCAAGACGGACTTCGTGAATGGACACGCCCACGCCGTTTCCGTCATGGGACTGACGGACGAAGCGGACGGGCACACCCACGTTTTCGAGCCCCTACAGGGGTAACTGAGGAGGAGCGCAGATGGCGAACTTCACCTTCAACGCGAACGCGGGACTCACGACCAGCGATGGCGTGACCCTCGCGCGTACCGTCACCGGCGTTGGCGCGAACGCCAAGGCGCTGCTCGATGACACGTTCGGGGCCGGCGGCCCGGTGTCCATCGACTTCGCGCCGCTTGTCGCCAGCATCGCCAACCCGCTGTGGTTCATGCTCAACGCGGGCGGGGACGGAGCGAAGCTGAAGTTCGACGGCGTGGCGACCTTCACGGCGAAGGCGTACAAGATGCTGCTCGCCGCGATCACGCCGAACACGCCGGGACCGTCGGGCGTGCTGGACCTCGAGGTGGAGACGAACGGCTCCATCGGCCAGCGCATCCAGTTCCTCTGCGTCGGCGACCCGGACTAGGCGGCGCATGCGGACGCCGGAAGCGAGCCGGCTGCGGGCGTTTCTCCTCCGCCCGCTGGCCGGCGAGCCGGAGCCCGGGACCGCGTTGGGGATCGGGTTCCTCAAGAACCTGCAGGGATCGATTCCGTCGGGGCAGCGCCCCGCGCCATCAGACGAGATCCTCTGCCTCGCGCTCCGGGATGCCGAAGAGATCGAGATCTCGCCGATCGGGCACATCGCCAAGGGGGAATGGAAGCCGCAGGGCCTCCACCGCCCCTACCGCCTCGTCTTCCGCTCAGGGATCGACGCGGGGCTGGTCACGACACGCCAGGCGGTCCTGAAGACCACGGTGCTGCACCGCGAGAACCGGCGCTTCCGCGAGAGCATGGATCCCCGGGTGACGGGCGCCGAGCGCGAGGTGCTGGCCTACCAGATCGACCGCGCCTGCGGCTTCGGGCTGGTGCCGCCGACCATCCTGCGGGAGATCGAGGGCGTCGGGACGGGGAGCGTGCAGGCGTGGGTGAACGCACCGACGGCCTGGGAGTGGCTCAACCGCGGCTACGACTACCGGACGGACACGGGGAACCTGTGGCTGCACCGGCTCGCCGCGTTCGACTTCATCACCGGCCAGATCGACCGGCACGCGAACAACTTCATCATGGACGAGGGGCGGCGTGTCTACGCGATCGACAACGGCTACACCTTCCCCCAGGGGGACGACCGCCGCTGGATGCGCTCGAGCGTCGGAAAGCACCTCAAGGGGCAGATGATCCACCCGCAGGTGCGGGCCGAGATCCAGGCGGTCGCGCCCGACACGATCCGGCGGGTGCTCGCGACTGCCGACTTCCAGCACGACGAGGCGGGGGGCGTGACGCAGAGGCTGCTCGAGTTGCAACGGACCCAGGCGTGGAGACGACTCGGCACTCTCTGGTAACCGTCCAGCGGGACGAACCGCCGACCGTGGCGGTGGACTACGACCTCACCCTCATCGATGAGGACGAGGAAGTCCTGCCCGGCGCCAAGGCGGCGCTTGCGCATCTCCAGCAGAACGGCTGGCGGGTGATCATCTGGACGGGCAACCACGACCTCAAGCGGGTGCGGCAGGTGCTGCAGCGCCACGGCGTGCCCTTCGACTACATCAACGAGAACCCCGAGAGCGACGCGCATCAGAAGGTCCGCAAGATTCACTTCCACGCGACGGTCGACGACCGGGCGATCCAGTTCCGCGGGAACTGGCCCGAGGTGGTCGCCGAGTTGGAGCACCGCCGCACCCAATGGGGGGCCGGGGGCTTCCCCGACCACCCCGGGATCCGGCTCATGGGGCTCGACGCCGAGGGGAAGCCCCGGGCGTTCGCGAGTTTCGCGCTCGACGGCGAGCGGGTGGTGGTGCGGACGGGCGCCGAGACGCAGATCGTCCGCGCGATTCTGGAGGATGGTATTGCCGGAGCCGGTAGTGGTATGATGCTGCGGCCTCGGGATGGAGTAGCGTTCCTGCGCGCCTTGGCGGACGTGCAGGGCACCTACTTCTGGTCCGAGATGGCATAAGGAGGCACCCATGCCTGCAGGTGGCGGAGATCCCAAGCAGATCGGCGACGGGCAGACCATCAAGATCCGGCCCGAGTTCAGCCGAGGCGGCTCGGACATCTGGGACGTGCGCGACATCGTCGTGGCGCTCATCGAGGAGCGCCAGGAGTTGTTCGCTGCCATCGCGGCGGCGGCCAACTTCGCGGCGTTCCAGACGGCGGCGGCGGCGCTCACGCCGAAGCTCGAGCTGCTCGACTCTCGGGCGAGCGTCTAGCGCGACGGACGACAACGGAGCGGCCGGACGGCCAGGCGACGTGCCGGGCCGCCCGCCGTCCCGCTGGCGTGGAGGGCAGAACGCATGGCGACGGAACTGGTCAGGCACGCGAATCCGGCCTTCCAATGCCGCACCGGCGCGTCGCCAGCACCGGAGATCGACCTCGAGGTCCGGCATCCCTACGTCCCCTGGCGGTTCCGCAACTTCACCTATCACCGGGACTTCGCGGGGGCGATGACGCTCTCGATCACGAAGCGGTTCAGCGACGTCGAGTCGGTCATCGCGACGGTCACCCTGAATCCGGCGCAGGCGGACGCCTTCTTCGACCTTGCCATCGCGATGGGCAACGACGAGGGCATCCGGGTGGTGTCCGCGGGAGCCGCTCCGGCGGGTGTTGAGAAGCACTCGCTCAGCCTCGTCTGGGAGGAGCGCCGGGACCAGGTCGGGTAGCGCATGGCTGTCCAGAATGCCTTCGTCACCGTGGCGGGGCTTGAGGCGGCGGCAGCCACCGAGACGACGCTCTCCTACGGCCCGGCGCTCCAGACGATCGCGGATCTCCGGGCCGTCCCCGCCTCGGCGCGGGCCGACAAGCAGGGGAGGCTCGTCGAGGACGTGGGCGCCACTTACCGCTTCGACGCGCAGGGCGTTGGGGCAGACGACGGCGACCTGATCCTCGCGCCGGATGACGGAGGACCAGGCCGCTGGTTCAAGGTGAATCCGTCGTCGGTGCCGCTGTCCCACGCCGGATCCCACGAGGATGGCGGCGCTGACGAGATCAACGTGGAGGGGCTGTCCGGCTTGCTCGCCGACGCGCAGAAGATCGAGCCGCAGGATGAGGGCGTGTCCCTGCCGCTGCGGAAGCGGATCAACTTCACTGGGGTCGGCGTCGTGGCAACGGACGATCCCGGCAACGACCGAACCAATATCGACGTGCCCGGGGCGATTGTCGCCGCCAGTTTCGCTACTCAGGAGGATGGCGCAAGCGTCCAGGGAGCGACGACGTTCCTCAACGCCAGGAAGGGTATCATCGCCTCGGCGGGAGGCGCGAACCAGGCGCACCTCGACCTCGACTACGGGGGCGTGGCCGAACTGGCGGACGCCGACGCGGGGGCGGAGGCCCCCGGCGTGTCGGACATGGTGCCGCGGGCGGACCACAAGCACTCGATCCCGACGGCCGCGGCCGGGACGATCCTGCCCGACGATGCGGCGGCGGCGGGATCGGCGGCGACGCTGGCCCGCTCCGATCACAAGCATGCCATCGCGGCGGATGTGCCGGGCGCGATTCTTCCGGACGACACGGCGCTTGAGGGCGTGTCTACCGCGTTCTCTCGGGCGGATCACAAGCACGCCATTGCGGCCGACGTGCCGGTGGACGTGACCAAGGCGGCGAACGCGGAGGGCGCGTCGACTTCGTTCTCCCGGGCGGACCACAAGCACGACGTTTCGACCGCGGCGGCAGGCACGATCGCGGTTGGGGACGCGGCGGCAGAAGGCGCGGCGGCCACCTTGGCGCGGAGCGACCACAAGCACGCGCTCCCGGCGCCGGCTGCACCGGCGGACGTGACGAAGGCTGCGGCCTCCGCTGGAGCGGCAACCACGGTCGCCCGCGCGGACCACAAGCACGACGTAAGCACCGCGGCGGCCATCGAGATCACGGACTCGACAAACGGGGAGGGTTCGGCGACCTCGTTGTCCCGCTCGGACCACTTGCACGCGCACGGGAGTCGTGGGGGCGGGACGCTGCATGCCGTCGCGACCCCGTCGACGGCAGGGTTCATGTCCGCGGCCGACAAGACGACGCTTGATGGCCTGGTGACCGAGAACACTCTCACGACGGTCAACGCCACCGAGGCCACGATCGCGACTATCGCGATCCCGGCGGACACGGCTGTCCTCGTCGAGGCGTACATCGTCGCGAAGGAGGCCGGGGGCGTCCGGGCCGGGTACGTCGCTCGGGCGCTGATCTACCGAACCGGGGCGGGGGCGGCGACCGTGCAGGGGGCCGTCCAGAGCGACTTCTCGCGCGAGTCAAACGGCGCGCTGGACGTGAACATTGACGTGGACGGCGGGAACAACGGCCGTGTCCGGGTGACCGGGCTCGCGGCGACGACGATCAACTGGAAGTCCCAGCACCGCACGGTGCAGGTGGCCTAATGGCGGTCAAGGGCACAAACGACCTCGGCAACGGCAAGCTGGTGGTGGTCGTTGACCACGACCCGGCGTCCGTGGCGACCGACGCGCTGGCGGGGTCGATCATCGTTCGAGAGGGGACGATCCAGACCTTCCTGAAGCTGGACGATGGCTCCACGACGAACGTCACCCGGATCATGGAGGTAGCGACGCACTTGGCGGAGGTGGCCCCCGCGAACGTTACCAAGGCCGCGGCGGCGTCGGGTGCGGCGCTGACTTCGGCGCGAGCGGACCACAAGCACGATGTCTCGACCGCGGCTTCGGGCACGATTGCCGTTGGCGATGCCGCTGCCGAGGGCGCGGCAACTTCCCTGGCACGAAGCGATCACGCCCACGCGCTTCCGGCCCCGGCGGCGCCAGCGAACGTCACGAAGGCCGCGGCTTCGGCTGGTGCCGCGACCACGGTTGCGCGGGCCGACCACAAGCACGATGTCACGACGGCGGTCCCGGTGGACGTGGGATCGGCGAATGCGGAGGGCGTGGCGACCTCGCTCGCGCGGGCCGACCACGTCCACAATCTGCCGTTGTCGGTACTTGCGAGTCTGCTGAACGCCTCGATCACCGAGGCGACGGGCGACATCACGACGACCTCGGCGACCGACGTGGTGGCGACGGGCATGTCGGCCACCCCGGCGGCGGGGACGTACTTGGTGTGGTTCGGCTCTTCGATGCAGTCCTCGAACGGGGCCGCGATCATGCACACTTCAATCTACTCGGGGGGCACGCAGGTCGCGGCATCGCAGCGAACCACGGACGCGCCGGGCACGAACGAGGCGACCTCGTTCATGACGATGGCCTTGGTGACGGTGAACGGGGCGCAAGCGATCGACGGGCGGTGGCGGACATCGGCGGGCACGGCGACGATGCACGAGCGCCAGTTGGCGCTCGTGAGGGTGGCGTAACCGATGGCATCAACATTCAGCCAAGATTTCCCCGGCACGACGAGCCGAGTCGGCAAGCTCCACGAAGAACTGGTGGCCGATCCTGGGATCACCACCGCCATCGAGTCGGTGCAACTGAATCCGTCGGGGTTTGCGGGCACGCGGATCGTTTGGAGCACGGCGCCGAGCAGCGCCGAGAAGACCGCCGCGGCGGCGGTGGTGGCCGTCCACGACCCGACGCCGATGCCGAGGAGTCTCTTCTTGCCGGACGCCAACGGCGTGTCCTGGAAGGTCACGGTGGACACATCGGGCGTGCTGACGACGAAGAAGATGTAGAGGGGAGGAAACGTGCCAAGGCATCTCGCGATCGACGTGAACGTGGTGGCCGGGCTCGTCCGGTTCAACGGGACGCAGACGGCCACCGTGCTGTTCACGAACAAGGACGGCGATCCGGTGAAGTTCAAGCGGAAGCCGCGGGTGTCGCTGACGCTGCTTGACCCGACGTCGTACATCCCGTACCGCGTGTCGGACCAGCGGGACGGGAATGGCGACTACATCGGGTTCACCATCGGGTTTCAGGCGGCGGTGTCGTTGAGCGTTGAGTGGCAGGCGTCTGAGAGGTAAGCATGGCCGTCACGTTCACGAAGACGACGAAGACGCAGGCGAACCCCTTCGACGGGACATCGGAGACGCTGATCGCGGTGGACGGCGTCCTGGTGGACGGCGCACTGGTCCACGAGTCGTACATGTTCCCGAGCGGGACGGCCGACGCGACGATCCAAGCGAAGGTTGAGGCCGACCTGGCGGCGAAGGGGTACGCGGTGACCGATCCGACGACGCCCGATTTGGTGTCGGCGAAGAAGCTGCGGTCGCTCCAGTTCAAACTGCGGGTCACGGCCTACGTCGCCAAGCACTACGACCCGGGGCAGCAGGCATCGCTCCAGTCCCTCTGGACCGAGGGTGTATCGAAGGGGTGGCCGAACCGGGTGGCGCTGGTGCAGAGCGTGATGGACTGGGTGAACGCGGTGCTTGGGCACTTCTACGCGAAGATCGACGAGGCGATCGCGGCGGCGACGATCCCGGACGTGCAGGCGGTCGATCTCGACCTGGCGCAGTTCGACGCGGCTGATCCGTTGGTGTCGGTGAAGACGGTGAAGGCCACGGTGGATTAGCGACGGTGCGGTTGGCAAATATGTGTGCGTGAGGCTTGATAGGAGGCCGGGTGCGCGATAGGGTTCTTGCGGATGGATAAGGCTTGGCCGACGGCGGCGCCTGAAGTGGCTGAGGCGCTCATCTCAAAAGAGGTCGAGCCGGGCCGCCTGGGGGGCCTCCTGCGCGTGCTCACGCTGGGCGGCGGGCAGCAGCCGGACGTCGAGAAGGCGCGGGCGGAACAGGTGGCGCCGGATGTCCGGCATCACTCGCAGCAACTCGACGAGTCGTTCGAGCAACTGGCGGCGGGCGAGTTCGTGGCGCCGCGGTACAACCCGCTCATCTGGGCGCAGGCGCCGACGCAGAATACCCGCCTCTCGCGGTGCATCCGGACGTTCGCGCGGAACACGATGGGGCTCGGGTGGAGCATCGAGCCCATCCACCCGATCTCGACGCAGGCGAGGAGCGTGCCGGCCTCGGCGCCGGCGCCGTCGGGCGAGGCGCAGGCGTCCAACGAAGAAGCTGAGGCGGCAGGATCGCAGAGTCCGGATGGCGTCCAGAAGTGGGATGGCTGGGTGGGGACCGGCACGAATGGCCGCGCGCAACCCACGGTGCCAGGGATGCCCCAGGCGCCGCAGTTGCCGCAGCAGCCGCCGGAGGGGGCGCTGCGGTCGACCACGAAGCGCCTGAGCCTCGAGGAGGAGAAGGCCGCGATCGAGTGGCAGACGGAGTTGCTGCGCGATCTGTTCGAGCGCCCCAATATCCGGCTGCCGCTCACCGAGGTCTTCTACCTGATCAAGGTCGACGAGGAGACCACCGGCAACGGCTACCTGGAGGTCGTCCGGGACAACAGCGGGAAGATCGTCGAGTTGCACCATTGCCCGGCGACGACCATCCGGCGACGGCTGATGAAGTCCGGACTCTCCGATCCGCGCTTCCGGCGTGGCGATGGTTCGACGGCCCGACGGGTGTACGGCTTCATCCAGATCCGGGCCGCGCAGAAGCGGTACTTCAAGGAGTTCGGGGATCTGCGGGTCATGAACTCCTTCACCGGCGTCTGGCACGGGGGCGAGCAGATGCTCATGCCGGGCCAGCGGGCGACCGAGATCCTGCACTTCCGCAACTACGACCCGACCAGCACCTACTACGGGGCGCCGCGCTACGTGCCGGCGGCGTCGGCCATCGCGGGGAATCGCCAGGCGGCGATCCGCAACGTCTCCTTCTTCGAGAACGACGCGGTGCCGCGCATGGCGCTGCTCGTCTCGGGCGGGCGAGTCACCAACGAGTCGATGCAGCAGATCGAGGACTTCATCCGGGGCAAGGGCCGGGGCGTGGAGCAGGCGCACCGGGTCATGGTCATCCAGGTCGAGCCGCACAAGGTCGGGTTCCAGCAGCAGAACAAGGTGATGGTCGAGTTGAAGCCACTCACCGTCGGCGTGACCGAGGACGCCTCGTTCCAGACCTATCGCAAGGCCAACGACGAGGAGGTGCGGGAGATCTTCGGCCTGGCCCCGGTGTTCTTCTCGACGGAGAACGTCAACAAGGCGTCGGCGGCCGTGTCACGCGAGATCACCAACGAGCAGGAGTTCGAACCGGATCGGCTGTCGCGGGAGTACCTCATCAACCAGACCATCGTGTCCGACTTGCTCTGCTGGCACATCTGCCAGCAGACCGAGATCGGCAAGCGGCAGGATCTCGATGAGGAGGGGCGGGATGCGCTCGCCCGCAAGCAGATCCGCGTCCGCTTCCGCTTCGCGCGCCTGACGCTCACCGATCCGCTCGACACGGCCCGGATGGACCAGGTCTACGCTTCGCTCGGCGCCATGACGCCGAACGAGTTGCGCGAGCGGATCAAGCTGCCGCGCTTCCCGCAGGACTACTACTTCGCCGACAAGCCGCTCCCGATTGCGATGGCCGAGATGAGCGGGCGCATCGCGCTGCTCGTGGCCACGCGCGACGAGGAGAAGCCGCCCGCGCCGGAGCAGCCGGCCGAAGGCGGGGGCGGAGAGGGCGGGACGCCGCCGAAGCCGAAGGGCACGCCGGGGATGCCGGGTGTGCCGGGGATGGCGGCGCTGGCCTCCAAGCCGTTTGCCGAAGGAATCTCGGTGGAGGGGCTTGATAGCGGAGAGATGGACGGGTATGTTCCTGCCGACCCGAAGAAGCCGACGGCGGGCGCGCAGGCGCTCAAGCCGGAACAGGGTCGCCTGGGGGTTGCGCCGGTGAAGTTGCCGCCAGCGGAGGGCTTCCGAATCGCCACGGAGATGATGGCACACGCGCAGCGGCTCGCGCAGAAGGGCGCCGACGTGGTGATTCCGAAGGACGAGGAGGGCACCGATGGCTCAAAGTGACCTCGCGATCATCGTGCCCGTCGTGAAGTCTGGCGCGGTCGAGGCGCCGATGGTCTTCGATCCCACCAACCTCCGCTTCGAGTTCGGGGCCGTGGTCGACAAGGCGTGGCAGGATCCGCAGACCGGCAAGATGTTCGTCCGCGCCGTCGCCAGCGACGACCAACTGGACCTGCAGCGGGACCGGATGAGCCAGGTTGCGCTCGACAAGATGGCCGCGATGGCGAAGGCGGGGGTGCCGTTCCTCGAGACGCACCGCTCGGTCTTCGGCTTCGGGAAGACGGTCGACGGGCGGGTCATCCAGACCACGGATGCCAATGGGCGTCCGCTGCGGCAGTTCGTGGCCGAGATCGAGTTGAACGGCGAGTACCCGCAGGCGCGCGACCTGTTCCGCGAGGTGTCGAGCGGGAATTGCAGCAAGCAACTCTCCATCGGCGGGAAGCTGAACCTCAAGAACCGGGACGCGATCACCATCGAGATGACGCAAGGCGGGCTCAGCCGCACGATCAACGACCTGGAACTCGACCACATCGCCTCCACTCGGGAGAAGCAGGCCGCCAATCCCCGGACCTCGTTCGTCGAGGCCATCGCGAAGTCCCTTGACGAGGCGACGAAGGCCGGATGGAATTGGGGCCAAGAGGCCCTTGCCAAGGCACAGGCCGCCGTGGAGAATGCGCCCCGACCTAACATGGACACCCAGCTCGATGACGTCCGCGTGGGAGCCACCTTCCTGGCGAACATCGGCAAGATGGCGCGTCGTATGAGTCCGGCAACGCCCACCGCCGAGGAGACGCCCACCGCCGAGGAGACCCCGGCAGAGAAGGAGACGCCGATGGAGAAGCAGACGGTCGTGACAGCGGTTCCGAGCGCGGGTGCTCCGGCCATCGAGAAGGCGTCGGCCGCGCCGAAGGAGCCCAAGGCGATGCCCGAGCAGAAGAAGTTCGAACCGGAGGCGAAGAAGCACGGGCAGACCGCCGCGAAGAGCGGCGGCGAGAGCCTCCAGGATCTCGCCAACGACGTCGCGGTGCTCCTGGCGAAGAGCCAGTCGACGCTGTCGAAGGACGTCGAGGAGGCGCTGCGCAGCGCGCTCAAGACGCTGCACGACGTGGTCGGCAAGACGCTCACGGGCGCACAGGCCGGCAAGGGCGAAACGGGCGGCGCCGGCGTAACGGACGAGGTGTTCGCGCCGCGCGACCTCTCCGCAGCCAAGGGGGCCGGCTACGCGCCCGACAAGGCGCCGGCGGGCGACTCCACGGACGTCGGCGGATCGGGCGTCACCGACGCGCGCCGCAACATCCAGGTTGGCGGCGAGATCCCGGTGACGGCGGGCACGGCCAAGGAAGCCCTCGCGACCACGAAGGCGGCCGTCGCCGACGCGGACCGGCTGCCCAAGCAGGGCGAGAACGACAAGTTCGGCAAGACGCTCGCCGTTGGTGGCGTCCCCGTCATCACCGCCGAGATGCTCGAGAAGGCGCTCGGGGAGCGGGACGCGGGCATCATCGAGAAGCAGCAGGCGTTCACCGAGCAGGTGGTCGTCGCGGCGGTCGAGAAGGTGCTCCAGCAGCAGGCGGAGCGCGAGGGCGCCATCGAGAAGCAGATCGGCGGGTTCGGGAGCGTGCTGAACGATCTCTCCAGCCGGTTCGCCGACCTCGAGGGTCGCTTCGAGGGTCGGATGCGCCGGGTCGAGAAGGCAGGCGGCGTGAGCCAGAGCGGCCCGCGCGGAGAAGCGGACTCCACGGTTGGAGTCCCCCGGCAGGCGGGAAGCGTGTGGGGCGGCCTGTGGAGCAAGCCCGCGGCAGAGGCCACCGGCAAGTACTAACCGCCGCCTTCGCGGCGGCCTTGAAGGAGCATGCACATGGACGCAGTAGCCACGCGGTCGCACCGGCAGGACATCAACGAGGAGCTGATCGAGAAGACGATCGCCACCTCGGACCTGCTCTCGGGCGGGTTGCTCAACCCGCTGCAGCAGACCCAGTTCGTCACGCTGGTCAAGAAGTTCAGCGTGATGCTGCCCATCAGCCGGTTCATCCGGATGCCCCGGCCGCTGATGGACATCGACAAGTTGTGGATCGGGGAGCCCGTCACCGAGAGCGTGGACGAGGCGACCGACACCGGCAACCTGAGCCGGGCGAAGTTCCAGCGCATCGTGCTCCGGGCGCAGAAGGTGCGCAGCGCCTGGAACATCACGACCGAGGCGCTGCAGGGCAACATCGAGCAGAACGACTTCGAGCAGACCATCATGAACACGATGGTCGAGCGCATCGCCACCGACCTCGAGGATCTGCACATCAACGGCGACACGGCGACGGTCGGCGCCACGGCGCGGGACCGGCTGCTCCGCCGGTTCAACGGCTGGGACCGCCAGACCGACAGCGCGCACATCGTCGACGTGAAGGGTGCGAGCATCCAGAAGGGGATCTTCAGCCAGATGAAGCGGCAGATCCCCAAGCAGTACAAGAACGACCCGGGCCTGCGGTGGCTGGTCGGGGATGCCATCGCGACGGACTGGGCGGACGTGGTCAGCGACCGTGGCACGATCCTCGGCGACGCGGCGCTCCAGGGCGCCGAGATGGCGCCGCTCGGCACGCCGATGATCCGCGTGCCGCTGATCCCGGACGACGCGCCGATCACGATCACGGCGGCGACCCGGGCCGAGTTCCTCGGGGCCGAGTTCGCGCCGTTCGTGATCACCAGCGCGAACGACACCATCAAGCTGAAGGTGGATGCCCTCCCGGCGGCGGGCGTGACCATCGTGCTCACGCACGGCACGCTCAACGCCGTCGAGGTGGCGCGGCAGATCAACGCCGCGCTCAAGGCGGCCATCCCCACGCTCACGGTGGACGTGGCGCGGGACGACCGTGAGGGACGGCTGCTCTTCGAGAGCCCGAGCACGGGCGCGGCGTCGAGCATCACCCTCATGCCGGTCGCGGCGGCCTCCCAGGCCTACACGACCCTCGGGCTCCTGGGCCCCGCGGGCGTGTTCGATCCGTTCCCGGCGGCGGACGTCACCAAGACGGGCGCGGCGTCGGGCACGTCGAACACGGTGTTCGAGGGCTCGTTCATCTGGCTGGCGAACCCGAAGAACTTCATCGCGGGCATCCTCGACGGCACCCGCATCTTCACGGAGTTCAACAAGAACACCGACCAGATCGAGACCATCGTCTACAACCAGATCGACGCCCAGGTCGAGAACGTGGACGCGGTGGTCAAGTGCAAGAACCTCCGGCGCCGGACGCTCATCGTCTAGCGCGATCCCCAGCCCTTCTCCTTCACAAGAGCCCCGTCGATGGTCGACGGGGCTCTTTCTTTTTCGACTGCAGACGGTCTGCAGTCGTTGTCCTTGCCCGGCTCGAGGGATTCTGCCAAGATGGAGCCGTGGCGCGGTTCTTCACTTTCCGCTTCGGCGGAGTGCGGCAGTACCGAGGCCCGTCCTCGGGGCTGGCCTACACGTTCGCCGGGGCCGAAGTGCCAGGCGGGCCGCACGTCACGCGGGTCAACGACGAGCGGGACGCGCAGATCTTCCTGCTCATGGGCACGCCGGAGAGCGGCGTGTACCTCTTCCGGGAATCGGATGCCGACGGGAACCCCATCGGGCCGTTCCCGCCGGTCGACCTGACGCAGCGCCAGTCGATGATCGACCCGAAGAAGTTCCGGTCCGACCAGGTCGGCGTGACCACCTCCGAATGGCGGCGGGCCACGGAGGATCTCTCGGACCCGTGGCTCTTCTACCACACCTCGCGGACGCGGCTCTTCCCGGGCGGGAGGATGTAGCATGCCCGAGGGCTTCGGTTCGAGTTACGCAGGGGCGCTGCAGACGGTCTTCGCCTACGTCACCGTGCCCCAGGCGCGGGCGGCAGGGATCAAGGACGAGGTCGCCGACCCGCTGTTCGGGGTGGACGACGACCGGCTGCGGGGGCTCATCCGGGACATGAGCCACAAGATCAACCGGCTCACCGACCAATGGTTCCTGCCGATCCGCCTGCGGGAGAAGGTGGATGGCTCCCGGAGCAGCGTGGCCCGGATGCCGAACCTGATCCCGATCCTCGAGTTGTTCTCGCTCCGGGCGGAGCGCACGGGCCTCATCTCGCTCACCTATCCCTCGGTTGCGTACCAGGTGAAGCAGCGGTACGTGATGATGGTCACGCGGAACGTCCGCCTGCCGGAGTACCCGCACTTCATCATCCTGGACGGCGCCTTCGGCTGGCTCGCCGACGACTTCGTGGCGCGGCGGACGACGCTGGCGCTCCCGGCGTCATCGATCACCAGCCCGATCTCGGTGGTGGACGCCACGAAGATCCGGGTGGGCGACACGATCCTGATCGGAGCGGAGCCGGAACCGAAGTCGTTCCACGCCATCGTCGAGGCCGTGGACACCTCGGGCGCGCCGCACACGCTCGCCTTCGATCCGGGCCTGGTGCCGCCGGACGCCGACGTCCCGGCCGGGGCGCCGGTGGTGAAGTACGGGCGGGTGATCGACGACATCCAGCGGGCGTGCCTGCTCATGGTGCGGGATCGGGTGCAGAAGATCGGGGACATCGACACCGCCGAGTCGCCCTTCGGGATCGGGACGCGGCTCAACTCGGAGTCGGTCGAGGGCTACTCGTACAGCCTCACCCCGATGAAGGCGATCCACAGCCATGCGGGCGGTTCGTGGACGTCGGGGAACGCCGAGGTCGACGACATCCTGCAGCAATACTCGACGCCGGCGATGTACGTGGGATACGCCTAGTGGGCTTCTTCGGCCCCTACACCAAGGGCGCGCCGGTCTACATCAACCGGGTGCTGGTGGGCGTCCGGGTGCTGCGCCTCGACCAGACGCCGCGCGACGTGGACTTCCGCGAGGCGCGGCAGAACCGCATCTATGACCCGCCGGTCATCGTGATCGGCCAGGTGGTCGCCCTCGAGCGCACGTTCCAGCTCGAGCGGACGCGGACGGGGGACGCGTTGCCGAGCACCGTCCACTTCGTCTTCCGGTTCTGGGAACTCGCCAAGATCGCGCCGGGCTTCCTCATCAAGAAGGGGGATCGGATCGTCTCCGTCAACGGCATCCCGGCGGACTGGAACGTCATCAAGGCGGTGAAGGCGTCGGCCTTCGGCGGGAACCGGCAGAAGCACTTCGCTGTGCCGATCCTGCTGCATTGTGATTGCGAGAAGCAGGCGAAGCAGTTGGGCAGCATCTAGCGATGGCCCGCTTCCTGAAGATCGACTTCAAGCCGGCGGCGAAGAAGCAACTGCGGCACCTCATCAAGGCGCTGGAGAAGCCGGAAGCGCTGCTCAACGGGCCGAAGACCCAGGAGACGCTCAAGCACGTAGCCGAGCAGGGACTGGACTTCCTGCTCGCGGGCATCCAGCGGCGGCGGTCGGGATGGTCTGAGTTGAGCGCGATCACCAAGGCGATCAAGGGCAATGACCGGCCACTCGTCGACACCGGCACGTTCATTCGGGCCATGAAAGCCTGGAACGAAGGGAAGGCGTGGTTCGCCGGGCTGCCGGAGGGCGCGACGGGCCCCGGAGGCGAGGACTTGGCGGTCATCGGGGCCGTCCATGAGCATGGAGCGACCATCCCGGTGTCGCCGGAGATGCGGGCGTTCTTCGCGTTCAAGGGCTTCCCGCTTCGTACCGACACGCGCTTCATCGTCGTCCCGCCGCGGCCGTGGTTCGGCCCGGCGGCAGAGGAGACGGAGAAGTACGCAGCGAAGGTGCTGCCGGCGCTGGGGGACATCCTGGCGCGGGAGTTGAAGTAGTGCCTGCCCGCACCGATCCCTTCACCACCGGCCGCAATCTCATCTTCGAGGCGCCGATGCTGCCGGCCACCGTCGAGCGCGCCTTCGTGCATCCTCAGTTCGGCCTGACGCTCCGGAGATTGAACCAGGCGGAGACGTCCTTCTCCTCCGCGGGGAAGTACCGGGAGACGGTCGTGGAGCTGCCGAACTGGTCGCTCGAGGGCTTGGCCGAGTTGTTCAGCTTCGACGTGCTTGAGGCCATCGAGCCCTTCATCGAGGGGCAGGATCCGCTGGATCGGGCCAGGATCGGCTACCAGCTCTCCAACGACGGGGGCACGACGTGGCTGCTCTGGGATGATGGTTCGAGCGCCTGGGTGCCGGCGGTGGGCGTTCTCGATGGCGTCTACAACGACCTGGACACCGTGGATAAGCACATCCCCGCCTTCCCCACGCTGACGCTGCCTCGGCAGATCCGGATCCGGGTGCGGCTCACGCCGGGGGCGAGCGGCCGGCAGCGGCCTCTCCTGCGGACTACGGGCATCTGCTACGAGAGCCGGCTCAACCTCTACGAGGACGTGACGCGCTCGCTCAAGCGGTACGTGGATGGAGCCATCCGGCTCCCGAAGGTCTTCATCGCCGAACTCACGGGCGGGACCAGCGTCACCATCCCGACCAGCAGCAGCGATCCGTCGGTGCAGCCGAGCGAGTTGGGCTACGACGTGACGGTGGCGGAGCCGATCACGGTCTACAACCTCACCACCGATCCGAATCGGAACCAGAACCTCTTCGGCAGCCTCGGCGGGGTGGGGAATCGGACGATCACCTTCCTGGGCGCCCAGACGGGGAAGGTCGAGATCAACTTCGTCGGGATCCCCGAAGTCTTCATCGGGGCCGAAGAGTTCTTCCAGCTCTCGAAGATTCCCTCGGTCGTCATCACGTTCGACAGGCTCGAGCAGTATGGGCTGATCCGCACGGAGCAGCAGGCGGTCGAGAAGTCGATCGCGCGCCGGGTGGCCCGGATCCGGCCCCCGCGGGTGCCCTACCTGCTGTTCTGCTCGGTCCGAGTGCAATCCTCGCTCAAGCACGAGGCGCTGCTGATGAAGGACGCCCTTTCGCGCATCCTCGACAAGGGAGACGTCTTCACCTCGGTGGCGATCGGGGATCACTACTGCGTGATGTCGCAGACGGCCCAGGTGGCGGAGGACCAGGTCGCCAAGGGGCTCTTCGTCGGCAACGTCACCCTGAAGATCCTGGGCAAGGTCTGGCTCAAGGCCGCCACCGAGGTGCCGCTGGTCGAGAAGGTCGTCATGCAGGTGGGGGCGGAGTTCACCTGCAACTTGAATCTTCCCCCACACCTGCGAAATGTGTATCGTGAGCAGATGGACGTGGAGGCCGCGCCCGGCTAGGGCGCCCCCAGGAGGTCAGCATGGGTTCGAGTCGCACGCTTATGAACGTCAGCCAGGGCATGCGGGCGATGAACCTCGACACGATGGCCGGGGGGAAGCGCGAGAGCCTGCTCCTTTCGCCCCGCGAACAGCGGGAGGTGACGGAGGAGCAGTTCAAGAGCCGGGAAGTGCAGAAGCTCCTGGACGCCAGGTTGCTGGTGGATGTCACGGCGGCAGGTGAGCGCCGCAAGAAGCGCGAGCAGGAGCTGGGCCGCTAGCCCAGCGCGCAGGAGGCTCACATGGCACTCGCTGGGATCGAGACTCTCCATCCTGACGTTTTCGTCATCGAGGAGCGGGGTATCCCCCGCGTCATCGGTGTCGGCGTCAACACGGGCGGCTTCGTCGGCGTGGCGGAGAAGGGCTCCACCGACCGCGCCGATCTCATCACCAACCTCACCCAGTTCTCCGAGCGGCTCGGTAAGTTCTTCAACGGTTCCTACCTCGAGCCGTCGGTGCGCGCGTTCTTCGACCAGGGCGGGACGCGCTGCTTCGTCGTGCGCGTGGTCGGCCTTGGCGCGCTGGTGGCATCGGGCACGCTCGTCAACCACGAGGGCAGCCCGGCCCTCGACGTCGACGCCATCTCTCCTGGGGCGTGGGGGAATAACATCACCCTCACGACCGAAGTCTGGCGCACGACGCTCTCGGCGGCATCGGTCACCACCGGCTCGGTCCTGATCCCGGTCTTCTCGCTCCGCAACATCAAGCGGGGCGACCTCATCACGATCACCGATCCGGCGTCCGCCACGACGATCCAGGCATTCGTCTACAACATCCTGGTGGCGACGCGGGAACTGGTGGTTCGGCCGCTCCAGGGACTCGGCGCCTTCGTCTTCCCGATCGGCAGCCTCGTCCAGAGCGCCTCGGACCACCGCCTGAACACGGTCCTGGCGGCGCCGCTCACGGACGGCGAGGACAAGGCGACGCTCCGGACGGCGGTCAATCTGTCCATCGGGGCGCGCCTCTACTTCGACGACGGCAACAACTTCGGCAGCGCGGTCGTCACGGGCATCGACGGCAGCATCGTGCGGTTCGCGCCGATCCTCATCTCGGGCGCGGCGACGCTGGCTGCGACCACCACGATCGCGGTGTCGCAGGAGTTCGTCCTGCGGGTGTTCGAGAAGGGCAAGCTCAGGGATGGGCCGTTCGAGGGGCTCTCGATGGAGCCCACGAACGAGCGCGACTACTTCGGCACGCGACTCCGTGGCGAGGCGAACGAGGCGAAGATCGTATCGGTCATCGACCTCTTTCCGGCGGTGGCAGATCTCACCCGGGCGCTGCCGGCGCCGGTGGTCAGCGCACCGCTCGCCGGGGGCACCGAGGGAGCGCCGGTCACGGATGCAGACTTCATCGGCTCCGACGTGGCGCCGCTCACCGGGATGAACCTGCTCGGTACGCAGCCCGAGCTGAACTTCTTCTCCATCCCCGGGATCACGACGGTCGAGGTGGAGCGGGCGGCGGCCGACTTCGCGGATCGCAGCGGGCGGCTCATCGCGGTGCTCGACGCTCCGCTGGCTGACGACGAGCCCCAGGAGATCCTCGACTTCCGCAACATCGAGGCCAACTTCGACACGTCCTACGCGGCGCTCTACTACCCGTGGGTGATCACCCGCGATCCGAACGTGGGCGTGAGCGGCGGCGGGCGGTTCATCATGCCGCCGTCGGGCCACGTCCAGGGCAAGTACGCCGAGGTGGGCGTGCAGCGGGGCATCCACGTCGCGCCGGCGAACATCGTCCTGCGCGGCGTGCTGGATCTCACTCACAACACGACCGACGGCGAGTGGGATCTCCTGAACCCGGCCGGCGTCAACGTCATCCGGTCGTTCCCCGGTGAGGGCATCCGGATCATGGGTGCCCGCACGCTCACGTCCTTCAAGGACGGGCGGCACTACGTCCCCGTGCGCCGCATGCTGAACTTCGTCAAGGAGTCGCTGCGGCGAGGCCTCCGGTTCGCGCTCTTCGAGCCGAACGAGCCGAACACCTGGGCCAACGTCCGGGACACGGTGCAGGAATTCCTGCGGAGCCTCTTCGACCGGGGCCAGCTCTTCTCGCCGGACGGCACGTTCGAGCGGGCGGCCTTCGTCAAGTGCGACGAGGAGACGAACCCCACCAGCGAGATCCGCGAGGGGCGGCTGAACGTGGAGGTGGGGGTGAATCCGCTGCTGCCGGCCGAGTTCATCGTCGTGCGGCTTGGCCTGTTTGACGGCGGCTCGACCATCGAGGAGGAAGTCGCGAGGCGGTAGGCGTTCGATCCCTGAGCGCCGAGAGGTGAACCCGGCGTGGCACAAGCAGAAGTCATCCAGCTAAAGACCAGCCGCAGTCCGCTCGGGGAGCGGCACATCTTCGCGGTGCGCGGCAAGTACCGGGGCAATGCCCCATTTTTGGCGGCTAAACGCGAATTCTTTGGTGCGTTTTCGAAGGTGACGGGAATCCGCGAAGAAATCGAAACGGTGTCTTGGCGGGATGGAACAGATCCCCTGCAGGTGCGCAAGGGGATTGGGACGCTCGCGGGTGGGGTTGTCACATTCGAGAAGGGGATCGTCTCGACCCCTCTTGACTTCATTAACTGGTTCCTGGCGATGCGGGATCTGGCGAGAGCACAAGTTAGTCGAACGACTCCGGCTGATCCCGGCCCACAAAACCCCAGTCGATCTGCGCTTCCGCCGGAAGACGCCATCCATAGAATCTTGATCGACGGTATGGACAATTCAAATAACGGACCCCTGGTAGATTTCCATTTGCCTGTTGGGGATAATTTCGGGGTGTTCGCTGATCTCACCATCCTGGTTGGCTCGCGCGAGTACCACCCGGATGATGCGGCACAGGATGCCGCGATCGGCGGGTCGATCGCGGCATCCATGTTGGCAGGCAACATCTTCGGTGTGGCGGGTGGGGTGGCAGCGGCAGCGGCAGCGCGAGCCCAGAGATCCCAGCGGGCGACGGTGATTCGGGCGATCCATCTGACGAAGTGCTGGCCGGTGGCCTACCAGATCGCCGATCTCGATGCGTCGTCGGCGGAGATCGCCATCGAATCGCTGAGCGTGGCCTTCGACAGCATGGATGTGCAGGTGGATTCGACGAAGGCGCCATGGATCTCGTGACGTATAATGTTGCGGGGGCCAGGCCCCCAGAGAGGTGACCGATGGCGGAGACGCGCGTCCACGACCCGGCGACCAACTTCCGGTTCCACATCCGAGTCACGGGCCGGGACATCTCGGCCGGCTTCTCCAAGGTGACCGGCCTGCGGGACGAGAGCGAGTCCATCGAGTACCGGGAGGGGACCGACCCGCCCGTGAAGCGGCAGATCCCCGGGCTGCGGACGTTCCCGGCGGTGACGTTCGAGCGCGGCCTGATGGTGGACGCGACGCGGCTCTCCGAGTGGCGGGAGGACGCCATCGCGTGCCGGCCGGGCTTCCGGTCGATCGCCACGGTCACGGTCCACAACTGCGACGGAGTGGCGGCGCGTGAGGTGGTCTTCGAGCAGGCGTGGCCGAACGGGCTGCAGCTTGCCGATCTTGAGGGCGGGGCGTCCGAGGTGAACATCGAGACGCTGGAACTCAAGCACGAGGGCCGTCCGTTCACGTCGATCTTCCAGCGGGGCGGGGTGGCGCTGCCGAACCGGGCGCCGGTGGCCGGCTAGTCCAGCGAACAGGCCGGCGGCCTGAGCGGTCGCCGTGCCGTGAGAAACGTGTAGCACGCGGCCTGTGGCCGAGGAGTGATCCATGCCCGAGGAAACGCTCGCCAAGACGTCCACGGAGTCTGCCCAGTCGCCCACGGCGCCGTCGGTGGTGTCGGCCCCGGAAGGGGTAACCGAACCTGGCGGCATCGTCGTCTCGCTGCCGTGCGGCGTGGTGAAGGACGGCAGGATCTATCGGGACGCCGAGATCGTCACGATGGGCGGCCACACGCGCATGTCCATCGCGCGCAAGGGGGTGCGTGAGGACTTCCAGAAGGTGTCCGACATCGTCCTGCGGCAATGCCTTCGGCGCGTCGGGCCGTTCCGGATGGAGAGCGCGAAGGCGATCAATCGGATGACGCTGGGGGATCGCGACTTTGCGCTCATGGAGATCCGGCGGGCGTCGATGGGTGATGAGTTGCGCGCGATCCCGACGTGCGTGGGCTGCAAGAAGAAGATCCAGGTGACCTTCAAGTTCGACGAGATCGAGGTCATCCGGCTCGAGCAGGACGACTTCGAGATCCACGATGACCAGCTCTGCTTCCGGATCGAGAGCCGCGATCCGGTCATCAGCGCGCTCTGCCGATTCCCGATCGGGGAGGACCAGCCACTCGTGATGCCGTTCGTTGAGCAGAATCCAGTTGAGGCGCAGTACCGGCTGCAGGCGGCTTGCCTGATCGAGCACAACGGGCAGAAGGGCCCTTTCGACCATCACTTCTTCGAGCGGCTGCCGACGCGTGAGCTGGATGAGTTCGCGCGGCTGTTCGTGGCGCACAAGCCGGGGCCGGTATTCGAGCAGAAGGTGACCTGCCCGACGCCGGGCTGTGGGGCCGACATCGAGTTCACCTTCGAGTCCTCGGATTTTTTGTTTCCGCAGCCGAGGGCGAAGAAGATCTGAAGAAGCAGATCTGGTACATCATCATGACCACCGAAGGAGGCATCGGCTACGAGACGCTCATGGGGATGAGCGACGTGGAACGGCTCTGGTGGGTGCAACGGTGCATCGAGCACAACGAGGCGTTTGAAGAGCGGATGAAGAACCCGCGCAAGTAGCACATGGCCCAATACCTCGCCCTCAAATTCGCCGCCGAGACCAAGGACGCCGTGCGGAACGTGGGCGTGTTCACCAAGTCGCTTGGGCGGCTGATGCTGGGCGCGGGCAAGATGGCGCTGGGGACCAGGGGGCTTAACACGGCCTTCCTCGGACTCGGGAGCACGCTGGTCGGGACCGCGACAACGTTGGGGCTTATGGGCGGCGCGGTCGAGACGGCAGCACTCAGATCGCGGCTTGCCCTTGATCGGATTGGGGTCTCCGCGATGGGCCTGGCGAAGAACTTCCAGGATGCCGGGCGATCGGCGACGGGCCTCCTGCCGGTGGCGGCCAAGTTCGCCCGCTTCGGGGTGGCGGGGGATCAGCTCAAGGCGGTGACCGACGTCGCCTTTGAGATGGGATTCGTCCTCGAGATCGGCTCGCAGAAGGCGGGCGAGGCGCTGGCCGATATTGCGGGAACGATGGGGTTGCAGACGGAGCCGGAGGTGCGTCGGTTGGCATCGAGCCTGACCATGCTCGAGCGCAACTTCACGGGATCTTTCGACAGCAATGTGCAACTGCTCAAGACGCTCGGCTCGACGGCGGCCCACCTCCAGATGAACGAATCCGCGCTGCTCGGGGCGAACACCGCGATGCAGAACTTCGGCGTCTCTGCTGGTGCGGCGCATAGCGCGGTGGGCGAGTTGCTGAATCTTACGAGCCTTGCTCCGGGATACACGGATGCGCTGGCGGGCAGCTTGGGGGCGACGAGCGAGCAGATTGATCGGTTCGCCAAACTCAAGGACAGCAACGAACGGTTCCGGGATCTGTTCCGGATCATGAAGAACACCGCGCCAGAGAAGCTGCGCTTCATGCTTGAAGACCTTTTCCATATCGAGACGGCCGACGCGTTCGCCATTGCTCGAATGGTGCATGAAACAGATCGCATGAATGAGGTCTTCGGAATCGCGGCGGTGAGCGGAGATGAACTGGCGGATGAGATGGAGAGGAGCGGGAAGACGCTCGGCGGGGCGCTGCGACTTCTGTGGGAGAATACGCGAGCACTGGCGGGATCCACGGGAGGCGAACTCGTGCCGGCGCTCACCGCCCTCGTCGGCGTCCTTTCGGATGTTGTCAAGTTGATCGGTTCGCTGTCGCCGGAAACGCGCGGCGTCGGGGCGACGGTCATCGGACTCACCGGCGCCTACATCGGGCTTCTCGGGGTGCTCAAAACGGGGATCGGACTTTTGCGTTTTGTGGGCCTCCTGCCGGCGCTCGGGGGTGCCGCTGCGGCTGCGGGTGGACTGGCAACCTCTGGGGCAGCCGCCGCGTCAACCGTCGGCGAACTGATGGCTGCCGGCATCATCGCCACCCCTGTGATTGCGGAAGTCGGCGTTGCTGCTGGGGCGGCGAGTGTCGGCATCGGGGGCATGGGAGTGGCCGCCACCACGGCCGCGCCGGCGGTCGCTGGCTTTGGAGCCACAATCGGCGGGGCCGTGGCGGTAATCCTGCCGTTCATCGCCGTCGCCGCGCTCGCGGCGGGCGCGGTGTATTACATCATGGACGCAATGGGAGCCTTGGGGGATGCGTCCGAGGACTCGATCGGGACGTGGAACCGCTTCACGGACGTCGTGTCGAAAGGATTCGGGTTCTGGATTGAGAAGGCCGTGGATCTCAAGAGATCCCTCTTCGGGTCGTCGTTCCTCCACTTGAAGGAGGGCGTGGCCGATGTCATGCCTGGAATGAACCAGTTGGGGCAGTCTTTCGAGGCGATCGGGCAGACGCCAGGCCGGGTGGGCATCGAAGCGGCGCGTCCGGCGGGCGTCGACGGGCGCATCCCCGATCCTCTGAACGTGATCACGGCGACCGAGCGGATGCTCGGGGCGATCTCGCCGATGCTGCTGGGAAAGCAGGCATTCGGCGGCCCGGCGGGCAGCGGGCCGGGCCGGGAGATGGGATCTCCATCTCCCGCGCTTGGGGCGGCTGGGGCGGGAGAAGGACCGGCCGGGGGATCGGTGCGAGTCGTTGTGCCGGTCACCGTTGAAATTGACGGCCACGTCCTGGCGCGGTCCATCGCCGAGTACGATCTCGATCTTGGGCGGGAGCGGTACATGGGAGCGCCGATCGAGACGATGCGGGCGACGGGAGGTTAAGCCATGCCGAACTGGTCCATCGGGCCGATCGTTGGGAAGTACCAGCCGGAAAACTTCGATGAGAAGCAATCATCGGAGTGGAAGGCCGTCCCGCTTTTCGCCGTTGTTACACCGCTACTTTTCCAGCGTTGGAATCCCCGCGAGGTCACCCTCTCCTTCGTCGTGAACGCGATGGGCGTGCCGCAGTCGGAACGCTTCGGCCAAGAGGACGTCCCCGTCAAAAATGCTATCGATCAGTCGGATCCCGAAGTGGTCTGGGCGATGATCTGCGCCATGATGCGCCCGGATACCACGCTTCCAGGACGTGCTCTGTATCCGCCCCCGATTCTCGGTGGCGAGCGAGCGAAGTTCGACTACCCCCGCGTGGTCATTCCCGGCTGGAACGTCGGCAATAACACGCCGAGCCAGGCGATCATCGAAAGCGCGTCGATCAAGCGGACGCATATCGCAGGCAACCCATCGCGGGCGGTGCGGGCCATCATCACCGTCACGTTGCGAGAATATCGTACGACAACCGATCCAGAACGTGCGGAGCTGAGCGGCTCTCTTTCGACGCAACAAAAGCGAGCGTTGGCGCAAGGGCGGCTCGTTCCGCTCCCGGCACGTTAGAGGAAAGCGCATGCCTGTTTTCAAAGGAAGCCGCTACGCAGGGGTCCGGTTCACCGGCATCCTCGGGAAGGATGGGAAGGTCCGGCGCTTCCTGCACCCGCGGGAGCCGCTGCGGCTGGAGGAATTGCCTGGTCCAACGATCGTTCACGCTCTTCAGGCCGGCGACCAGCTCGACGCGTTGGCGCACCGGGTGGCCGGCAAGTCGCGGCTCTGGTGGGTGCTCGGCGACGTGAACAACGTCCTGTTTCCGCTCGACCTCCCCGGAGGCACTGAACTGGTCGTGCCGGTTCGGGAACTACGCGAACGATCTGAATTCGGAGGAACGTAGTGGGTCGCGGCGCGCCATGCCATCCGCTCGGAGGATCGGGGATCGGGTCGCCGATCATCTCGCTTGAACCATCGGGCCGACTGTGCGGTGTCGGCGTCACCGGCAGTCTTAACTTCACCGGGCGCGTCACGCCGCCGCCGGGCGCGTTCGCGGATAACGGGCCAGTCCGGACGGCGCCGGACTTCAACATTCTCGGTCTTCGGCCGAGCGACGGGATCGTTGTTGCGCTCACCATCGAGGAGACGTCGGGCTTCGATCTGTCCGTCTGCAGGGTGCGGTTGGCGAATGTGAACCAGCAACTCAGTTCGTCGCTTCTCAGCCGGGAGCAGACGGCGTTCCGCGCCCTGATCGGGTGGAACAACCCCGGACTGGAATCACACGGCACCTTCATCGTGCAGCGGCCAAAATTTCGCTTCTCGGCGCGCGGGCGCGTCGAAGTCGAGATTGTGGCCTACGGCGAGCAGGTGAAGCTGGCGGCGGGGGAGCGGCGCCAGGTCTACCGCAAGGTGCGGGACTCCGATATCGCCCGGCAGATCGCGGCGCGCCACGGCTTTGAAGCGGACGTTGATCGGACCGATCTGGTTCACGACCAAGTGATTCAGGCCAACGAGAGCGACCACCATTTCCTCGCTCGACGGGCGCTGCTCCACGGCTTCCTCACGATGGTCGAGGACGGCGTGCTCAAGTTCCATCGGCCGCGGCCGTGCGACAGCGGCATCCGCCTCACCGTCTTTGATCCAACGGCCGGGAGGACCAACGCCATCGAGGTCATGGTGCAGTCCCGTACGCTGCTGCGCGGAACGCGCCTGCAGATGAGCCAGATCGATCCCATCACGAAAGAGGAGTTCACCGTCGCCAGCGGCGAGACACCCGATCCGTGGCAGCGGGAGACGGGATTCTCGAACTGGGCGGACATGGTGACAATCCCGGGCGAGGGACGGCCGGATCGGTTCATGACGAACCTCGGGCATGAGCAGCGGCGGCCCGAGTTGCAGCGTCAGGTGGATCGCATGGCTGAGGCATCGCGCTATGTGATCTCGGGGTCGGGTGCGTCCATCGGGCTCGAGACGCTTCGACCCCAGCAGATCATCACGCTGAACAACATCGGGCGGTCGAGCGGGAAGTACGTCGTCACGCGGGTCATGCATGAAATCTCAGGTGAGAATGCCTTCGTGTACCACACGCGCTTCGAAGTGATTCGCGCGGGTACCCTGGATCCGGAGGGACGGGACGAGAACGGGGCGCCGGTGGCGACAGTGCCGGTGAGCGCCGGCGTGGTGGCGGTGTAGCGTGGGCTGCTGTGGCAAGTGGCGGAAGATCCTGAAGCCGTCCTCGGGGGCGACGCCCGTGCCGCCGTCGATTCCACCGCCGCCGGTGCCGCGTGTGGCGCAGCGGATGGCTCCGCCGGCCGCGCCGACGACGGAGGGATCGAGCCACCAACTCCGGGACGTGAGCATGAAGGTCTGCCGGAAGTGCGGGGCGCGCGTGATCGTCGAGCGCCGCTACAGCGAGCGCCTGCGCCGCTACTACTCGGTCGAGAAGTGCGCCGCCTGCGGGGAAGGAGATGGCGCGTGATCGCGACGTTCCTCCTGGCCGTCGTGCTCACCGAGGCCGTCACCGAGATCCTGGTGGCGAGCGTTCTCACCGAGCGCCCCCGCGCCTTTGTTCGGAAGGTGTTTGGTGAGGAATCACTTGTGGGCTACTTCGTGGGCTGCGGATACTGCGTCAGCGTCTGGCTGGGCATCGGGGCCGCCTACGCGCTGCACCTGAGCGGCGCTGTGCCCTCCCTGGGGCTCGCGGAGCCTCTGGTGTGGGGCATGGCCGTCCACCGGGCATCAAACCTCTGGCACGAGGCTGTGGCACGGTTCCTGGGGCGTCTGCCGTTCACCGTGTTCATCCGGGCCTACCATCGCGAGGAGCCGCACGAGCCACCGGCGAAGGGGGGCCAGAATGTCTGAGTCCGGCCCCCAGACTGGCCCCTATGCCCCGAAGCGGTGGTGGGGGCGGTACCGCGGCATCGTGGCCGACAATGATGATCCGCGCCGCCTGGGGCGCGTGAAGGTGCGCCTGCCCGAAGTCCTCGGGCGCGACATGACCACCGACTGGGCGTCCACGGGCCCGTCCTACGGCGGGCTCCCGGAGACGGGCCACTTCCAGGGCCTGCCGGTTGGCACGGCGGTCTTCGTGGAGTTCGAGTCCGGCGACGTGAACCGCCCGCTCGTCACCGGGACATGGTGGGCGCATCCCAAGAATGCCTCGCCCGAGCCGCCGGCGCTCACCCGATCCGAGGGGCGGACGTGCTACAAGGATGATCCGAGCGTCGGCGCGCCGAAGGGCGAGGACGGCTTCGTGGACGCGGCCGGCGCGAGCCAGTGTCAGCCGGCTTCGCCGCTGCTCGTTCACGGCGGTCCGCAGTACCCGCACAACCAGGTGCTCAAGACCAAGAACAACGGCATCACCGTCGAGGTGGACGACACGCCGGGACGGCCGCGTGTGCAGATCTACCTCGGGCAGAACATCGGCTCGTGGCTCGAGCTGGATCAGGACGGGCTCTCGGTGCGCGTGAACGGGAAGGCGTACCGCCTCGTCGAGCAGGATGATCGCGTGCATGTTGTCGGGAGCCGGCACGTCGGCGTTGACGGGGACGCCACCGAGCACATCAAGCAGGCGCGCCGTCTCGTCGTGGATGGGGAGGAGCAGCGCTCCATCCAGGGGCAACGGAAGACGTTCGTGACAGGGGAGGAATCGCGGGTCAACCAGGCGAACCTCACCCATACGATCATCGGCGATCTCACGACCATCGTGCTGGGGAACCACAAGACCATCGTGGCCGGCGCCGTGGACTTCAACGCCGCGGCGCAACTCGCCTTGGTGGCGGGCGGCCTCTTCTCCGTGGCCGCATCCTCGATCAGCCTCGGCGGCGGCGGCTCGCCGGCCACACCGCCGAACCCGGAGACGCCGCCTGTGTTGCCTTCGGAGCCGTCGTGCCCGCCGGTGCCCCAGGCGCCGGCGTGTCCGCCGTTGCCAGCGGGGAACTAACCAATGTCCCTGCTGCTGCTACTCGAAGACGAGGATTTCTGGAAGGGACTGCTGCAGGACGCCGAGTTCCGCGCCTGCATGGAACAAGTCGTTGCGTCGTTCTCGGTCGAGATCGACGTGCCGAAGCTCGAGGCGTCGTTCAGCCTCTCGGCTGCCATCAACGTGCGAATCGAGGGACTGCAGGTGCGGCTCGCCGCGATTCTCGCCGAGATTCCCTGCCTCGACATCATCCTCAACTTCCTGGTGGGTCAGACGAATCCCGAGGCCGTCTCGTGGCGGGACACGATCCTCGCCCGCAAGACTCTCCTCGTGACGGAGCAGGCCTCGATTGAGAGCCAGTTGCTGGTGCTGCCGGCCTTCTCGGTATCCACCCAAGAAGTGACCGACAATCTCATCACGACGGGGAAGAACACGACCTTCTTCTCGGGTATCTTGGATGGCCTGGCGGGGAGTCCCTGATGGCACTTGGACTGCGACGACAGGTGGCGCTGATCGGCATGCCGACGACGCACGGCGCGCTCATCGCCGGGCCGGGCAGCCCCACCGTGTCCGGGCCTGGCGGGCGCGGCCTGGCGCTGGTCGGGCCGACGCTCATCGCGCCGCATGTGCTCCCGGGCCCGCAGTTTCACGCCCCGAATCCGGTGCAGGCCGGGTCGGGGACGCAAGTCGTCAAGGTGGATGGGCTTTCGGTGGCCTTCGTCGGGGACTCCTTCAACTGAGGAGCCACCATCATCGACGACGGGTCGTCGAGCATTCTTATGGAGTAAACCGTGGCCGGACTCACCGACTTCCTGACTTCTCTGAGCGAAGCCGCGCGGGACGACGTCCTGCGCGTCGCGCACGATCTCCAAGACAGCACGGCGCCGGAACGCCTGGCGAGTCTCCAGCGGTTCCTGATCTCGCTTACACACGAGATCGACGGGATCAACGCGCGGCGGGAGGCGATCGGGCACAAGGTCAACAACATCGAGGTCGCGCTCACGCAGATCGAGACGTGGCTCGGCGCGCACCCCGAGGACATCGAGATGCATCTCCTCAGCGGCATGCTCACCACCTGGCGGGGCGCGCTCAAGGCCGAGATGGATGATTTGCGGCCCACGGGGAAGTTGGAGAAGAAGTACGACGCCGAGCGTAAGATGGAGACGCTGCAGGTGCTGCAGGAGACGGCGTGCCTCCTGAACGAGCGCTTGCTGGCGATCAGCCACCGACTGCAGACGGTCTGCAGTCCGAAGCCAGAAGAGAGAGTGCGGCGCTAGATGGCGATTCGGGTCGACATCCTCGGCAAGGGTTGGGCGTTCCCCTTCCGCTTCACGTCGCGTGGGCGAATCCAGCGGCAGGTAGGTGTGGCGCCGGCCGAGTCCGCCGAACTGATCAACATGTCGATCCGCCAGATCCTCGGAACGCGGCTCGGCAGCCGGGTGATCGACCGCGGATTCGGCTCGGATCTGCGCGGGCTGGTTTTCAGCCCCATTGACAACCTCACCGCGACGGCGCTGCAGATGGAGATCACCGAGTCCTTGCGAAACGGGGAGCGACGTATCCAGGTGCTCTCGGTCACGGTCAGTCTCGATCGGGCCAAGGACGGGGTGCTCGACTCACAGATCTTCTACCGGATCATCTCCACGCAGCAGATCGGAAACCTCGTCTACCCGTTCTACATCACGCCCGACATGCGCGTGCGTGGACAGATCACGGTGGGGTAAGCGATGGCCACTCCTGTCACGACGTTCACGCGGCTCTCTCAGAGAATTCCGCCCATCGACTACACGTCGCGGGACTTCGAGGCGATCTCCCAGGACATGGTGCGAGCGATCCCGTTTTTCTCGCCGGAGTGGACGGATCACAACCTCTCCGACTTCGGGATCGTGCTGCAGCGGCTCACCGCCTACGTGGCGGACGTGCTGCACTTCTACCTCGACCGGATGGCGAACGAGGCGTTCCTCGCGACGGCCATCACGCGACGGAGCGTGGCGAACCACCTTCGGCTCATCGCCTTCGAGTTGCGCAGCGCCGTGCCGGCGTCGGTGGATGTCGAGTTCTCGCTGCAGGAGGCGCTGGCCGGGGATCTCCTGATTCCGGCGGGCACCTCGTTGCAGACGACCGCCGACGCGACCGAGGAGCCGATCTTCTTCGAGACAACGCAGGACGTGGTAATCGTGGCGGGCGACTTGTTCGCGACCGCGCCGGCCGTGGAGGGGCAGACGGAGAGCGAAGAGGTGGGGCTCAGCGAGGGCATCGAGCGGCAGCGGTTCGATTTGCGCGCCCTGCGGATCATCGACGGGACGCGCCAGCTCTTCATCGACGAGGGCATCGGCGAGGAACTCTGGATTGACGTCCAGACGTTCGTCGGGAGCGGGCCGGACGACAAGCACTTCACGTCGCAACTCGAGGAGGAGACGGGGATCACCACGGTGTTCTTCGGGGACAACAACCAGGGGAAGATCCCCGACACCGGCGCGACGATCCGGGCGCAGTTCCGCGTCGGGGGCGGGCTGCGGGGCAACGTCGCACCGGGCACCATCACGACCGTCAACGCGACGATCACGTTCAACGGCGATCCCGTCACCCTGGCGGTCACGAACCCGAAGCAGGCCAGCGGCGGCGAGGACGAGATGTCCATCGACGAGGGCAAGCGCCTCGGGCCGCAGTCCTTCCAGGCGCTCAACCGGGCGGTGACGCCGGCCGACTGGAAGGCGCTCGCCGAGAGCTTCCCGGGTGTGGACAAGGCCACCATCGAAGTCGGCGGCACGTCGGTGCAGCGCGGGGTGCCGTGCTGCTGCACGATCAGCCTCACCATCTCCCCGAGTGGTGGGGGCTCGCCGTCAAGCCAGCTCCAGGCGGATCTCCTCGCCTTCTTCGACGGACGCAAGATGGCCGGGACGTGCCTCGTGATCGTCGAGCCGGAGTACGTGAAGGTCGACATCGAGGGCACGGTCACGATCGCCAACAACTTCGGCACCGAGAGCGTGGCCGATCAGACGCTCGGGCAGATCGACCAGTTCCTCGGCCTCGACAGCGACTTCATCGGCTTCGGCACGTCGATCTTCCTCTCGGATCTGTTCGCGCTCGTGGACAACGTGCCGGGCGTCGATCACGTCGACTTCGTCGAGGTGACGTGCCAGCCGGAACCCCGAAAGGAAGTGGGCCTGGCGGGCTGCGAGTTCAGTCGCGTCCTCGTCGGGACGAAGGCCGAGGGCGAGACGTGGACGGTGATCTTCACGTCGCCGACGACGTTCACTGTCCGGGGAACGGTGAGTGGCCTGCAGGCGAACACCGGCACCGTCGGCGTGGAGTATGTCTCGGATCAGGGCCAGGTGACGTTCACCATCACCTGTGCCAGCGGCGCACCCAAGGCGGGAGATCGGGCGTCCTTCGAGACCTGCAAGAAGTTCGCCAACGTGCCCATGCAACCGAACCAGATCCCGGTGAAGGGGCGCGTGAACCTGACCTTCGTCGGCGGGGGAAAGATCCAGCGCGAGTGCCCGACGTGATCGTGCTGTGCCCGGTGTGCGGGGATCGGGAGGGCTTCGATGATCGCGCCTGCCCGCGGTGCGGCAGTGACCAGCGCCTCCGGGCGGCCGTCGCCAAGGAGCGCGCCGAGGCCAGGTTGCGGCATGTCCATGCGACATGCGCGGCGCTCGCGGGGCTCATGGATCAGATCAGCCTGGCGCCAGAGGAGCGGGAGCGCGTGAGTCAGTACCTGCGGGAGATCCGGGAAATGGCGCAGGCGCGCCACCAGGCGGGAGCCTCGGCGTGAGCGATCCCCGGCTGGCCCAAAACGCGCGCATCCGGCGCGGCCTCGAGGGGCCGCAGCTGATCGTCGAGTGGGATGCCCCGGCCGAAATCTCGGCGGGCATGGTGATCCGGGTGGTGCGGCGCCTCTTCGAGTTCGCCGAGCACCCGGACTCCGGCATCGTGGTGTTCGAAGGGCTGGCGGCAGACGGATTCGTCACCGATCTCAACCTGGATCCCTGCCGCTGCTACTACTACACCATCCTCACCCACGCCTTCTTCCCGAAGGAGGAGTGGCTGTTCGGCCCGAGCACCCAGGTCAGCCTGATCGCGATCCAGACGGGATTCTTCGGGCGGGACGGCGGCCTGCTCCGCCTGCTGCCCGAGATCTACCTCCTGGGGGACAAACTCTCGGACGAGGACGTGCTCGCGCGGGAAGAGGCGGTCTTCGCGCTCCAGCCGATCTTCGATGCGGACGCGCACGAGTGGTTCAACCTCGGGGAGAACACCGATCCCACCAAGGAGCCGAAGAAGAAGGGGCCGCTCGCGCGCTTCCTCAAGTCCATCGCGCTGGAACTCGACCAGGTGAAGGGGCTCATCGACTGCCTGCCCACGCTGTGGGATGTGGACGAGACGTGCTGCGACGTCCTGCCGGCGCTCGGGGCGAACATCGGCCTCGAGGTCAACCGGGAACTGCCGTGCTCGGCGCAGCGCCAGGAGATCAAGGAGCACGTCGCGATCCTGAAGTTGCGGGGGACGAAGACGGCCATCCGGGCGCGGGCGCGCACCGTCTCGGGCTTCCCGGTCGACATTCAGGAGTGGTGCAACAACATCCTCCTCACCAACACCGAGGGACGCACCCTCATCCAGGCGCCGAATCCGGGGCTGGTGTCGAAGTTCCGGCTGCCGGGGGACGACACCGACTACACGCCGGGGCCGGGCATCGGTTTCTTCGACATCTGCATCTTCTTCCGGCTCGAGTGCGACGATTGCCTCTCCGAGGAGGTGGTCAAGAAGCTCAACCGGGTCATGCCGGCCGAGTTGCCGGTCTGCCGGATCGGATCGTTCGCGTTCATCGACTGCACGTTCGTCGAGGACGCCGACCTCGAGCCCGAGGAGACGGGCGTCGAGGACGTCATCGAGGATGCCGTCACCGACGAGTTCTCGTTCCGGACGTGCTGGCTCATCACGAACAGCCTCGACGACACCCAGGATCCGCCGGACGCCGGGCCGTCCCTGACGCGCGGCACCGCCCGCAACCTCACGAACGCGATCACGGCGCTCACCGCGAATCCCAACTCGATCTGCGCCGAACTGTTCTCTGACGAGATCATCTGCAGCAACCGAGTGGGACGGGCCCGTGTCGGCTGCAGCCGGGTGGCGTAGAATGGAGACGGCATGGCGCTGACGATCATCGACAACGAAGTGCCTCCGGTACTCCGACGCGGGCAGCGCGGAGAGTATCGGAGATGCCACGTCTGCGGCGTGTGGAGGTACATCCACAGGTATCGGATGAAGGACATCTCTGTGTGCTTCTGTCCGACCAAGTGCCGCTCGATCTGGATGACGGGGAATCGGGAGATTGCGGAGAAAGTCGGCGCAGGGACGAAGAAGGCCATGGAGAGGTATGAGGTGCGAGAGAAGTGCCGCGCATCCGCTCGCAGGAGGGCTTCGACTCCCGAAGGAAGAATCGAACTGTTGCGGCGCCTTTCGTTGGTTGACCCTCGGGAAGCGGCGATGTTGTCCATTCAGGCAAGGCAGAGTACTGGTTTCTCAGAGAGACACCGTGAGGCAACAAGGCTTGCGATGTGTCGTCCCGATGTGTCAGCACGAATTCGCAGGACGTGGTTCAAGAAAGGGCATGTCCCTTTTCACAAGGGACGGCGCCGACCAGAGATGAGTGGGCCGAACCACCACAACTGGGGTGGTGGGGTGACCCCCGAAAACCAGAGAATTCGTCACAGCCTAGAGTACGGGGCGTGGAGAAAAGCGGTGTTCGAGCGAGATGATTACACCTGCGTCTTGTGCGGGAAGCGTGGGGTAAGATTGCACGCGGATCACATCAAGCCGTTCAGTGAATTCCATGAGTTGAGGTTGGAGTTGTCGAACGGAAGGACGTTGTGTGTTCCGTGTCACGAGAAGACGCCGACTTACGGTGGTGTTCGGAGGAAGTAGTGGCCTTGATACGTTGCATACTTTCGGGCGGGAGCGCGAAGGGCATCCTCGAATGCGCGGGGGCGGTGAATGCCGTCGCCGATCGGGGGCACCAGATTGGCGTGGGAGCGGGCACGTCGGCCGGCGGGGTCATCCTCGGGGCGCTGGCGGCTGGCCGGGCGCCCATCGAGGTGAAGCGCATCGTCCTCGCGCGAGACTTCACCGATTTCATCTCGACGGGCTGGTGGTCGTGGGGACGGCTGGTGACCAAGGGGGCGCTCTCCAACGGCCGCGCCTATCTGGCCTTCCTGCGGGACGTCACCTTCGGAAAGACGTTCCGGGACGCCGTCTTCGACGTGCGGCTCACCGGCGCCGACTACTCCTTCGGCGGCCCGCGGGTCTTCTCGTTCGACACCGATCTGGACATGGAGTTGGCGCTGGCGATGCGGATCACGTCGGCGATTCCGCTGGGGTTCTCGGCGGTTGAGTACCAGGGCCGGTGGTACCAGGACGGCGGGGTGTACGCGCACGTCCCGGTGGAGGCGAGCGCGCAAGCACGCGCGGGTCGCACGGTGATCTTCGCCCTGGCCGAGGCGCCGGGGCAGACGGAGAAGCGGGTGCGCTGGAAGGCCAACGTCGGGCTGACGCGCGAAGTCGAGCGGACGATGGATCTCCTGGTCGACGCCAACGTCGAGGCGCAACTGGCGCGGGCGCCGGCGGACGCGGTGCGAGTGTTCTCGGATGCCCTCGGCTTCCGGACACTCGACTTCGCCTTCACGGCGGTGCAGAAGCAGTCGCTCTACGATCACGGCTACGAGTTGATGGCGAAAGCGCTGGAAGGGGCGGGGCTGTGAGCCTGAATCCGAACTACGACGCCTGGGCCGACGACGAGGTCATGAACCTCCACCAGCTCAACGGCGTCAGCCGATTCTGGTTCGACTTCGTGATGGATGGCCTGGCGATGGTGGACGCCGGGGGACTGCTCCTAAATGTCGGCATCGGTTACGCCTACATCGGGGGGTACGAGGTCTTCAACGCGGCGCCGGACTTCGTGCTCCTGACGGACGGGGCTCTGAACTACGTCTTCTTCGGCTTTGATCGGACGCCCGATCCCGGCTCGGCCGGCGGCGTCGAGTTGATCACCCCGAAGGTGGTGGTGAACACGACGGGCATCCCGCCGGCGGACACGATCCTGCTCGGCACGGTGACCACGGGCGGCGGGATCATCCTCACCATCGCCCAGGATGAGAATCTGTTCCGGCTCCCACGGGTGCAGCTCGACACCAACCTCGACGGGAACCACAAGCAGATCGAGACGCTCGTCATCCACAAGGACGTGGCGCTGCCATCGGTGCTGCCACCGACGGAGGAGGGGCAGCTCTTCTTCCGCACGACGGACAAGAAGCTGTTCAAGTTTGATGGCACGACGTGGGTCGAGTTGGCGGCAGCTGTAGCCCCACCCCCGCCGGGCGCGATCCCGATCGTGAACGCCGAGATCACCCCGCTCCTGACGGGCGAGATAGTGCGGGCGGCGCCGGGGATGCCGGGATCGGTGCTCCGGGCGTCAGCGGCCGTCGAATCCGAGTCCTTCGGAATCGGGGTGGTCGTGGCGCCAATTCCGCCATTCGCGCCTGGGTTTGCGGCTTCTGTCCAGGGCGTCTTGGCTACCATGAAGCTCGAGCCGGGGCTGTTGCTGACGTCGGGGGAGTTGATCTACGAATCGGCCTCTCCCTTCTTCTCGGGTTCTGGCACGAATGTGCCGACGGCGGTGATCGGGGCCGTCAACAAGGTTGTGGCTGTCCTTTGGGATCCCACGGGATATGATGGGTTCGTTGTCCTCACGGTGACCGTGCTGCTTTACATCCAGCAGGGCACCGTGGTGTCGTAGTACCGCAGGAGGTAAGTCATGGCACTCAAGCGTGCGCTGTCCCTCTCGTCCGGCGGTAGTCTCGCGCAGATCGCCGACGCCGACACGATTCGCGTCGGCAGGATCGGGGCGCTGTCCGGGACCGGGCCCGCCTCGGTCGTCCTCGAGGACGCTGCGGGCGACTCCCTCACGCTGACCGGCGCGGTGGCGACGCTGTCTGCTGGTGTCGGGCTCGCCAGCAGCGGCGCTGCGACGATCAGCGGCTTCACGACCGGGTCGTTCAGCACCAAGGTCGTCACCCCGGAGGTCGAGAACAGCGGCAACATCAAGCTGGACGCCAACAGCGGGTCCGCCACGACGATCACCCTCACGAACGACGGCGCGGGCGCGCTCTCGGTGAGCCTGGACGGCGACGTGGTCATCTCTGGGAACCTGGTGGTGCAGGGCGTCCTCTCCAGCCAGTCCACCAACAACGTCAACTTCTCGGACAACCACCTGTACCTGAACGACGGGTACGAGACGGTGTCCGCCCAGACGGGCGGGCTGGTGGTGAACTATCTCCCGACGGCGACGAACGACACGGTGGCGGCGACGGGCTTCACGGCCGGCGTGGCCGCGGTGTCCAACCCGACGGTCAAGACGGCCGGCTCCGGCACGTTCGCGGCCAGCGACTTCATCCAGATCGCGGGGGCGGCCAACGCCGCCAACAACGGGCTGTTCGAGGTGCTCTCGCACGTCGGCACGACCCTGACCATCCGCGGGATCGGGCTCACGGCGACCGTCGAGGACTTCCCGCAGAACCAGTTCACGACGGACACCACGGTCGCGGGCACCATCCGCAAGGTCAACGTGTCCGTCATCCGGTCCGGCACGGACGGGGCGTGGGAGACGGCGTTCGGCTCCGCGACCGGCCTGACCTTCACCGACCTCTCCTCCGGGGCGACCGCGCTCCAGGCGGCCTACGAGGCGGGAGAGACGATCCAGCTCGCGGACTCCCAAGGCGACCTGAAGATCGGCACGGACGACACGGGCACCCGGGCGAACTTCATCCTGGAGAACGAGGCGGGGACGGCCAACTACCTCGCCACCAACTCGGCGAGCACGCGGCTCGACATCGGCGGCGCCAGCATCGGCGTGAACTTCATCGGGACGGGCGCGGTGACGGCGACGGGGAACCCGACCTTCAACTTCGGAACCAGCCAGGCCACGTTCGGCGGCAACGT